CCCATTCACATCAGGGGCTTTAGGTCTCACTGTATGTAGCCGGATTCACCCTTCCTATCCCCCACTCATACAGGATGGTTGATCGTTTTTATACCGCATCTCCATTCTACGGTCAACTGAGCATTTGGCTCAGTTCAAGCCAGCAATAGGATTTGAACCTATATCGTATTAGGCCTTACACTCCTTGGGGGAGCCGCTTTACCAATTAAGCTATACTGACATTTTTTTAGCAGGGCCGGCGGGGTTCGAACCCACAAATGCAGGAATCAAAATCCTGTGTCTTACCGTTTGACTACGGCCCTGTATACAAGAGACATTATTAGTAGACCACGGGATTCGAACCCGTATATCAAAATTCGCAGTTTTGTATCTTATCCATTAGATTAAATCCATTAATTTTTTTTATTGCTGTGTGTCTCTTTATCAACTTTCTAAATATATTATAATAAAAATTTTTATTTTTTTCAAATAAGCACAGAGTGGGATTTGAACCCACGAATAACGGTTTTGCAGACCGTTGCGGTAACCAGGCTGCGCCATCCGTGCAAAAAAGGTATGAAACATATAAATTTCACACCCCTTTTAAATTAATCAGCTGATTTTGCTTCAATATATTTAGGTTTAATTATAACTCGTTTTCGTAACGCATGAGTTGTCTGGAACATGCGGAAACGTGCTTCCCGCCTTGCTTCTTCTCGTTCTTTTTTATCCTCAATATCATTAACAGGATTAAAAGACTCTAGGGCATTAGTGCCTACTGTTTTCCATTTAGACATTAATTTACTCCTTTAGTTAAGAAAACCTTCAAGAATTTTTACAAATTCATTACGGGTGATAGGGGTTGCCGCAGGTCTCTTTTCTTCTTTTGTCTCTTTTGTCTTTTTCTCTGAAGGCTGTTCTAGAATTACTTCTACTAAATCTGCCAACCAAGGGGTTTCCTTCTCATATGTTTTAATATACTCAACAACTTCTTTGTTAAGAGCTTCAATCTTATCCTCAAGTCTTGCTCTTGCAAAAGCCTTTTCTGCTTCAAACTGTTTACGCTTTTCTGCTTCTTTACGACGTTTCTCTTCCGCTTCTGCCTCTGCCTTTTTTCTTTCACTATCAAATTCGGCTTCAATACATTCTTTTTCTGAATCAAAAAACTCATCCAGAATTTCACTATAAAATTTCATTCTTTTTTCCTCTCTTTTTAAAATATTTTATTAACGAAAGGTGGCTAACGGGACTTGAACCCGTAACAAGCGGTACCACAAACCGCTGGACTACCAAATTGTCCTATAACCACAGCTGGAGTGACAGGATTTGAACCTGCGATACCGTGATCCCAAATCACGTGCCTTAACCAAACTAGACTACACCCCAATATACAAGACACATAAATAAGTATTGATCTACCCATTGATCTATTTTGTTTTTCCTGGCAACAAAAATGGGATTTGAACCCATAACATATACTTTAGAGTATAAATTGCTGTATGTGTCTTATTATTAAATTATTAACTTAACATAGCAAAATCTATAAATTTTTTTATATCATCTGCATTATAACAAACTAATTCCATTTCAGGAATGTCTGAATCTTCAAACATTTTAGCAAAAGCAATATATTGAGTAAGACGACTCTTTAGATTTAATCTATCGCCTTCTCCTGTTACTAATTCAACTTTTCCTGTACATTTGTCAACTGTTTCAAAAAACTTTTCAATATCACTAATATGATATAACTTCATTTATTCTCCTTTTATATAATCTCTATAAGCACAATATTCATCAAATGTTCCTTTGAATCCATTATTAACAGCTTTAAGATATTCTTTGTTTAAAACAACTGAAAAATTAGTTTCCTACTAATTAACTTGCATTACCGATTGCTAACTCATATTCTCTTTCCCTTTCTGCCATTGCGACAAGGCGTTTTACATCTGAATGATACCAATGTTTACCACCTCGTCTACCTTTTTCTGCCCCAAAAGCAGGTCTATGCTTTTTAGTTTTCCCGCTACAAAGAGGACAAGAGCAATGAACTTTATTCTTACTATATTGATGCAAATTATTATACCATGAGAAATGGTAAACTTGTTCTGAAATATTTCTTTTTCTAATTGCTTTTGTTACGCTATTGTGTCTTTTTTCTGCCAAAGTTCTACACATAATAAACTCCTTTGAAACTTGATTAACGAAACATTTAACAATTAGCGGTGCGAGAGGGATTCGAACCCCCAGCCCAATTAAGAGCAACGGTTTTGAAACGGTTTTAGAAGTTTTTAATAACCTCCTAAAAAATATAATCTTTAGCAAAATCAATATTTGCTGTTTGTCCAGATTTTGTTGGTAAAACTCTTAAAGTTTTTTCTACAAAACCATCTTTAGGAGCAGGATATAAATAAAAAATACCATCTTTTTCAGTCATAAAAAAATCTATTTCTTTATTTGTATATTTCATTCTTTTGTTTCCTGCTCCTGTTGAATGCTGGCTATATCCATTAAAAACAAATGCACTATGCTCTTCATCCTTCCATCGAGATGTTTTAATTTGTATTTTTAATAGTTTATTATCTACATCTAAAATAAAATCATATCTTGCATTATCAAACAGTGGTTTAGAAACAATAAAACCTGCTTCTATACATTTTAAGAAACATTTTTGCTATGTCATTGCTCCTTGAATTTGTGTATTCATATTATTATTTTTAAAACTAATAATTCCGTTTCAAGACCGCACCTCCTCCCCACTAAGGTACCGCACCATATCAAGGCTTAAAAAGTTTCATTTTCTCTTTTTTCAGAGGTCAATTCCTATTAAGAATAAGAAATAGAAAACTTTCAAATAAAAGAAACTTGTCTATTTTACGACCAAAATTCTCCTAAGAATCATGTTAAATCTTGTAATTTTCAACCCATTAAAAATAAAATTGCCGTATAAGCCTTAGCGCGGATGAGTGGATTCGAACCACCGGACCCAAATGTAGGATCAATACCTTAGCAGGGTACCGCATTAAACCTCTCTGCCACATCCGCAAATAGGTAACCACCCTTCTGGGATTCGAACCCAGGACTGTTGATTTAGAGTCAACTGACTTAGACCGCTTGTCGAAAGGGCGTCACCAAGACAGATTAAAATTTGCTTAAATTAGATTAACAGTCCAATACAAAAATTAAAATAAATTGCTGTTTCTGTCTTTCTTTCATCTTATAAATATATTATATAATAATTTTTTTAAAAAATCAAAAAATTTTTAAATGCGGGCAAGGATTTGCACCTTACATGCCCTAATAGCCTTTATGCTACCAGACGTATCGGATTATACTGGGGCTTACCTTATAAGCGTCTACCTATTCCGCCACCGCATTTTTATTATATTTTATATTTATATTCACTTATAATTTTACCATTTTCATCAATATGCCATGTATGAGCACATTTAAAAGGATAATTTGCCTTATAAAGATTAATCCAAATATTTCCTCTTGGACAAAACCAATTTGCATAATTATATCTTGCATTCATAGCATCATCAAAAGAAGTAAAAAGTTCTTTTATGCTCCCAGAATGTTCGTCATCTTCTGTTTCAATAGCATAAATATCAAAATTTAACATAAAGCAAATCTCCTTTAAAATATATTTTTAAAACGAAATGCATGATATAGGATTTGAACCTATGACCCTTTCGGTGTAAACGAAATGCTCATCCCAGCTGAGCTAATCATGCATATTGGCGGGAATCTCTTTCCCGCCTAATCCGACTTTTGAATTTCACAGGTATCGGGGAGGGACCAGGGATTAAATCCAGCCCACCTTAATACTTAGTTTTCAAACATTCCTCACGAAAACTAAAAAAATGGAGGGTCTTCCATATCGCACGTGCATATTGATATAGAATAAGTGGACCTTATGGGAATCGAACCCATCTGACTACTAGTGTGCAAAACTAGTGACCACCCCTTGCAGTCCCAAAGCCCAGTACTAAGAGGCCTGATTACCCTCTTTATAGCAGTTTGATCCTGCTTGCCAATGACGTTATAGGTCCGCCGCCCGCACATTTATTTGCTAAAACACGGTTTCCAGGGTATCTTCGTATAGTCACATTACCGCAAAGAGATATATACCTTTATCATATTATAGACGCGTTTCTATAATATTCTCCCAAAATTTCTATTGTACATAGAATACTACGAAGTGGATTCGAACCACTGACGACTTCCTTATCAGAGAAGCATTCTAACCTACTGAATTATCGTAGTAAATAAGGGTTAAAAAGAAAGGAAGAAACGCGTTTTTCTTTCATTGAATAACCTTTCTCAATTAACCATCTAATTTTTATGCCTGCCTAGCCTTACACTAGAATATTACATATGTGATAAGTTGTTCTGTTGCATCGCTATTTTGAACTATCCCTGTCTCCTTATCAAAATTAGACACCTGCGCGGCCGCAGGCTTTTTGCGGCGTCCCGCTTAGTCCTGGCGGAGGGAATCGAACCCACTCGGTGCCGAAGCCAGCAGATTTACAGTCTGCCCCGTCTCCTTAGCGGTCTACCCCAGGATAAAAGTGCTCAGAACTAGATTTGAACTAGTAACGCGAGGATCTTCAGTCCTCCGCTCTACCTATTAGAGCTATCTGAGCATAACAAGACATATAATTTGTAAATAATGACTGTTTACGAGACAGTTGTCTTAACCATTTGACTACATAAGCGACAATGCTTGTGACAGGATTCGAACCTGTAAACTTACAAAAGTAAGAAGTTGCTGTATATGTCTTTGTTTTTATGGATTCTTTATTTTATTTGATGTTGGTGCAGTTATTTGCCTAAATCCATATAAGCCAACAATAATTCTGGTGGGATTCGAACCCACATGCCTATGACCGCAGGGTTTGAGCCTACTGCGTATACCAATTCCGCCACAGAATCGTAGTGGCGAAGGGATTCGAACCCTCAATCCTCTAACGGCAACGGATTTTAAGTCCGTCATGAATACCAGTTCCATCACGCCACCATATAAATTTAAACGGTTATAAAGATAAAATTTTATTATTTTTCTATTTTAACAGGGAAAAATAATAAAAGCCTGTCTAACAATTTAATAATGATTACTGCTCACGAGAAGCAATAAACGCATCATATTCATCCTTGAAGCACCAAGCAAATCCATAAGCGTTATGGGTCTTAGTTCTTCCGTTTAAGGCATCGCCTACGCCTGACTTACCTTCCTGGCCAATTGCGGCAAGGGCTTCCTTCTGGGTTGCAAACTCTGCAATAACTGCATAAGTCTCGGGGTCAAGCTGAAGAACACCTGACTTATTCGGACTCTTACGCTTACGAGCAGCTGCCGCCTCATCTTCCTCAATACGAGCAAGCATTGCTCGCAAAGCATCCATAGTCTGCTCACGAATACCTTCATTTACATCTGTAGCATTTTCAAAGTAGAAAATCAAACCTTCAATCTGTTTCTTATCCATATTTACTCCTTTTTACTCTTGTTTTTAATTTCTATAAATATATTATACTAAAAATTTTTTATCTTGTCAACAATTGAATAACTTAATTATATCTATGAATAACACCCCTTCGGGTTGCTGGCAATAACCTTCTCTTATATTCGACCACCAAGGAGACATACCTGAGCGGTTAGGAGCGACCTAAACGCTATATGCCCCATCTGTTCAAGACAGATAAATCTTGTAGAGGACTTTGCATACCTCTAACTTTCAGCTACCTTTCAGAAAATTTACATAATAACTTGTATAAGAAGTTATTCAAATTTTGTTGTCTACGCACTTTTAGCCTACTCGTACCTTGACCCAATCTTATACACGACTTCCGCCGCTTCATGTGCGCTAACCCCTTATGGAAATTCCAAGGTTTGCAAAGTTTTCCACGCTTCACCTAACTTGGATTAGTGCTCTCGTTAAAGAACCCTATATTATGGAGTCGATTGGAACAGTGTCTTTAAGAGCGATTACCCCAGTGCTATTGACTAAACCATTTCTTTAGACCTGGCGTTTTATACGTCACCGCATAAAAACTTTTTTCCTAAGAAAGTATCCTTCCTTATTCTGGTTATTCGTAAAGCCAATACCTCAGCGTCATGGAATTGACGTTTATCACTGAGTTGCTTCATAAATATAACTAAATTATTCAATTGTCAATGTTCTTTTGTTGATAATTCAACATAGATCTCAAGTAGGGGTCGAACCTACATCTTACCTTTTTACCAGGCGCGCACTACCATTATGCTACTGAGATTCCTTATATATGTATATCATCAGAAAGGAAGTGAATATAAAAAGGGATAAACCCATTTATAACAATGCAAAGGGGAGTAGCGTGTAGCACTATCATCTAATGTTCTCCCTAGTTTTTGTTTTGGAATTTCGCCAAAAGGACTTATTTGAAATATTGGAGAGTGCTTAGTCTCGTAATCCTTCACAGGGCTTTTTCGGTAGCCTGAACCTAATAGCGGAAGTGGGATTTGAACCCACGTGATACGGCGTATGAGACCGCGCTGGTACCTCTCCAGTCCATTCCGCAATATTAATCAAGACAGTTTAAAATATAGCCTATTTAATCCTAAATTTAAATGCTTGTATTTTTTCTTTTGTTGCTGTTTCTGTCTTTCATTTTCTATAAATATTATAACAAAAATTTTTTTAAAAATCAAATACGGCATATGCATCTACCGTATTAGTCTATGAGGTTTACCACTCCGCTTACCATTTTCCGCTCAGGTTAGCTTTAGGAGCCTTGCTGATGTTTTTACACTTTACTAAAACACCCTTTCCGACAGACAAACAGTCAACCTACTTATATTAATATCATTGCCTAAGGTTATATTAATACTTTTGGTAAATGCTCTATGCAGGAGTCGAACCTACACTCACAAAAGTAAGTTCCATCATAATAGAGCAGTCTCCTTTTATCTCTCTTATATTTTAAAAGAGCCAAAAAATAATGCTCTGAAAGAGGAAAGTATGATACGTATCAAGTAGCCCCTGGGGGAATTGAACCCACCATCTTGACCTTGAAAGGGTCATATCCTGTCCTTTTAGAAGAAGGAGCCATATTTCTTTCATTTTCTATAAATATTATAATAAAAATTTTTTAAAATTGCAAATAAAAATGGGAACTTATATTAACACTGTATTCCCCGATAGGTTTGCGCGCGCCTTATCTTACAGCGGGTTTTCCTAAGTCCAGTTTTCCTTGTCATTCCCATGCATTTATATACCGAGCGAGAACAGACGCGGTTAAGGAGTCCTTAGTAGGGGACACGGGATTCGAACCCGCACGCACAGGGCACTAGATCCTAAGTCTAGGGTGGCTACCAGTTACACCAATCCCCCATATAAGATAGATGCTTGCCATAGCTTTAGCCCCGCTCGGGTATCTATCGTACCCTATCTCATTCACTGGAGATGCAGTAAAAGTTTTACCTTTATAACTTTCAAAGATACTTATTCTTCATCGGGCGATAAGTTCTTACCTGACCCTTTCCCTTCACACCTCAAAGGATGAAAACGGCTATAATTTCAATAGCTTAGATTTACATTGGCAGAAGGTAAATCAACTTCTTTTTTACTCAAATTTTAAAAATTTGAGATAGGTTGAACCTACACCTAAAGGACTTTTTCCAGTAACACCCCAAAAAGCAAAGCGGCTATCTATCAACAGCTTAGATTTACACATTCAACCGAGTAGATTTACGTATTAATAGGAAGGTAAACCAACTTCCTAACGACCTAGTGGGGAATTGAACCCCAGTCTCTCGGGCGACAACCGAGTGTAATTACCTTTATACGACAAGGCCAAACATTAAATAGCTTAGTCCATTTTTTAGGCTCCCTTCTCACTATAGCCTAAATTCCACAGGTCATGACTCCTGTTACTCTAGGTAGTTCACTTATAGTCTCACTCTCCCGACTTCCGTGATTTGGCGGACTCTCTTGATGTTTATGTACACTATTAAATCAAGTCACCATTGCTATTTATGTAGCGGGAGCAGTAGGACTTGAACCTACGACATTTTGCTTAACAGGCAAACGCTCTAACCAACTGAGCTATACTCCCAAATATGAGGGTTACTTTGCGTCTTTTATACCGTTTCCCACTAAAGCCACATATCATACGCCTCCAGACGGGCTAATAAGAATCGAGTCTGGATATTTGGTTATGCCGGTGGTAGTTTACCCTCAAAATCCATGATAACGGTTTAATCATCCCTACAGGCTTTGAACCTGTGTTTCAAGATTGAGAATCTTGTGTCCTGAACCGAACTAGACGAAGGGACGACGGATTAATTAATCCTCATATTCTGTACGTACATAATTTTCTGTTACTTCATAATGAAATCCAATCCAACCAAATCTATCTTCCAAAAATCTCACAGCAGAGAAGCCTTTAACAAATGTTATATGCTTCTGATTTACATCGTCAAGATACTCAACCATGTAGATAACAGCTGTTCTCTCATTTTTCATAATTTAAAGACCCCCTGAAATGATATTTTTTAGTTTGTTTTCGTTTCTTTTTCTTACGATATAAATATTATAACAAAAAATTTTTAAAAATTCAAATGATATGCAGTGTGCTGTTACGCCAAAGGGAAGTCAGTCCTTACCAGTTACGGGGTGACTTTCTACTTCTATTTAATAAAATAGTCCCACTCTTTAAAAGATGGATGCTTTTAATCCTACTTTCTGCATATAAGAGCCACCGACAGGAATTGAACCTGCAACCGTTTGATTACAAATCAAATGCACTACCAATTGTGCTACGGGGGCATATGGACCACTAGGGATTTGAACCCTAATCTGACAGATTAAGAGTCTGCTATGTTAACCGTTAACACCAGTAATCCAGGTTTATACAGCTACATACCTACCATATCAGGACATTACTCTGATTTTCTAAGTTTTTCTTAGTATGCTATGATTTTACATTATATGGTGTTATGGACCCTGTATAACATGCGCTCGATGGGACTCGAACCCACGTTACCTTGATTAAAAGTCAAGTGCTTAATCCGCTAAGCTACGAGCGCAAAAGATATTTAATTGTTTTTTGCCCGTAGGCTTACGTTTTCGTTTCATTTCTTATCTCCTCACTTTGTATAAATATTATAACAAAAATTTTTTAAAATTTCAAATAGAGCAGACAGTGGGAATTGAACCCACATTTTTAGCTTGGCAAGCTAACATATTAACCGTTATATTATGCCTGCTTGAACTAGGATATATGGCCAACTTACCTAGATATATTTTAGCACCTTACCAGGCCGCACTTATTTTAACTACCATGTGCAATTGGCTGCGTGTTCACCATACCGCTGGATTGATTTACGATCAACAACGCCTTATCTCTACATTACGAATTGAATAAGGTACAATCGTCTCTATTAAAACTCAACCCGAGAAGGGTCAGCCCCATGTGGGAATCGAACCCACCTATCTAGCTTGGAAGGCTAGCATTTTAGCCGATAAATCAATGGGACAAATATAAAAACTATTAAAGGTACGTTTTATTGGTGGTATGCGGCACGCACTTGATTTTAATAGTTTTTATTTGTTATGATAATATTATATCAAAAATTTTTGAACATTTCAAATTATTTTTGACCTTTATTTAGAAAAATAATATTTCCGCCAATATTTATAAAAATCTTTTAATGTAGGATAATCTTCTTGCCAAAGACTTCCATTAGGGTCAGGATGAAAATATTCAAATTTAGCATCTTCCCATGTCCATCTACTAATATAATCATGTATATCGTAGGTTTCAAAGACTTTTTTATAAGCATTTCCATTAGGAAGAATAATTTTACTATGTCTTATTTTTTTATTTGCGTGTCTTTTGTTTCTTTTAGGAGTAGGCGTACGCCCATCTGTATAAACAGGATTCTTTTTATATGAACGTGACATATTTTTCTCCTTTAATTGCGGGGATAGGATTCGAACCTACAATCACCGGGTCAAAAACCGGCCGCTTTACCGTTAGCGTACCCCGCGTACTTATCATACCATTTCACCTGTTTTGTGGCTAGCTATTCCACCCCACCGTGCTCATCACTATTATTTTAATCATTCCCTTGGTAATACTCTTTGATAAGTATAATACATATTTTGACGTCTTGTATGTATTAGTAGGGGACCTGGGACTCGAACCCAGGACACGCACCTTATAAGGATGCTGCTCTCACCTGACTGAGCTAGTCCCCTAAACGGGATATTTTTTATCCCTTAACTTTATAATAATATTATAACAAAAAATTTTTAAAAATACAAATTAATTTTTTAACAAATCATAAATTTTCTATTGCGGGCTTCCCGATTAATCCATAACGTATATTTATGGCAATCATCATAATTCCATTTCCACAAAAGGACATTAGCATCTTTAGAATAGTGAAAGTCAAAAGCATGATAATCATTTTTAAGTATCATTATATAATCAGTTAAACTGATATTTAACATACGTGCGGGAAACCACCAATAATTGCTACCGTGAGCCAAATCAGAAACGTCCCCTGAATACCAATTTCCATTAGATTCCCACTCAGTATATTTCATAATATGGCTCATAATAACTCCTTATAGATTTAGAGCGGCAATTAAATCTGCAACATTCTGTTTTTCTTCTTCGGTTACTTCTGCAGGGTTAATAGTTTTTTCTGTCGGGGTACCGAAAGCTGATGGAGCGGCCGCACCAAACGCACTTTTAAGTTCGCCTGAACCCATATTAGATTTAGCCGCAGTCAAAGTAACTTTAATTTCTACAACCCCACTACCTTCACTCATCGGGATACGAAGAATCTTACCTTCATCTTCCCAAAAAGCATCGGGATAAACCCGTTTCAATTCCGCAAAGATTAGATTTTTACTTTCTGTGCCTTTTGCCATTTCATTTCTCCTTTATTTTTATAAATATATTTTACTAAAATTTTTCAATTTTTTCAAATCGCATATTTTTTTGATTTAACGACTAACTTAATTCAATTATATTATCACAGATTTTACAAGAAGTAGGTTCTATTAAACATCTTCTATTGCATCTTGAACGATATTCTCCAAATTGGGGAAGAATCGTACTATTAATTTCCTCTCCATCGTAATTATAAATTATAATTTTTAATTTTCCATCCCATTTATGTTTTATTCCGTAAATTTCATATAAAGCATTATATGCTTTGTTTTCATTTACATCCATAAATTCAAAGGTATCTATAAATTGAGCATAGTAAGGAATATCTTCTGGACGAATAAAGAAATTTTTTATAGTATCTATACTATCCCATTTTTTCTCACAATAATTGCAAAAACATCTTAGGCGGATTCCCTTTTTTTTAGTAAAATCACTTGTAATTTTCATCATAAAAGCTAAATTTCCGCCAATTCTGATGTCTGTTACATTTAAAGAACAAAATCCAAGCAGATTTTCCCAATCACAGCAAATATATTGATAATAATGAGGAATATTTAATGAATTAAATTTTTCTTCTATTTCTTTATTATAAATAAAACTACGTACCGATATATTAGGACAGATTTCCGCCAATGCACCTAAAATTGTAAAATCTTTTTCATCTAAAGGTGCTGTTGTAATAATATTAATACGATAATCTTTATATTCAGAAATAAAATCATATAATTCTTTCATTTTAGGTTTATACCTAATACTAATTTCTATTTTATCTTTATTGAAATATTTAAAATTCCTATAAAATGGTATCTAAAATTTCATCCTAATCCTATCCTTTCTATTCTCGGAATCCTGAAAAGTCAATAATAATAGGATGACCATTTTTATATCCTACATTATCATAAGTTAAATCATCATCCCATTTAAGTTTTTTAATTAAAGTAAGAAATTCTTTAAACTCTTTTGGCCCACAATCTTTTAATAAATCTATACACCAATCTGTATTTAAATCGTAATAACAATGATGTTTATGTAAAAAAGAATCCATTTTTATTGTTTTCTCTTTTGTTTTTTTGTAAGAATTGTTAAAAGGGGTGCATTTTTCTTGTAAATAAATAGGATAATCGTCTACATAACCAATAAAAATAGTTTCCGCAAAAAATTTTTTAAAACGTGTAGAACAAATATCTTCATATCGTTCTACTTCTACATAGCAATAATCCCATTCGCATTCGGAACTTGCTCCAGTAAAATTACAAAAATTACCTTCGTAACATCCCTGAAAAGGAATTTTTATAACATAATCCTTATTTCTTGGTAAAATTGCAAGTTTCGTTGCTCCAAAATCATAATTAAAAATATATCCTTTATCAAAAAGATACGAAACCAATTCATCTACTCTTGTATCATCAAAAGCAGGATTTAAAAAGTTAAAACCTTTAAACATATTAAGAATTTCATCTTCATTAAATGTCATATATTAATTATTCTCCTTTTATTTTATATTTTTATTATAACAAAAAAAATAAAAAAAATCAAAGAGACCCCGTAAAGGTATCTCTTTGATTTTAGAGAATTAAATCTTAATAGCTTTACAACGATTAAGAACAGTCTGTTTAACACCATTATAAATCTGATGTTTCTTTACAGTGCCAGTAAGAAGAATGGTGTCTCCGTTTTCAATATCTTCATCAAGACCCGCGCCAGAGCAAAACCATGTAAGTACGTTATCACCCATTTTGAAAGTATACAGAATAGAAGTTCCATAATAACTTTCAACTGTGCGGGAACCTACAAGAGTAACATGAAGGTCTCTCAGGCGTTCCTTTTCTTCTCCAATATATTCAGAGTTAGATTTCGGCATACATGCTTCTTTAGCGGCATCCGCTACTTCCTTAGCCCCTTCCTTGACAAGAGCCTTCTTAATACGCCATTTCCAATCAAAAACTTCATCAAAAGGAACAGAAGTCATGCCATATTCTGCGGGGACATCAATAGGATGAGAAGCATACCATCCCAGTTCAGGCTTAAAGCGGCAACCAGCTTCTTTAAGAGTATCTTTAATAGCGTAAGTATCTCCAAGGATAAGCCAGACAAGAGGATTCTCTATATCATAACCATTTTCCGCAAGGTAAATCCGCTTATTCTCTTCGCTTGCAGACTCCAGACCAAGCATTTCCGCAGCTTTCTTTTCCGCTTTTCTAGCTTTTGCTTTTTCCTGATTGGCAACGTACTTTTCATACTCTTCGGGAGTATAAGCCTTTACCCACTGACCCAGGCGGCGGCCGCCATTACAACGGAAGCATGTACCAAACCATCCGTACACACCAGTTCCGCCGCACTTATCACAAACTTCTTCAATATATGCTTTATGAGTATTTTCATCTACTTTAACAATAGTTGCGTGTGCGTAAGAAGGGGCTACCATCCAAGTCATATTCTTTCTCCTTTTCTTTTGATTAATCAGTGAAATCTACGTTCAACTTCTCTTTTAATTTTTGCCTTATCTCTTGCAGAAAGGTCATTCAGATTAAGGTTATGTTTATCAAAAACCATTTCCTGAATATCATTAATATCATAACCTCTCTGAGCAAGAGAAACGAAATCTTTAATGGAAGCGTTAATACGGGCCTCTTTCGTATTTACCATATTATCCATTCCTTCTGCTTCCATCATATAGAGACCATAAGGTGTATTAAACATTTTTTTTCATTTCCTTTCTTTCCTTATCTTTATATATATTATATAAAAAATTTTAAAAAAAATAAAGGGGATGTATTACATCCCCTAAATATTATTTATAAAAAGTTTTATTTAAATTATTTTTTGAGCAACTGATTACCATTTTATCAGAATAACAATCAATATAACATCTACCATTTTCATATGCCATCATAACGATAGCACCTTTATTAATAAAGACTTTATATGTTGATATACGGCCTCCGCTTGATTTACCATGATGATAATTAGATAATCCTACTTTAGGTTTAGCGGCATTAATTTGTACTATCTTAACTCCATTTCTATCAGAGTGCCACTAAAGTTTAAATACATCACATTTTAAAGCACTACCTTTTTCTTTTACGAGTACGTCTATTGCTTCATACGATAGGTCTCCCGCAGTAAAAAATTTCCATCCATTTAAATTAAACATTAATGCAACAGACATCATGTTAACAAAATGGTGGTCATCAAATTGTTTAAGTTTGGATTTTTTAACTTGCCAAGACCATTCTAATTTAATATTATCTATAGACCATGAAAAACCGGTAGAGATATATTTATAATTAGCACCGTATTTTTTTGCTATGGTTGCCGCATTTTTAAGTTTAGAGATAGCTTTCTTTGCCGCAGAAACACTCTACATTTCTTTATAATCTGAAATAAAAACATTTTTAACTTTAAATGTTTTACAAATTTGTTCTAATCCATCTATATGGTCTCCATGACCATGAGATAAAAAGATAGCATCAATTTTTGGAAGTTTTAATTCTTTTAATCGTTGAAGAGTGTCTCCTTTTGCTGGACCAGTATCTATTAAAACACAGTTTTTAATTGTTATATTGTCATCTTCATATTCTGTAATTAAATAACTATCTCCGTATAAACTCTAATGAGTTTCAGAAACCCAAATTTGATATATTCTTATTCTATTATTACTTTCTTTTTTTTTATTCTATGTTAATAATTCATTTACCTTTTTCTGGATTTGTTCTGGATTATATCCACAAAAGGTTAACAGTAATTTTCTTATAGCTTCTTTTTCAAAAGTACCTGCTATAACCTATTGGGCGGCCGCCTATACAGTTTTACCTTTTAGAGCATATATTTCATTAATATGAGTTTGAACTTTACTGGCCCATGAAGATAAACGTTTTGCTCGATAGTTATTTTTACCCATATATCCTGCGATTGTAGCAATAGCAAGAGCATGAATGGTATTAGATTGATTTAAAACAATCTAATTTACTTTATTCTGTATTGCTTTTGCATTCTATGTACCAAACACAGCAAGCATAGTAGTTCTATTAGTACCAGATCCATAAGTACCAAGAATCACTTCGGTTGCACATATAATTATTTGAAGATTATTCATGGCGGGCATGGTATTATATTTAGGTCTAGCATAACCTAAAATAGACCTATTTTTATATGTTCTCCTGCTACAGCCGCCGTTATAATTTCCTGATATAGTTCTATTATATCCTATACAAAATTCTGTATGGTTAGGATTCTTTTTGTTATCACAATAGATAAGAATATCTCCAGGGCGGACACCCGATATTCCAGTATGCCAAACTCCTAATTTCTTTGCTTTTGATACTATTGCGGAAGCGGATGCCGCATATCCAATAGTATCTATTCCATTTGCATCATATAATGCTGCCATAACTGTCTATGAGCACCATTCATCAGTCATTTTTGTATGATGACCATGTTTATTTAATGTATTAACGACATCCTGATGAGCAGTTTTACTTCCATCATATTTGTTATATGCGGTTAATACATCCCAAAAAGTGCATTTTCCCATTTATTGTCCTCCTTATAAATTAACATCTCCTGAAATATAATATCCTGTCATTTTATACGTTTTACAGAATTTTTGAATACGAGATTTAAGGTTTGCGGAAGTTGTATATTCTAATAAAAAGGCTTGCATTTTATGGCGGAGAATTCGTTTCATATGACTTTTATACCATGAATGCATATCTTTTTTCTGCTAACCGAATTTACCTTTCCCGCTATAGTTTTTAATTAAACTATAAACTTCCTCTTGTGTGACACCATCTATATATGTAATTGTTTTATGAGAAGAATCTTTGTCCATAAGTTTGTCTAAGAACTAACTTCCGCCATTTATCATTATATATTTAGTTTTATCTATTGCTCGTATTCTTTTCAAGAGAGTAATAATACCATTATACATTTCTGTACTTTTGTGGTATTCGTATACATCTAGATTATCTAGCCACCAACCTTGGAATCCGCGGTTTTTTAATTCTTTTGCTTTATTTACAATAAAATCTCTAACTGCGGGCTTCCTTAAATCGAGATAATACTAATGGGGCCAGTCCTATAATTTACTAAGCCGATAGGGTTTTAATGTTTTATAATAACTTCTCTAATCAGAAATAGAGCCGGCAGATAAATACCCTAAAAGGGTATAACCCGCGGCTCTTAAATCCGAAATCTATTTATTTGTATAATCCTATGGCTAAATGACTAAAATAGTTTTAGTTTTTGCTTTTCCTAATTTTTTAGGGGTAGCTTTTGTTGTTAACATAACAATATAATTCATTTTTGTTACCATTGCCAATCTATTTGACCATAAGGGTAATATGGCATTCCTTCTTCTGTTCGCCATCGGCCTTTTCGTTTAATTTGCCGAAGATGAAGTTTTGTATTATATCTTTGAGTTTTATGAGTCCCAGTGATATAAATATAACGAATTGAGCCATTTCTATGGCGAATGTCTAAATAGTGGCTATCCTTTCTTTGCATTTTACCGTTGTGTTTAAAATAATAGAATTTACCATTAATTACTTTAATACAGTCTTTTGCGAGTTCTCCACGTTTGTGAAGTGCGGATGTAGATTGATAGCGGTAATACCAGTCGCCTCCAGATTTAAAAAGACCATATTTATTTGATGCCTTTGCATTAACTTTTAAAGCAAAAATTATACATATAAAACCTATTATTAATAGACTAATCAAGGTCATTAATATAAATTTAGTTTCTTTTGAATCTTTCATTTTATATTCTCCTTTATGATATTATAAAAAAAGACATATCAAATTAAGGAAAGATGTCCTTACTTTCTTTCCAAAATTTTTCATATTCTTTTCGTTCAATAGAGGCATTTTGTTTACGAATAAAATCTATCCGTCTAGAATGTATTTTTTCAATAGCGGGCATTAAATAATTTTCATCTATAATTTTGGGGTCAGAACGAGAGAAAATTTCTTTAGGAATAGACACTTCTTCTGTAATTCTGCCTTTTGATATAGGTGAAAAATCTGTTAATTTAATGTGAATATTTCCGTCAGAGAATAAATTAAATTCCATACTAAGATTTTGGCTAAGATATTTAAATAAAATGGTATTCATTTTAATCCTTTCTTTTTACCAGTTCTGAGTTACTGTAAGATGACCACCGCATTTACATCTATATCTGTTAGGATACTTTACAACATTACCTGCTCTATGATAACGACCAACAATTTCTCCGCAAGAGGAACAAGTAACAATGTATTTATATGTGTCAGGGGTATAAGCGGCAACCTTGGTCTGTGTTGTATCAAATGTACAATCAATACGTTTGCACATTTCTTTAAAGACTTTATCGTGTCCATGATTTTCATGGGTTTCTACGATAACGAGATAGTGCGCGCATTCGTGTTTGATTACATCATCTATTGTTGCGGGGTCTCCTACTTCGAGAAGTTTGTAGCTAAACTCCATACTTTCGGGGGTAGTGTATCCACTGCAAGAGAAGAAAAGGACTCTACCAAGTGTTCTGGTAAGTCTTTTGTTAATTTTTACAGGGATTGTAAAATCATAACCTGCGGATTTACAAATTTCTGTACAACGAGCGGTAAGGTCCTTTTCTGTCATCATAATGATTTTTCCTTTCTTATTTTTTTCTTTTGATAATTATATTATATCAAAATTTTTTAATAAAATAAACAGGTTGCTCAATAAAGAACAGCCTGTTGAAAGGGAATTATTCGTTAATAACTTCAATGCAACAAGATTTCATTACTTCAAGAGCAGCTTTATGATTTTCGGGGGTGGTTCCCGCACAGCAAGATGCATCTACAATAATTTGAGTTTCAGGAAACAATGCTCTAAGAATAAGAACATTAGAAATAACGCAAATGTCTGTACATACTCCTGCTATTTCAATAGTAGTAGGTGGAAATCTTTTATAAGATATATCGGGGTCTATAAAAAATGTTTTCCAATTAAAATAACCAAAAGTTCCTTTTTCTATTGTTTTGCCAGCAAAAGGAAAGAGTTCATCAACAATGCACCATCCTGGAGTGCCTTTAATACAGTGGAGTGGAACTTTATTCATTTCAATTTTTTCTACTGGATTATCCCAATTCCATAAATAATGACTATCTTGCGTAAAAATAATTCTATCTGTCGATTGATTATATTCTTCTTTAATTTTAGCTTTTATTTTAGGTACAATTGCGCGGGCTTCAGGTGTTCCGAGAGGGCCAGTTACAAAATCATTCTGCATATCAATTACAATAAGTGCTTTCATTTAAATTCCTTTCTTATTACATTATTTGAACGATATTATCATATAGAAGATGGTGCTGTCCGCCAGGGAATACTTTATTGTTATGATAATGTCCAAAAAACCAATGTTTAAATGTTACTTTATCTTCTATCTCTTGTAGAAATTTATTAATTGGAGCTTTATCATACCAATCATAACCCATAAAAGTCTGTATAGAAGAAGAGCAGTCGTGAGTAAAGATATAATCTACTTTATAATTGACTTTTTTAAGGTCATTCCAAACCTTTTCTTCTATTTCTTTTGTAGGTTCTTCTTGTTCCCACCATGAAACTCCTTTTACCCGAAACATTAGATGAGAAAAGCGTTTTTTATTATAGGCTTTTTTAAATTCATCATTGTTATTAAAATCTGCGGGATTAAGGATACCATCTGAAATATCGTGACTTGGTGCTCCATTATAAACAAGGATTTTTTTGTTATCAATAGTAAAGATACCAGATTCAAGAACTAAAACTGAAGGGCGGAGGACCCTTACGAAACCGCCATTCCATTCTTTTTGAGGGTATCCTTTTTTAAACTTTTCTTTTTCTTCGGGGGGCATTTTTTCAAAAAGCCAACTATTTAGAAGTTTTTCGTCTTTAATACCCATTATCCTGTCATAATTTTCATGATTACCAAGAACAACAAGAGTAGTAAAAGACTTGGATTCAAGCCAATCTAATGCCCATTTTTCCGCGGGCGACTCCTTAAATGCGGAAAGGTCTGTATCCCAAATCCCGCCAAAATCTCCGCATATGATGACATAATCTTCTTTTGTTAATTCTTTTTGAATAGGAAAATTAGATGTATTGAACCGAGGAATAAAGCCATCTGTGGTTGAATGTCCAATCCGTGCGCCATGAGTGTCGCCTGTTACAAAAATTGACATATCTACTCCTTTCTTGCGGGGATTAGGTTATGTTAGGACTGAAGGTGCTTCCCGCATTAATTATCAAACCAATAAAGAATATATACATCAGAAGGGTAATAATATTCATATCCAGCAAATTTAATATAATATTCTATTTGTTCGATAAAAAATTTAATGGGGTTAGTTGTTTCAACTATTTCATCACCGCAGTTATCATAATCAGTAATAGTAGGATTACACATTAAATAATTTTTTAAATCTGCAAAATTAACTTCTTTAAAATTGAAATACCCCATGGTATTTTGTATTTCTTGAATTTCTTTAGCAAAAGAAGGCTCAAGAAAAGTAGTGTGTAATTGATTCCAGGGAATATCATTTTCTAAAAGTTCAAATAATTCGTGATTACGTATATTATAAGGATTAATAGAAACGTATTTATCTTTTTTCTTGTTAAAAATTTCTATTTTATCGTAATATCCTGTTTCAGTATTTCTTATAGCAATAGCTGTGTGAATATCTTTTCCCATTGTATTTCCTTTCTATGCGGGGGGCTAGGTTATGTCAGGATTGAAGGTGCCGCCGCAGTTTTATTAGTTTATAAATTTAATGAGAGAAAATGCGCATACAAAATTCTCGAATATCAGAATCCGAAATTGAGAAATATGCGATAGGATTTACAATAGTAAGAGAAGCTAATTCCATAGCAGAAATGCTTGGAAATTTGTTATCCCAATAGAGAATTCGATTTTCAAGAGAAAAAGAATCCTGGGAAGCATTGCGGGCTTCCAAGTAATTTGATACTAAATTAAATGCGTAAGTCTGCTTAAAATCCATATTATTACTTTCCTTTCTATTGTTTCATTTTCTAAATATATTATATAATAATTTTTTTAAATTGGCAACTTGATTTTATAGAGATTTTTTGTTATAATATAATAAGAAAATAAAAGGAGATAAGGTATGAATGTAGTATTATTTATTATTTGTGTTATACTTGCGGGATCGGCAATGCTTCGCATTGCCGAGTTGAGCGATAATTCAGGCAAGTTTGCACTACGTGCAAACTTGCTAAATTCCGCTCAACCAATTATTATATAGGATAAAAATAGGGGGTAGTAGTATGACAATAGTATGTGATTGTACAGCTTGTCCTTATAACAGAAGCCGCTTTTGTAGAAATAGATTAGTTAAAATTACTAAATAGGGTTTTTGTAAAAGATTAAGTATGCGGAATTGGCGGGAGCCAGTTTAGGAAAAGTTTATGGAGGGTTATAGAAAGTGTTAGTAGGAATCACAGGACACAGACCAGAAAGATTAGGACCTAATTGGCCTGTAGTAGAAAGATGGATAGCAGGAAAGTTAGAAGAATATAAAGCAAGAGGAGAAAGAGTCAGTTTAATTACTGGAATGGCGCGAGGTGTTGACCAGATTGCGGCAACCACTGCTATTGATGAAGGGGTAGGTGTAAGATGTTATTTCCCTTTCCCGCGCAAGTTTAGTAATTTAGAAGATTATGTTATATTAAATGCGGAAGTCACTAGATTCGAGCAGAATTCATATACTCCCGATGTGTACTTAAGGAGGGACCGCCGCATTGTTGATGATTGTGATGTGTTGTTAGTTGTATGGGATGGTGTTAAAAGCGGGGGTACTTATTATACTTATAAGTATGCTCTTGCAAAGGGTAAGAAGGTTGAAGTTTTTAATATACCTGCGCAAGGTACGGATTTAAATAGGAGACCTATATGATGTAGATTCAATCTGGAAAAGGAGGGGCTGCCGCATGATTGTTGGAGTTTGGTTTAAAGATAGGGATTGGTGTGAAAAATGGTTTGCAGATTTTTTAAGTAAGATTAATTATGATGCAGTAGATAAGGTTATTAGGTCTAAGGTGTATCCGCCTGTAGTAGTAATGAAGAATCATAATTATATTAAAGGTATTCCCGCAACAGATAATTCCCGGGGGCATAGGATGGATGTGGCTTATTTAGAACCAGGAATAAGAGATTCAGATATTTTTGATTATGTAATTTAGCCTACTGTTGTTACTTTTGATTTTAGAGATAACAGATATAAAAAAGGGGAGATTTATGAAGGTCTTTATGGGGGGTAGGTTAAATTGGACTAGGTTCCTTGAAATTGGGGGTAGAGTAATGAGTGATTAAGGTGCGGATCCCGCACAGGGGAACCTTTTTGCATTTTTTGCTTATGAAATTTGTTTGATTGATGTAAAAATGCTATCCCAAAATTCACCTTCTATTATTATAATATGTGAATTTTCGGATAGCATTTTTACTTAAAATATTATTTTTAAGGTCAAAAATAGAAAAGTGAAATGAAATAAAAGTTATATAAATATGGAAGTATTAATTTTATATAAGGAGGAAAAAGAAATGTTAGAATTAAATGTTCCATATACATCAAAAGATCTTGCTTAGCAATTATTTAAAGTAAGTCCTAAGACTTTTACAAGTCAAAAGAAAAAGTATTTAGAGTATTTAAAATAGTTTTATGATTTTGATACTCAAGGAAGGAAAATTATATTAAGAAGAGAATTAAAACCATTTGAGACAAGAATGGCAAATAGAAAACAAACAGTGGAGAGGAATACTTCTACTTATAGAGATATAACACATAAGATTATAAGTTATAAGCCTTTAAATAGTGGTGCTAATATTGCAAGAGAGATATATGATAATCCATTAAAACCACCATTTAATCATGAAGAAAGTACTATTGCAAAATATGTTAGAGGAATTTTAAAGGAGGATTTTGAAATTATGGATAAACAATGGTGTAGAATTAATTATGATACAAATACTTATTAGCCTTTGAGTTTTGAAGAGAAGTGTTTTTTGATAGAGTTGTTTAAGGAAAGTGATTTAAGCAAGAAGATTATGGATATTACTGCTGATTTTAAGTGTGGAAATATTTCGAGAAAAGAGTTCCAAGAGCAGGTTGGTTTTGTTGCTTAGAGTAAGTATAATAGAGTGATGGATGCTTTTAAAGGAAAATTTGGTTTTAGACCTTATAAAGTTCCTAATTGGCGGGAGAAGCAAGGAGTAATGTGATGGAAGAAGAATTATTTTTAATGGAAAGAAATTATATTGATAAGAATTTTGTTTTGGTGAGAGATGGTGAGGACTTTTGTATACTTTTTGGAGATAAGGTGTATACAAAAATGGTGAATTGTAAAGATGTAAGTGAAGATTTTATAAAATATTATTATGAAAGTTTAAAAGAGATAGTGTTGGATGATGGTATCCAGATTTTTGATAGTGAGCCAGATGTGGAAGATATGAGAGAATTGGTTGATGAATGGGTGAGAGAAGAATTGTGGGATTGGCGGAAGGAAGTTAAGGAATATAAAGGACATGATGATTTGCTTATGGCTTTAAGTGTGAAAGAAAGTTAAGTTAGTGTGATTATATAAATTATGTAAAATTAATGTAAATTGAAGTAAATTGTGGAGGTGTGGTGGCCGACCTACCTACCTCCTATATCACATCCAAAATACATTTACCGAATATTAACGTTCGGGAAAATTTTTTTTATAAAAAAAATTTTCCCCCATTATAATTATAATAAAAAATTTATAAGAAATCAAATCCATAAAACATTAAACGAGGCTCCCAACGGGAGCCTTTTTTTTATATTATATCATAATATTTTAATAAAGTCAAGTGCGGTCTCGGCGGCAAGGCCATATGCCTCGGTCTGAACCTAAGGGCCCTATGATGCGAGAAGCAGGTGAGACTGCACATAGGTCCATCTCCGCCTGACGGATTCACATAGGTGAATTCAGTTATGTGGATAGGTTCACCTTTGTGGATTGTGCAAAATGCACAAAAATTTCGGGAATTTTGGCGAAAAATTTGTGCAATTTTTTTTGAAAAAAATATTGACATTGAGAGAATTTTGTGGTATAATCGGCGCGAACCATGGTTCGCGCCCCGATGGTTTTAGATATGGATATAAAAAAACAGGCGTTACCGCCTGTTTAAATCTATTAAAGAAAAATCAAAACCCATAATGAAAGCAAGAATTGCATCTGCTATAAGAATGAGAGGCCAAAGGGGTGTAGGTTCACGAAAGTAGAAGGTAGAGACCGCACATAAAACAAAGAACCATACAACGCATTTAATCATAGAAAGAAACATCTTCAATTCTCCATGCAAAAGGTTGGCGATAATAATCAAGAGTAATTGCATCACAATAGCTCCCAAAAGGACACTCATCACATTTGTTTATATCTTTATAGGCTTTTTTACAACCTTTTTTAATGAGTTTCATTCCTTCAATAATTTCATTTTTCCAATTCATTTTATTCTTCTCCTATCTCAATACGATAACAAATATCACTAATAATATTATGAAGATTAAAATTAAAAGTATCTTCAATATCTTCTAAATCAAATTCATCTTTATAACAATGAATAAGATTTTTAAAGGCTTCACCATATCTTTCCGCCAGTTCAGGAAAAAGAGTTTTTGAAATATCTGAATTAATCATCTGCTTTTCTCCCTTGCAATATCGCTAAATTTGTACCACACGCCTTCATCATTTTCATCTCCCCAAGTATGAGTTCCTTCCCAATAGTCATAAAGTTCATCATAAGGAATAAACTTTTGTGCAAACATGATAACACCAAAAGCCTGAGCACGACAATTCTTAACCATGTCAGCAGAAGAACATTCTTTTGCATCAGCAAGTCTTTTTTCAACAAATTCTTTAACATCATCCATTGTGATAGTCATAGCTTATTTCCTTTCTGTTGCTTTCCTCTTGACAATTATTATTATATCAGATTATCGGGAAAATACAATATGTAATGTTGCACAAAAATGTAGATGAAATTTTGGTAAGGTTGACTATTGACATATTTTGGGCGCTGTCTCAATGGACAGCGCCCCGGGCTTCCGCCTGGGACGACTGTTTTAATATTCAAGAGCTGATAACCAATTATAGTTATTAATATAAATATCTTTCCAGAATACTCTTTTTACTTTATGTTCAGAACAATTTAACGTTTTAGCAACATTCCAGAAAACAATGTCTCCATCTAACCACCAGTCAAAATATTCTTGTTTCATAATAAAAAGAAAAAGTAATGCTTTGATTTGTTTATCTCGTTCAATCTTTTTCTGTCGAGTCATAAGTTAATCCTCAAGCAATCTTTCTGCTACACGTCTCCTCACAAATTTTATTGTATTATCAATCTCTTTTTCATTATAATAAAAGAAATCGTCAGCCTCATCGAGTCCATCAAAACAATCGCAGATAGCACTGTTGCAATCTTCTGTAATAACTCCAAGAACTTCATCAACGATTTCATTAATGTCAATATTAACATTAATAGAACTAATTACAAATGCCATTTTATACCTCCTTAAAACTCCTTGAAAACTTCCTTCTGACAATCAGGACACAGACCAGAGATAAAACGCTCGCGGTCAGTAGGCGACATGTGTGGAAAAGCATCCTGCACAAGTTCGCCAGACAGATAATTAAGATACTGTTCTAACTCAACAGTAAGAGTATGATAAGTATTGCACATAGGACAAACAAAACCCATAGTAATAGGAACGAAAAATTTCATATTTACCCCCTTTTTAGAAAAACATAAAATAGCAGATACAAACAATGCCTACTTTAATTGCAAGAGACTGAAAAATTTTAGCAAATGCTTCATACCAGTCAAAAGCAGAATCAAGAATAAAAAATGCTTTACTGATAAAAGACACTCCCATAGCAACCGAAAAAATAATAAACATAACCATTCGCATATCCATTTTGTTTTCTCCTTTCTTGTTGATAATATAAGTATATCAGATTACAGGAAAAATACAATAGATAGATTGCACAAAAAATCAAATGAAAATTTGTTAATTATGTCTATTGACTTGAATTTTGGCGCGCGTGGTTTGTACGCGCGCCAGCCGTAGATTAAATCTGGTACAGGCTGACGCATTTTTTTACCTATTATTCCAAATCAAAGTACATGCTACGAAAACCATACAAAAAATTACAAGTGTTCCAATATGAGGTTGTGAGCCAGGAAGAGTATAATACATTTTTTTATTTCCTTTCTTTTGATAATATCATTTTATCAAATTTTTTATTTTTTGTCAATACTTTATTCTGAAGTATCGACTCCGCAAAGCCTCATAGTCATAGCGATACAAGTAAAAGCGAAAACTCCCATATCATCAGGAATAGCGTTATAAACATTAGGATAGAGTCTTTTAATACCAGTAAGAAACATTCCACCCCAATTTCCGCCACATGCAGAACAATGGTCAAGAAAAGCCTTTGTGTTTCCATTAAAAGGATTGACAGTGAAAGCGGCTTCAATAACTTTTTTGCCATCTTCTCCCCAATTTTCAACAAGATAGTTCTGTGCTTCAATAATCATATCGTATGTAATCATGCTTTATTCTCCTGTTCGTTAATAGCATCTGACAAATGATAACAAGATTCATAGGGATTAGTTTCAATAGCTTTTATCATAGAATCCATATCCCACTCAATTGAAATAATATTTTGAAGAGGATACATAATTCCTGCATCGTCTTTTATGTAACCATTCTTTTTAATAAAAAGCATAAGATATTCAGGAATAGAACAAGTAATACTATCGGGATTTATATGAGAAAAATAAGAATATTTATGCTTTTCATTATCAATAGTAGTAAAAGATACAGTATAATGAATAGCTGTTACAATATTTTTTTCTCCATAAATCTTTTTGTATAACCATTTATTAATATTAAACATTTTTTATCTCCTTTCCTCTTGACAATTATTATTATATCAGATTATAGGAATAAAACAATAGGCAAAATATACAAAAAATGGATGAAAAATTTGTTAAAAGTGATGTATTGACAAAAAAATGGCGCGCGTGGGTTGTACGCGCGCCAAAAAGGCTACCACCTTTTACAGTGGTAGCCTGTGGGTTACTCTGCTTCACCGTCCGTAGGTTCAGCATCAGGGGCAACGAACTCGACCCCCTTGACAGCGTACAGAGTGCGCTTCTTATAGACGTGTCTCTGTGCCTTGTCAGCCTTAATCAGCTGACCCAGGAGAGCACCCATCTTCTGCGGAGACAGGTCTGCCAGACGCTCATCTGCCATAATGTCAGCCATAGGGATGAACTCCTCTGCTTCCGTAAGAATCTCAAGGATGATACCCTTAAGGGTCTCATTCTGCTTCTGTGTCTTAGTCATACCGCTCTTAGAGCCACGCTTGTTCAGCTGTGCAATCAGAGCGTTCAGGCGTTCGATTGCTTCGGGATTAGTCTCGCCCAGAGCCTTGATACCATGGTTGATAGCTTCTACGTAAGTCATAGTCTTAGTCATGTTTTTCTCCTTTACTGATGAATTGTTTTCTTTATCTTATGTATTTATTATATCAAAGTTTTTTTTGTTTGTCAATAGTTTTTTTTGTTTTTTTCGGGGAATAAGAAGCGGTGACGTCAATCCGCTTCCGTTTACCCCTGCCCATATTTATGTCATTGCGGATGGGCTTCCGCTTAGCTACAAAATCGCATACACTTAATATCCTTTCCTGACCTGTTTCCTAAAGATATTGTAGCATAAATGTTGTTCCGTGTCAAGCCTTTTTTAGTAATTTTTTAAGGTTTCTCTTTGCGGTCGTTCCATGGCACTAACGGCAAAGGTACTTTTTGGGGCTGTGCTGACCGTCTTGACTGTCGGCCCTCTCCCTCTCTCATTTTGTAATTAAATTATATCAGAAATTTTTTAATTTTGCAAGTACGAATATCGGGAAATTTTTTATCGTAAATTTGTTTAAAAAAATGCTTGACAAAATGGCTCGGAGTATGGTATAATGGAATTTTGGCGCGCATCGATCGATGCGCGCCCGACCAGTTTTTTATACCAATCGGGCGTATTTTTTATCGTTTTATCATATTTAAAAGCTGATTAAATAAAGCGATATAGTCATCGTTATCTATAAATCTAATGGCTGTTTCTCCAAAAAATTTTTCAATAGTTTCGTCAATAGCGTCGGAAACATCTTCCGCAAGAGTTTCCATATTAAAGTCAATTGAAAAAGTACATTTTTCTGCATCATAATTAAACATTTTTTATTCTCCTTTTTTAATTTTAGCTTCTTCAAGAACAGTATTAAGGAAAAAAGGGTAATCTTTATCAGAAATGCAGATTTCAGAATTTCCTATCCATCTATCAACAGCATCAATTACTTCATCTACAACCTGTTGAATATCAAAAACTTCAACAGTAGTAACTTTCATAAGACCATTATCTTTACAAAATTCAATCATTTTTTCTTTCTCCTTCTTCTGCTAAAGTTAATACATAATCGGCAACATCTATAATAAGATTATTATGATTTTCAATTATAGTAGAATGGTCTGCAATATCTAATTCATTAATACCCAATTCTTGATAAATCTCTTCTTCAATAAGATTAAGAATACGTTCTGCAATTACTTGAATGTCAATAGCAGATTTTTTAACAACAGTAACAGGAACAACTCTTGATTTCATTATCTATCTCCTTTCTTTTGATAAGTCTATTATATCAGATTCCAAAAGAAAGTCAATACTTTTTAGGAAAAATATTTTTTATTTTTTCTTGCGGAAATTGCTTGACAAAAAGCCTTACCTGTGATATACTTAAAAATTCGGCGCGCGCTGGAGTGGGACACGCAAGCGCGCGCCGTTCATAAATCTGAATTTCAAATTTATGTATAAAAAAATCCAGAAAGCTGAAATTCAGTTTTCTGGATAGTGGTTTTACTTTTTCGGGGGACGATGCTTGACAAGTTTCACAGTGTATGAATTACCGTTAAAAGTGAAACTAAATTCCGCTTCATTCTTTACACTGGACACGACACCGCCGAACACTTCAACCGCTGTTTTAATGGCAGTCAGCAGACCGCCTTTTTCAGCATCGACCTTGCGTTCTCTTACGACCTTTTTGCGTTCCTTATCCGACTTTTCGTAGCGTCTACCGACCTCTTTAGCTTTTTTGGTCATGGCTTCCGCTTCCTCATTGTCTGTGTAATCATGGTCATCCAGCCAAACATCAATAGCTTCCTCTTTCGGAATGTCAAGGCTTGCCATAAGTTTTTTAATATCTCCATCGGGAATATTGATTTCTTTGCCATTGAAATTATATTTCATAACGTACCCCTTTCTTTATTTTCTAAAAAAATTTTATCATAAAATTTTTTATTTGTCAAGTAGTAAAAAGCCGATATTCCATTTTTTTGTGCTGTCTAAAACAATGTGCCATGATTTTAGTCTCAATCAAAACATCCTCAAGCCCTGTGTGGGCTTCATCAAATGTGTTATTGCCTGAAATGTATCTGTAAAGAATTTCAGCAGTAAGACGAACACGAGGATTTTTGTGTTTTGTCATGTATTCATTTTTAATACACCATCTTTCATAACTTTTCTGTTTTCCGATTGTCTGTCTTGCCATTTTCAAAGTATCCCAAATTTCCATTTTATAAGGGAAAAAGAAACGCTTTTTTGATTTATAGACCCATCGGATAGTATTAGTCAGTGCTTTCCAATCAAAATGTGCGTTATGTGCGAAAATTGCCTTTACGCCAAATTCTTTTAAATCTTTCCAAAAGACATTATACATAGTCTGGAATCTAACAAGTTTCCGCTGTCCGCTTTTAACCTGTTCCCAATACATGGGAATTTTTTCAGCGTAATAGGCGGACGCCATAACGTCTTTCATAGCTACAAAAACTTCATAAATCAGAAATGAACGAGTTTTATAAATCCGTCCCTGTTTGTCAGTGATAACCCAACCAATATCGTATACAAGAGACTGTGATAAATCCAGTTTATCACCATCAAGCATAATGCCGTTACAAGTTTCAGTATCAAGCCCCATAAGGTATTTAATTCTTTTATCCATTCTATCTCCTTTTGTGTGCTGTTCTTTGTTCCTTACAAGTATTATTATAAGGGATAGCAAGCGGAAAAGCAAGCAAAATTTTTAAAAAATTTGCACAAATTTCGGGATTTTATTTAATTAAAATTTGTGCAGATTTTCACTTGACAAAAAGGTTGGCGGTATGGTATAATGGATTTTCCCCGCGGCCCGGAGGACCGCGGGGCGAGCAAAAAAAATAGGGCCTGGAATATTCCAGGCCCACACACAGAAAGGAGGACAAATAAAAGTCAGTCAAGTGTGCCCGAAGGGACTTGAACCCTCGACCCTTTGATTAAAAGTCAAATGCTCTACCAACTGAGCTACGGGCACATAGACCCCACGTGGTACGCTATTAAGCGTGTGGGGTGCTGATATATGGCGGTTTTGATAAGGGAGACCGCAAACTCCCCGATAGGTTAGGCGTCCTCGTCCTCTGCTACCTCGGCATCAGGAGCAACAAACTCCGTGCCTGCGATAGCGTACAGGGTGCGCTTTTTATAGACCTTACGGACAACCTTTTCAGCCTTTACAAGCTGACCGAGCAGAGCACCCATTTTCTGGGTGGACATACCCTCGGGCAGGCGGTCATCTGCAAGCAGGTCTGCCATAGGGACGAAGTCCTCTACCTCTGCCAGAATATCAAGGATAACTGCCTTGATTTCCTCGTTGGCTTTCTGGGTCTTAGTCATACCACCCTTAGAGCTACGCTTTGCAAGCTGTGCAGTGAGAGCGTTCAGTCTCTCAACCGCTTCGGGATTGGTATCACCGAGAGCCTTGATTGCGAAATCGATTGCAGTTGCATAAGTCATAACGTTTGCCATAATGTTTTTCTCCTTTTTGATGAATGATTTTGTTTTCTTTATTTTATGTATTTATTATACTATAAGTTTTTTTATTTGTCAAGAACTTTTTTTATTTTTTATTTCTTGACTTTACAAGGAACACATGTTAGCAAGCCTTTGCATTTTTGCGTATTGGGATTGAGTCGGCTTTTGTTTTCCTCTTTCCCTTACCTTGTAAATATATTTTATCAAAAATTTTTAAAAAACGCAATATCGGAATATTGCACAAATTTCGGGATCTGTATTGATGTAAGTTTGTGCAGATTTTCACTTGACAAAATCTCAAGGATATGATATAATGGAATTTTCGCCGCGGCCCTGTGGACCGCGGCCCGCACAAAAAAAGGAGAGCCTTACAGCTCTCCCCAGTTAGCGGAATTTTTAACAATACGTCTATCCTGTCTCCGTGCGGAGCGTTTAAACTGTTTACACAGTTTACGATATTCCGCACGAGTATAAAGAAGTCCAACTTCTTTAACACCCAGCCCCCAGATAGACCAATTTTTAGCAGTACCCTTTTTAAAATAATCCATATTTTTCTCCTTTAAGCAATCAGACCAGACAGAAACGGGATAATATTCTGATTTGCGTCAATAGCGTCTCCGAGTGTCCAATCTTTTCTCACACGGTCATCATCATCAATCAAAATCTGAAAACCACCGAGGTTTTTTGTACAGGTCTCTTTAACAGTTCCATATTCTACGATATGAAGTTCGTCATAAGGGAAATCATATTTCCGAAGCCAGTCAACTTTTGCCTGTTTGACTTTCGCATCATAGTTAGGAGTAGAATCTTTAGCAAGCCACGATGTAACGACAATTCGCCAACCGTCATTTTTAAGCACCCACAGGATAGCGGTCAGAAGCACCATATCATAAAGGGGTTTAGCTTTAATGTACGGTGTAGGGTCTTCCGCCCTAAGCATTTTCAGCCATCCTTTTACATTATAAGTATCAGCAAGAGTACCATCCATATCAAATACAAGAGTTTTCATTTTTTGTTCTCCTTTCCTTTTGTTGATTATATATTATCATACATTGGAGAGATTGTCAAGGATATTTTTTAAAGTAATCCACATAATTTTGCAATTATAGGGCTTATTACATAAAAAATTAAAAATAAGAAAAAAATCCAATTAAAATTAATTTCATCTTTTTTCGGTTTATGATAGACACTATAAACACCGATAATAAATATACTAATAAGATAAAATATAAAAATAATTTTTCCTGTCATTTTTTATTTTTCCTTTTCCTTTTGTTGATTATATATTATCACACATTGGAGAGATTGTCAATACTTTTTAAAAAATTTTTTTAAATTTCAAAAGTATCATTGCCGAACATTTCAACCATCTCATAAAATTCTTCTACAGAAGAACAATCAAAGGAAGCACCATTGATTTCTGCTACCTTTTCGCCGTAGGCTTCAAAGAAAATAGCGTTTTCAGTTTCAGCAAGAACAGTAAAAAATCTTTTAATATATTCTCTATGTGTCATGTTATTTCCTTTCTATTGCTTTCCTCTTGACAATTATTATTATAAGCGATAGCCTTAAAAAACACAATAGGTAAATTATACAAATTTCGGGATCAAATTTTGTTTATTTTTATTGTAGATTTCACTTGACAAAAAGCTGGCAGATGTGATATAATTGAATTTTGGCCCGCGCCGGAGCACTACGCGCAGGCGCGGGCCAAGCACAAAAAAGCGACTTTTAAGGGGAAGTCGCCACCCCATAAAATTATTCCTCTGCTACCAGAGAGTAGACAACGTGCTTGTCAGCCTTGCCCTTTTCAACGATGCCATCCTTGACCATCTGACCAAGGAGTGCGCCCATCTTCTGGACAGACAGACCATCAGGCAGGCGAGGGTCAGCAATCAGCTTCACCATGCCGACAGGCTCTTCGGCTTCGCCGAGGATTTCAGCAATCATTTTCTTGATTGCTACGTTTGCTTTCTGAGTCTTAGTCAGACCCTTAGAGCCAGAGTTGCGCTTCGCAAGCTGTGCCTGGAGTGCCTTGAGGCGGTCAACGGCTTCGGTATGGTCTGCGCCCATAGCCTCGATAGCGATATTGATAGCTTCTGCATAAGTCATAACATTTGCCATAATTTTTCTCCTTTACTGATGAAAATCTTTTGTTTTCTTTTGATGATGTTATTATATCAGGTTTTTTGTTTCTTGTCAAGGCTTTTTTTGAAAGTTTTTTAATTTTTTTCAAGTGATTGACCAGAGCCTTACCCCGTAGCCGTAACCACCTGACTGCCTTTCCCTTACCTTGTAAATATATTATACTAAAAATTTTTTAGTTTTTCAAGATGGAATATTGCACAAATTTTGGGATCGTGAGAGATGAAAGTTTGTACAAAATGCCGATTGACTTTTTTCTGGCGGTGTGGTATAATGGAAATTTCGCCACGCGCTGGAAAGGGACGCACCAGCGCGTGGCGAGCAAAAAAACAGAGGGTTTACACCCTCTGCCCACCCTGACGGATGAAACAGCCAGAGCACTCATAAGAGCCATCTCCGACAGCCTTGACCCCAGTCAGGTCAAGGATATAGAGGCCTGTAGCCTCGATTGCCTTGCGGATGACTGCGACCTTGTTAGAGGAAGCGTTAACAGTGACGATGTAAGATGCGAAATTCATCATAGTGATATTCTCCTTTTCTGATGGTGATTATTAATTGAAATGCGTCCATCCTACCAGCCTAGGGGTTCCAGACGCTCCCCGTATGTTGCCTGCACATTTATATACCGCAAAGTAGGACTTCGGCTTGCGGTGGTGGGTCTTTGTTAGGAAGACTTACTGCGACAACTTGGCGTCTTGGGTTCTTTCCCTTGCTTCCATCCCTCACCTTATGTATTTATTATAGCACCTTTAGGTGGCTATGTCAATACCTTTTTTAAAAAATTTTTCAATCTTTGTGGTCCTGACCCGTGAGGTAGATTGAAAACCCAGAGCGGTTTGTGTCGTGTCCTCGTCGCCATAGCACGGCTTTTTGTTTATTGAGGAGTTTGCTCTCCTCATTTGATGATTATATTCTATCATCTTTTTTATTATTTGTCAAGAGGAAATTTAAATTTTTTTAAATTCTTGCTTCGCTACCGTGTATCCACAAGCAGAAGACCCGAGGTCGGGAACATCTCCTGTCCTCTTGACAATTATTATTATAAGCGAAAACGGGCGGAAATGCAATAGGTAATATTATACAAATTTCGGGATCAAAAAAGATTGTTATTTGTATAATTTTCCTCTTGACAAAAAGCTGACGGGTGTGATATAATGATTTTTCCGCGCGCCCCGATGGTGCGCGCGGCAAGCAAAAAAAATAAGGGGATAGTAAACCCTATCCCCTTATTCTTAGCAATCATAGGTGTAGCATCCCTCGTAAGGGTCGAATCCGCATTCATCTACATCGGGTTCATCGTCCCAGTCATACTCCTCATCCTCGTACTCTTCCTCATACTCAGATTCATCAACAGAACAGTAGGTTGCACAAGTGCATCCATATTCTGCCTCGTAGGGGCAATTTCCAAAGTCACAAGGGGTTTCCGCTCTCAGCATATCTTTATCTCCTTTCCTATTGTTGGATTAAATTGCTTTAGGACGTTTCCGAGGATGTACACGACCTGTTTTAATAGCTTCCGCCATGAACTTTTCCTTGGCTTCGACTTCATCAGGGGGAGCGATTGTAACCAAAGTTACAAATCTTTCAGGTGCATACAGATTTTCAATATCCTTGTAAGTAAAAAGACCGCCACCATAAACAACTTTTCTCATAGTATTTTCTCCTTTTGTGTAATGTTTTCTCTTGATGATTATATTATATCATAGTTTAGGAAAAAGTCAATACATAATGTAAAGTTTTTTTCCATCTTTTGATTTCCACATTTCCAGACCCTTGCTGTTAAAGCCGAGGAAAATAACAGGGACGTTTAAAACATAAATAGGCTCAACCTTAATGTCAGGATTAAGACCAAATTTTTCGATGACAGTTCTCAATTCTTTATCAGACATAAGTTTTCTCATTTTTATCACCTCGTTTTGTATTATTTTGTCGTATAGGGGATACCGCTGGTTCGTGTAGGCGGCAGATACCAAATCCCCTATAATAGAGAGCCACAGGTCTGTATGTGGATACCGCATCTCTATGGGGAGCACCGCTGGTTCGTATAGGCGGCAGATACCTGAACCTCATCTTGGTTCGCTCCCCCTTGACAATTATTATTATAAGCGATAGACCAAAAAAATGCAATAGATAAAATGCACAAATTTCAGGATGGATCTTTGTGCATTTTTTTTGAAAAAATGCTTGACAAAAAGGTGGCAGGTATGGTATAATGGAACTTCGGCCCGCGGCGATGAGAAGCAAACCGCCGCGGGCCGGCCAAAAGATGAGGAGTTTTACTCCTCATCCTCATCATCCCATCCGTCATCTCTAAGAGCAAGTTCTTTCAGGCCGGCAAGCTGTTCATCAGTCATCTGGGGATTGAGTTCAACCTCAATGCAGAACCAGATTGTAATCTTATCTTCAAAACCAAGGGTTCTCATAACTTCATCCATTGCTTCGTTATTTCTTTTGGTGTAATTTGTCATTTTTTTATCCCCTTTCTTTTGATGATTATATTATATCAAAATTTTTCTTTTTTGTCAACCGTCAGAAATCAATTTTTTTATATTTCTGACGGTTGTAATCCTTTTTGGATTTGTGTGTGCGGATTCCTGTATTGAAGGGGACAAGCACACGTTTCTGTGCGTTTTTTGCTTTCCGCACTTTTTTATTTTCGTTTGTCATTTTATCACCCCCTTTTTTTTCTTTTTTAACTATAAATTCTACAAAATAATCCTTCTTGATTAAACTCAAAACTAATGTTTTCTCCAGACATAGGATTTTCATATTCTAAATTATATTCATCCTCGTAAACAAGTTGCTGTCCTGTAATTTCCATCATATTTTTAATTTGTTCTTTTGTCATATTTTTTATTTTCCTTCCATTCGATTGATTATTTGTTTTCCTTTAACTGTATTTATTATATCAAAGGGTTTGGCTTTTGTCAAGCCCTTTTTTCATTTTTTTTAAATTTTATTATATCCTGCTCTCATGTGCTCAATAGCAAGATTGATAATGTCCTGCGGAGCTTCGTTTTCTGCGTAGTACCGTCTAATCTGATTCGGTCTTGCGATAAGAATGGTAATCATAATACCTGTCCGCTTGTTGTAGATTACTACCAATCCGGTTGTAGTAATCTTATGGACTTCGGGTCCATTCTTATGACCACGGTCTACAGTGACTTCCTTTACAACCTGCCCCATTCCGATCTGGGCGATAATCTGGCTACGTCTCTGGCGGTCGGCTCTCCAATGCTTGCTGTTCATGTCGTATCTCCTTTCCTTTATCTTATGTATACATTATACCCCATGAGAGCGGCCATGTCAAGTAAAATATTGCACAAAATTTCAGGAATTTTGTGCCTGATCTTTGTGCACTTTTCCGATATTGATTTTTTCTAGCGGTTGTGGTATAATGATTCCCGGCCCGGCCTGGCAAGGGACGGCCAGCCGCGCGCCGCGCAAAAAGGACGAGGATTAATCCTCGTCCTCGCCATTGAACTCTTCAAGAGTTACACCACACTCTGCAAGCAGTTCCTCAAGAGTTGCACCATAGTTCATCATTTCGTTAAGAGTAGTCATTTTGTACCACCTTTCTTTTGTATGTTTGTTTTCCTTTAACTATATTTATTATATCTTAAAGGGGTTGTTTTGTCAACCCCTTTTTTTATTTTATTTTTTGAGGAGATTTCCACTCCTCTCTCTTGGATGGCTTTGATTGTAGCGTAAGCACTTTGGGGAACTTAATCTCCAGTTACCTCACCCCGAAACTCGGACCATCAGAGTTTAAAACCGAGCGCTTGGTAGCTAAGGAATCGAACCTTAGTAGAACCGTTCTACCTTTCCTTTGATGATTATATATTATCATATTTGTTGACTTTTGTCAACCCCTTTTTTTATTTTATTTTTCAAGCCATTTGTAAAAGTTCTTTTTCCAGTTCTCAATGATTTTTACAGTGTAAAAATCATCTTTACAAATTTCTTCAACCCTTGCATCGTCCATGTGATAACCGTTCTGAATCATTTCGTTGAAGATTGCTTTCTTGATTTCGTAGTTTGTCATTTTGTACCACCTTTCTTTGATCGGTTTGTTTCATTTCTTGATTATATTATATCAAAGGGGTTGAGGTTTGTCAACCCCTTTTTTAAAATTTTTTTAATCCCAAAAACCAGACCAAACAGAAAACCCTTGTTCATTTACTATTACGTGATCGAAATAGCCATTATCATATTTTTCCATATAATCCAGGCAGTCGGCATAAGACCCCTCAAAAACAATTAATTCATCTTCGTTGCGTTCAACTCGATACATTTTAAATCTCCTTTTCATTTGATTGGGTTTTGTTTTCCTTTAACTGTATTTATTATATCAAAGGACTTGGCTTTTGTCAAGCCCTTTTTTAAAATTTTTTAGCACTCCCACGGTCCATCAGGGAAAAATGTTACACAATTAAGGTCGTCATCCCATCCGCAAGAAAGAACATAGTTCTGCCACTGTCCAGACATAGCATCAATTTCTTTTTCCATTTTATCCATCATGTCTGCATCAATAGTAACGACTGCATCTAAAAACCATACATAACCTTTCATTTTATACCACCTTTCTTTTGTGCTTTTGTTTTCCTTTGATGATTATATTATATCAAAGGGCTTGGCTTTTGTCAAGCCCTTTTTTGATTTTTTTAAAATCTTTCTTTTAAAGCAAAACCCTTTTCATTACGAATAGCAATGTAGTCATAAGGAAATTTTTTACAGGCTTTTTCAAAAACTTTTTCCGCTTCTTTCATAGTTGCTACTTTAAAACCGTAACGGAGAAAACCTACTGTGATGTGGAACATTTTGTACCCCTTTCTTTGGATCGATTATTGTTTTCCTTTGATGATATAAGTATATCACACTATAGAAAAAAGTCAATAGATTTTTAAATAAAATATTGTACAAAAAAAGGATTAAAATAAAATAAATAATTATGCACTTTTCCCTCTTGACAACTGGCTGTCACATGTGATATAATGTTTCGGCCTGCAGCGGCCGCTTCCGCAGGCTTTGGAAAGAATGTTAAATTATTAACAATCGATCTTCTTTTGTACGATCGATTGTTAATAATACGCTTTGTTATAATATAATAAAAGCCTTATTAGTTTTATACTAATAAGGCTTTTATTTTTATTTAACGTCAACACCTTGACTTTTCAAATATGCAATTCTTGAAGGAACATATTCGTTATATCTTTTTTCAAGCTGTTCTTTTGAGTATCTCATAACATAGCTTCTATCAGCTTCTTTGTAGATACCAAGTTCAACCATTCTGTTAACCATAGCTTTCTTTGTCATTTTAAACCCCTTTCTCGATCGGTTCTTTGCTTCATTTGATAAATCAATTATAACGCTAAAAGACATATCTGTCAATACTTTTTTTAATTTTCAGACTATTTTTTTAATTTTCAGATAACTTTAAAATCTTCGTTTTTAAAGGGTTTACTTTGATCTTTTAACGTGTTAAAGTGTGTTATTTTTTTAACAAACAATAGCATTTTAGGAATGAAAAAATTTTTTAAAATTTTTTCATTTTTCCTCTTGACAAACTGGTTCTATGTGTGGTATAATTGTTCGGCCTGCAACGGCCGCTGGTGCTGACTAACACAATAGAGTTTGTTTGTTAATTAACAAACAAACTCTATTACTTTAACGTATTAAAGAACATTGTTAAAACCTTAACAATCAATCTACTATGTTAGATTGATAATAGTTTAACAATGATTATTATTATTATTATTATTATTATTATTATTATTATTATTATTATTATTATTATTATTATTATTATTAATCAATTGACTTAGTTTGATTATTTATCTTATTTTGATTAGTTTGACCTAACTCAGCAAAGCCACTTTTACACATTAGCGTACTAAAGTGTTATTTTTTTAACAAGTAAAAGACTAAATCTTTAAATTTTAAAATAAGTGTTAAAAATTTAACAAGCCCGCTAATGAGCAAAAGTAAGAGTTTAGTGTGTTAAAAACTTAACAAAGGCAAGACTGTATCACTTTACCATGTTAAAGTGTTAACGTGTTACTAATGAGCAAAAGTAAGAGTTTAGTATGTTAAAAATTTAACGCTTATCAGGAAAGGTGTGAGTTTAGTGTGTTAAAAATTTAACGCTTATCAGGAAAGGTCTGACTTTTATTGATTACAGATTTATGGATTCAGAAATCTGGATACGTGTTATTGCATTAAAATTCGGCGCGCATTGGCCTGCGCGCGCCGAGCAAAACTATTAAATACAAAAAAAGACCGCCCTAAATAAAATCATACGATTTTTTAGGGCGGTCCATTCTACGCAGCGTTTATATTTAGTTTTTTGTCTCTACACAGCATTCCCAAAACTTTTCTCTCGGTATTAACGGGGGGGGTGGGTTTTTGGGAAAAAATTTTTTTGATTTTTAAAATTGATTATGGTCTCGCCATTCCCCGTACCAAAAGTTTTTAAGTTTTCAAACAACGTACCAAAAGTTTTTAAAAATCTAAATAACGGTTCCTCGCACCAAAAATTTTTAAGTTTTCAAATATAATATATTATAATAATCTAAAGCATCTACTTCTTCCATAAAAAAATGAATCCCAGGAGCACATATAAACAGTCTATTATCACAAAAATCTTTTACAGAAACTTCTTCTCCAACCTTATAAACAAAAGTAGAGTCATATATAGAATGAGCCTCTTTCAACTCTCCAGTAAAATTTCTTATTTCTAATACTTTAGCTTTATCACATCTACATTTCTTACTATCTAATCCGCTAGTTCTTTTTGCATCTTCAGGAATTTCTAATTTTATTAAAGCATAATGATTTGATTCATCAACAGCACATTTCCAACCTATAAAACTCCCAGTTGCGGGACAGGCTAAAGGCGGAAATGGAATTTCTGCTTCTTCTTCCTTTTTCTTAAAAAAAGGATATAAAGCGGCAGTTATACATGCACTAAAAAAAATAAAACTAACAATCACTATTATAAAACTAAGAATTTTCATTATTTTTTACACCATTACCAAAAGTTTTTAAAAATTAATCTTTCCCGCAGGCAAAAACCTACTCAATCTTTCTACCATCCATCCTGGGGCTTCTTCCGCATGAACCTCTTCAATTTCCATTCCAGAAGGAACTGAAATTGTTAACACCCCTTCTTTAAAGGTATAAAATAAAACAGGAGCAGGAGATGTATTTTCAATACTTTTTACAACCATATCTCTATAATCATAAACATCTCCTGTCTCACAATCTTGAGGTCTTGGAAGAAAAAATAAAACTCTCTCTTTACTAATATAATCTTGCAATTATTCCTTATCCCTCATGTCAACAATAGGAGTCGCGCCACCTGTAATTTGTGGCATTGCGCCATTCCAAGTCTTATAATAAATATACTCATTATATTCATCAGTCAGCGCGCCAGAAATCACCTTAATAGCTTCAGCCTCCGCTCTAGATTCAGTCTCCCTTGCGGCGGCAGCACCTTCCGCCTTAATCTTAGCCTTTTCTGCTTCAATTGCGGCAGCTTCCTTCTCTTTTTCCGCATTAATAAGCGCAACCGCCTTATCACGTTCCGCGTTCACCTTATCGGTTTCCGCAGTCACCTTCGCTGTTTCAAGTTCCTCTTGCGCCTTAATCTTTTTCTTAATAGCCTTATCGGTATCTTCATCAGGGCGGACATCAGTCAAAGAAACGCTATCAATAATAATACCATATTTATCAAATCTTTTCTGCATTTCTTCAGAGATGGCGGTATTCACGGTTCCTCTCTCTTTACTAACAATTTCAATCATACCATAGCGAGGAGTAATTTCCTTTATCCAACCTTGCATATTTGGTTTAATGAAACTATCAAGAATCTCTTTACCATCCTGTCCTCTAAATCTACTAAATGTTTCAGGCAAACGATTAATATCAAAAGTATAACCGAAAGCAACATCTACTTCGAGAGATGCGCCTTCCTTAGTGGGAACCTCAAAACTTTCATCATCTTCAGAGTCTCCACGCGAATCCTTTGACATGTATGACTGTTCTCTTGCAATAGTATATTTAGTTACAGTTTTAGTGGGTGAAAGGAATTTCCAACCTTGCGTCAATACCTTCTCTTCAAGGCCACCATTCATATTATAAACAATACCTGCGTAACCTGCGGGAATCTTGGTCGAAAATAATATAAAACCAAAGACTATCAATACCAAAACAACACCAATAGCAACTCCGCCAACTTTTCCATTTTTTCTCATAAAATTTTTTACTCCTCTTCTTCTTTATTTAAACTTCTTTCTATATCTTCCTTCATATCATTTATAACGCTGCCAATAAAAGGGAAGAAAATATTAAGCGCACACCATAATAGAAATGCGCAAATAATAACGATAACTATAAATAATGGGTTTAATACTGCCATTTTATCTTACTCCTTTCTTTATATTTTTATAGCTTGAGCTATTGATATAACCATTATAATTATAAAAATTATAATATTATATATACACATATCATCATCATAATCTTCATAATTAAAAATAGAAGTTCTTTCTATAATATTAAAAAATATAGACATCATACACATTCCCGCAATAAAGGCATTCCAATTCATTTAACCTTTTCTCCATAAATTTCTTCTATAATACGGTCATCAATCCTTTTCATAGTTGCCATGCCCTCTTTGTAGCCAAGAAAGAAGCCGAAGGCGAAAATAATCACTATACAGATAAAATAAATAATTCCTAATATAATATCCATCCTGCTCACTCCTCTTTATCAAATGCTGAAAAATCACCATTCAGAAGATGCTCTATAATAGTATATTCATTATTTGTGAGATATATCTTGCCCTGTCGCTCAAGACGAAAAATTAACTTTGCAAAAAATATGATTGCGTTCTTTATTGCCTTGTTATCCACGCTCTCACTCCTCTCATTTTTTATGTTTTGCAAAATCCTCTAATGCCATAAAGAATAACCATATCGGGAACATAAATATAGCAACCAATATAAAGGTTTCTACAATAAAAAGAACCACAACAAAGATTGTATATAATATTTGCAGTATACTCATGTTTCTTTTCTTTTCCCTTCACTGCAAAAATCATCGTGATTTACTTTTTTCACTCCGCTTGTAAGGTTGCACCACCATCTACCAGATTCCGCGTCGAATAAATGGTAATTGCAATCCTTACACCTGACCACAGGTACAACATCAGCAGGTGACATCTGCTCAACCACTATTGCCATTGCTCTTGCTCCTTGCGCATATGGAATACCGCCATTTTGTTCTAAATCATCCGCATTTGCGTTTATTTCATTGACCACATCTTGCTTGCGGATATATTTATCTGTCATCCTCTGCCTCCTCAAACTCATCACAGTCATCCTCATCTAAATCTTTTTGGCACCCATCCACAAACCACTGTCTCTTGCGTGTGCTGTAATAGGTATCATATCCCCATATTGCATATTTGCATTTTGTACAGTCAGGCATTAGAGTCCTCCGCTCTCTTTTTTCATCATCTACTTTCAATAATCGTTACTGTACCTTCAAACACTCCCCATTCCGTATCAGCTTTGAATGTATGTGTTTCCGGCTTTTCATCGTCACGCATCGGTCTTGTCAGATACCACAGAGCAGAATCATCTTTCCATGTGATTTCTTCTAACTTCTGTCCTTTGGGTAATTCTAAGGTCATACTTCCACCGTAATTTCTAGTAGCTGCATGACAGCCAGTTAACATAGCTATTATCATTAATATTACAATACTCTTTTTAATCATCTTATTTCTCACCTCTTATAAGAACTTCTTTATCAATCATGCTTTATCCTCTATATAAGGTTCAGGAAGCGGCATCCATGCAACGATACATTTAGTATTATAAACATCTTTTCCAATTGCCCAGCCTGGAGTATCACGATAAATACCATCTGAAGATAATAATTTTTCACAATATGTTGCCGTTTCAACTATATACCACTTTTCTCCATTTGGATAATAGCTTTTTCTTGTTACGAGTATAGGATCAGACCATAATTCATAATCTGTTTCTGGTAATCTTTCCTTTACTGGAATCCATTCATAATTCATACTTCTTCCTCCTCAAAATACTTATTCCACCATTTAATAGCCTTTTTCAAACTATTAAAGCGGTGTTCCTCTAAATCTCTATATTCATCTTCAAGGCATTCACCGATATTAATTTGATACCATGCATTATCACGGGCGGGTTCCGCACAGAAACTCAAATTAATTTCCATATCTTTTCCTTCTCTTGTAAATTCCTCAAAAGAAAGAAGAATTTCTCTAACTCCAAGTTCACTAAAATCTTCAACTGTCAATTTTTTCATTTTATTCACCTATATCAGTTATTAAATGTTTTCCTGCTTCCATGTTTGACTTATCAAGGCGGATTACTTGGTTTGCAGTAATATCACCAGTTACATCACCAAAAATTACAACAACAGATTTTCCTCCATTGGCGGAAATGTCTCCCGTATGATTACCGTAAATAACAACATTATCACCAGTTATATCACCTACTCTATCATTATTTACTTTAATTGTAGTAGATTTTTTATCGGAATCCTCTTCAGCATTTCCCCATATTTTCCACCACATAGATTCAGGTGGAGGGGTAGACCCGTTCAGTCTACCAGCGTCGCATACATAAATAAGACCTTTATATTTTACTTTATCATATTTAGTATAAAGTGTATCTTCCTTCCATTCTTCTACTATTTCTTCTGCATTTCTTGTTAATTGCTTCCAAGCAGATTTATAAATAGGAATAATAGAATTTTGAGGATGAAGAGACATAAAAATATCTCCATTAAATTCAACGAGGTCTCCTTCTGCATATGTTTTAAAAGAATTATAAGAATCTACAGGAATACCATGCCATGTCAATATATAATCGTTACAATCGTTACATTTAATCATTTTTCTTCCTTTCTCTTGTCTTTCATTTTCTAAAAATATTATATCAAAAAAAATTCAAAAAAACAAGTCAATTTGCTATTTAAGCTACTTTGACTTGTACAAAAAATTTTGATATACTAAAAATATAAGGTCAAGAAAGGAGAATCTTATAAATGGAAGATTCAAAAAATTTAAAGTTAGATTATACTATTTAGTCTCCATAGGCGCGAACTGCTTTAGTGCAAGAAATAATAGATTCTCTACCTCCTGAAAAAATAACAAAAAAATATTTAGAAGTTATGTCAGATTATATTATATTTGCTATGACAAAACAAGAGAGAAAAAATAAATTAATAAATACCAGCAATAGAATGATAACAGTAAATAAAAGAGAAAAATCTTTTTAGGGGCTAGTGAGTAAATTTTAGAACGGTGAAGATGGAATATATAATTTAATAACAAATGATAAAAATATTATTTTTACGCCTAAAATTTCTATTACGGCAGAAGATGTAAAAACAATTCCTGGTCTTAAACAGCTACAGGAAGCCATAGCGGAAACTGAAGCCCGCTAGAAAAAAGCTAAAGGTAGAAAACGTTTTATATTAAAACAACAATTAATCCAATTACGTCAAGACCAATACGTTTTAAAAAACTCTTATAAACAACCTATAAATTGTTTAAATGGTATTAAAAATTTTTATTCTCTTAATTTTGATGATAATATAACAATAAAGAATGGAAAAATAGAAGATAAAAGTTTAATATCTTTTATGAATCCTAAACACATTTCTGCTCTTTTGTGCAATTATTCTCGATTAAAAGAAAGTTGTTATGGTAAATTTTATACAGATGGTTATTTCCTTATGGAAGCATTAGATAAAATAGTAGATCAAACCCTTGAAAAGGATTTTCCTCTTTACTATAGTCTCTTGATTTATAAAATAGATGGAAAGACTAATCTTTAGATTCAATCTCTTTTGTAGCAATAGCATGATGTTCATTATTCTATATAGTATATATCTTCTCTTTGGCGGAATAAAATTCCTAAAATGATTGCGGAAACCGCAACGAAAAATTATCTTTTATGGTATTACACTAATAAAGAAAAAGGCGAATGGAAACGCTGTTCGAGATGTGGATAGGTTAAATTAGCTCATAATATCTTTTATTCTAAAAATACTTCCAGTAAAGATGGTTTTTATTCTATATGTAAAGATTGTCGTAATAAAAAGAAGAATAAAGTAGTAAAAATAGTAAAAAGAATACCGTATAAAGGAGATTAATATGATTAAAAGAACATGCCCAAAATGCGGACGTACATTAGAAGAAATTAAATTTTTTTCTTATAGAAATGATAGAAAAAAGAAATATCCCATTTGTAAAGATTGCATTAAAATGAATATAGATGACTATAATCCAGATACTTTTGTAAAATATATAAAAGAATTTAATGACCCTTGGTCACCTACTTTATGGAATAAGATATTAGAAAAAGAAGAAATTCGAAGAAAAGAACAAAAAAATTTTTATAAATATTTAACAAATACTCCGTCTATTATAGGAAAATATTTAGCTTATGTAAGATTAAAAGGCTTTCAAGCTTTTACATGGGAAAGAAGTGATTAGTTTGAAAAAGGACAGTCACATTTACTTCATTTAAGCAATCTTTCTTCTAAAGAGGAGGGATAAAATATGGCAAAAATAACATGTTAGAAATGCGGTCGTACTATGTAGGAAGTTAAATTCTTTTCTTATCGAAACGGTGATAAATTTTAGATATGTAAAGAATGTATAACTCTACACGTTGATAATTTTGATGAAGATACTTATTTATGGATAGTAAAAAAGGCAGATGCTCCTTGGGTGCCTCTTCAATGGAATAAAATTAGAGATAGAGAATATGCAAAGCATGGAGGAAAACTAAAAGGTACTTCTGTCGTTGGTAAATATTTATCTTGGACAAAATTAAAACAAAATAAAGATTATTCGTGGGAGACAAGTTAGGAATTATGTAAAAAAGTTTCTCAAAAAGAAAATGTTGATAAAGAAGCATAGGAAGCCCGTCAGGAACAATTAAAGGGTCAACTTGAAAAGGGTGAAATTAGTTAGGCACAATATAGAACATTAGTAAGTTCTGAATTTCAAAAACAAAATGAATATATAATGATGCCTAAGATTCCATAGCAAGATGCTATCGGTAAAGATAATGCTTTTAATGAAAATGACTTTTTCCCATAGGAAGAATTACCTGATTTGGCGGCCGACCTTACGTTAGAAGATAAGAAATATCTCGTTATGAAGTGGGGCCGCACTTATAAAATGAATCAATTAATTGAACTTTAGAAAAAATATGTTTAGATGACGAATTCGTTTGATATACAAGACGCAGATAGTAAAAATTCTTTGATTCTTATTTGTAAGACTTATTTAAAAATGAATTAGGCTTTAGACTGCGGAGATGTAGAAGGATATGGTAAATACAGTAGAACCTATGATATGTTAAGGAAGTCCGCAAAGTTTACAGCAGCGCAGAATAAAGATGAAAAAGGAGACGTCGTTGATTCAGTTGGTGAATTAGTTGCCTTTTGTTAGAAACATGAGGGAAGAATACCTAGATTTTAGATAAAACAACCTGATGCTATTGATAAAATTATTGATGACTTAAAAGCATATAATAGAAGCCTTATTTATGAAGATGCTGCTCTTGCAAGGCAGGTTTAGGATTATTTGAAACAAGCAAGAGCGCAACAGATGAAAAAAGAAGATACTAAAATAGCTAAAGAACAAGGTTTTGATGTACCTCAATTAACAGAAGAAGATACGTTAGCTTATAAAGAATTTTTAAGACAATAGGCTGATGAAACTGAAAAGATTACAGGAGGACATTAGGAATGAGTTTACAAACATTATTAGATAGTTCTCTTGCTTATGAAGGTAAAAAACAAGGTATATCAGAATAGAGATTACTTTAGAAAATAGATGATATAAGAGATAAAATTGCTTTCTTTAGATAGTACCCTGATTTATTTATTGATTTTATACAAGGTCCAGAAGGAACTTTTAAGTTTTTATATTATCAGCGGATTTTTTTACGGATCGTTATGCGGCATCGGTATGTTTATGCAACGTTCCCGCGTGCGTACTCAAAATCATTTTTATCAATGATGGCGTTGATGATTAGATGCGTTCTTTATCCTGGTGCCGATTTATTTGTAACTACGGGTGGTAAGGAACAGGCAGCATCTATTACGGTAGCGAAAATAGAAGAAATTTGCCGTTTAATTCCCGCGCTTGCAAATTAGATAAACTGGGATAGAGGTAAAACTAAAAAGTCAAGAGATGATGTAAACTATGTATTTAAAAACGGTTCAAGAATAAGTATTCTTGCCGCAAAAGAATCTTCAAGAGGACAAAGAAGAACAGGCGGAATTATGGAAGAATGTGTTCTTATTGACCAAACTATGTTAAATGAAGTTATTATTCCAACCACTAATGTTAATAGGCAATTAGCAGATGGTACTCGTGATAGTAAAGAAGTGGTTAATAAGTCACAAATATATATCACTACCGCAGGATGGAAAAATTCGTTCGCTTACGATAAACTCATTTAGCTATTGATACGTAGTTTGATTTAGCCAGATGAAGTTATGATAATGGGTGGAACTTATGAAACACCTATATTAGAAGGATTGTTAGATGAAGATTTTGTATAGCAATTAAAATTATCTGGTACTTTTAATGAGGATTCTTTTGATAGATAGTATCGTAGCCTTTGGAGCGGAGACGCTTAGAACGCTTTCTTCTCATCTTAGGTTTTTGATAAACATAGAGTATTGCGGCAGCCGGAAGGAGAATATAGCGGCAGGTCTAGTAGATCAGCATATTATGTTTTAGGAGTTGACGTTGGTCGTATAGGATGTACGTCAGAGGTTGCTGTTTTTAAGTGCACCCCACAGCCGCAAGGAGCAGCAATAAAATCATTAGTTAATCTTTATACTTTTGAAGCATAGCATTTTGAGCAACAAGCAATTCATATAAAGAAAATTTATTATAAATATAAAGCACGAAAGATAGCTTTGGATGCAAACGGCCTTGGAGTAGGTCTCTTAGACTTTATGGTACTGGCGCAAGAAACGGATGATGGAGACTATCTTCCACCTTTTGGTGTTTAGAATGATGAAGAAGGTATTTATAAAAAAATTTTTAAAGGAATATCTTAGTATTAGAAAGATGCTATATTCCAAATAAAAGCTAATGCTCCAATTAATACTTAGGCTTATTCTTATGCTCAAACTCAAATGTCAAGCGGAAAAATTAAATTTTTAATTGATTAGGCTTAGGCGAAAGCAAAATTGATGTAGACAAGAACGGGTCAGAATATGACTCCCGATAAAAGAAATGAATATCTTCGTCCTTTTGTTTTAACTACAGTATTAAGATAGCAAATGTTAAATTTAGTATAGGATAATGAAGGTGTAAATATTATTTTAAAGCAGGATAGTCGTGGAATTAAAAAGGATAAGTTTTCTGCTTTTGTTTATGGATTATATTTTATTAAGCAGGAAGAGTAGCGAAGCCGTAAAAGAAAAAAGAGAGATTTAAGTAAAATGTGTTTGTTTACACCTTATTAATTTTTTAATAAATAATGGACAAATTTTAACAAAAAGATTTTTTTATTTTTAATATATAATAGTTAAAGAAAGGAGAATATATTTTATATGAAATCTTCTCGTGCAGAAATAAAAATATGTTAGATTTTATAGCAAGCAGGTCTAGTTTTTCAGGAAGAATATAGTTTTCCCGATTTAATAGGTCGTGGCGGTCATGCTTTACGTTTTGATTTTGCTGTTTTTGATGATGATGGTGAGTTATGGTTTTTAATTTAGTATCAAGGTATTCAACATTATAAAGCAAAAAGTATTTTTGGAGGAATGTCTGGATTAAATCAACAACAGTATTATGATATGCAGAAACGTTAGTATTGTAAAAAGCATGGTATAAAACTTGTAATAATCCCGTATTGGGATGAATATCAGATAAGTTATGATTATATTATGAACTTAGCTGATGTCTATTGAAGGCGGTGATTTTTTGGTAAATAGAAAAGAAGAGATAAAGAAAAAAGGTTTTAGAATGAGACCTTCTTTACAAGATACCAATGAAACATACTCTCCCGCATTAGACTTTTCAAAAATAAAAGTAGGTGTAAAAACTCTTCAAGATGCTGTTGTATCTTTAGGAGAATTTAAAAGAATTAATCCTAGACTTGGTGACAAGCAATAGGTACTTAAAGCTATCAATAATGGGAATAAAGCTATGATGATAGAAATATCTAATTTCTTTTATCGTACTAGCGGTATTTATGCAAGATTATGTAGATACATGGCGTATCTATATAAATATGATTGGTTTATTACTCCTTTTGTAAAAGGATGTTAGGGTTTATTAGACCCTGATAGCGGATTAGGTAGTATATAGACAAGTGAATAGGATAAAGAGAAAAAGAAACAATTTCAGAATTTCTTTAAAGTATTAAAGTTCTTTTAGGCTTTTGAAGTAAAACGCTTTTGCGGCGAGGTTGCTCTAAAAGTAATAAGAAACGGTAGTTATTATGGGTATTTATTACCTCAAGGAAATAAAGTAGTTGTACAATAGTTACCAGTAAAATATTGTAGATCTAGGTTTAAGATTTCAAATCGTCCAGTAGTAGAATTTAATATGAAATATTTTAGAGATGCGTATCCTGATGAAACACAGCGTTATCGCATATTAAAACTTTTTCCTAAAGATTTCCAAAAAGGCTACAGATTATATATTGGCGGAAAGCTAAAACCTGATTTCCCTGGAGACGAGTCAGGATGGTATGTATTAGATCCAAAAAGTACCGTAAAATTTAATATTAATGAAGAAGATTTCCCTCCTTTTATTTCTGTTATCCCCGCTATAATCGACCTAGATGCCGCACAATAGTTAGATAGAAAAAAGATGGCACAGAAACTTTTAAAAATCATTATTCAAAAGATGCCATTAGACAAGAATGGTGATTTAATTTTTGATGTTGATGAAGCACAAGAATTGCATAATAATGCTGTTCAAATGGTTAGTCGTGCTATTGGTGTTGATATTTTAACTACTTTTGCGGATGTTTAGGTTGCGGATATGTCCGATAGAGGAACAACAACTACTATTGATGATTTATAGAAAGTATAGAGAACAGTTTATAATGAAGCGGGTGTTTCACAATTACAATTTAACAGTGATGGTAATATAGCATTAAATAATTCCATTGCTAACGATGAAGCATCTATGTATAATTTATTAACACAGTTCGAATCTTTCTTAAATTTATTGTTAGAACCTTTTAACAAGTCACCTAAAAGATGTTATTATCAAGCACAATTCTTGCCTACAACTATTTATAATTATAAGGATTTGGCTAAATTATATAAAGAACATGCGCAAATGGGTTATACGAAAATGCTTCCTCCCGTTGCGTTAGGCCAAACACAAAGTTCAGTATTAGCAAATGCGTTCTTTGAAAATGATATTCTTGATCTTGTTAGAGTCTTTGTTCCTCCGCTTACTTCTAATGTTATGAACGCAGAAGCTTTACAACAAAGATCTGCGGTAAACAGAGGCGGTGAAAATGGACAATCTGGTGGTGGAAAAGAATCTTCTGGTAATAAATCGGAAGGCGCTGGCCGCCCAGAAAAGCAGGATAATGAAAAAACAGAGAAAACAATAATGAATAAATAGAGTATGTAAGGAGAAAAATAATGGCATTAGCACATCAAAGTATTGCTACTATTAAATCTCCTGAATTTATAAACTTACAAACCTTAGATATAAATCCTCTAATGTCCTCTTGTGAGATTAAAGTTTTTTATTTAGGAGAAAATCGTAACGGTAGTTTTATATCAAAATAGGTTGCTACGGAAATGGCTAAAACTTTACGTGGCGCGCCTATTGTTGGATATTATAAAAAAGATAAAGAAGATTTCGCAGACCATGGCGATCAAGTCATCTTAGACGATGAAGGTTTTCATTTTAATTGTTTAACTAAACCATATGGTTTTGTGTCTCCTGATGCAAAAGTGTGGTTTCAAGATTTTGAAGATACAGATGAGTTTAATAATAATGTTATTAGAACTTATTTAATGACAACAGGCTATCTATGGACAGGACAATTTGAATAGGCTAAACAAGTCTTTGATGACGGCGGAAAGCCTCAGTCTATGGAATTAGATGAAAAAAGTTTACAAGGTCATTGGGCAAAAAATTCAAAAAATAATATGGAATTTTTTATTATAAATGACGCAATATTTTCAAAGTTATGTATTCTAGGAGATAATGTGTAGCCTTGTTTTGAGGGTGCATCCGTAACTTCTAGTACATTTAAATTAGATAAAGATTTTTCAAATACTTTATTTAGTATGATGAAAGATCTAAAATATGCCTTAGAAAAAGGAGGACAACCAGAAATGGCAAAACTTGAAAATCAAGCTCCTGAAGAAGTAAAGGACACTTTTGTTGAAACTTCTTTTGAGAAAAAAGAAGAAGAAAAGAAAGAAGAAAAATCTGATTCTCAAGGAGAAGGTGCAACAGAAGATAAAGAAGAAGAAGATAAGAAAAAGAAAGAATATACCGCAAAAGACGATAAAGAAAAGAAGGATTAGGAAAAAGAAGATTCTTCTGACGATAAAGAGGATTCTGCGGAAGAAGAAAAAGAAGATGAAGATAAGAAGAAAAAGTTTACAGCTTTACAGGCTGATTACGAAATCTTATCTCAAAAATATTCTGATTTAGAAAAAGAAATTGCTTCTTTAAGAGAATTTAAACAAAACATTGAAGATAAAGAAAAGGATGCCTTAATTAATCAATTTTTTATGTTAACAGATGAAGATAAGAAGGATGTTATTTAGAATAAGTCTAAGTATACTCTTGAAGAAATCAAATCAAAATTAGCAGTAATTTGTTTTGATAAAAAGGTCAATTTTAATTTAGAAGAAGATTCTGAAAATGAAAAAGATTAGAAGGGTATTATTACTTTCAATGTTGTAGAAACAGAAGATCCAGACCCCGAGTGGGTAAAGGCTGTTAAAGCCAATATGGTTAATTTTTAATTAGGAGGAATGTTAATATGGCTGTTGAAAAAACAAGAAAAGGCTTCGGACAAGTTGAACCGAACCATCTTTCAGCTAGATATACTGGACAAATTTACGCTCAGTTACCTGCAAAACATTCAAACGGCAATGCTATTGAACAGCTTGAAAATGGTCAATTTCTAAAATATGACTATGCAGCAGGCTGTGCTAGCGATAATAATGCTTCTGCAGGGGAGTGGATGTTAGTATTTAATGAGGAAAAACTATATGATGAGCGTTATCAGAATCACAGATATTTTGCTCTGAAAAATACAGATTTTACTGATAAACTTATTTATCCTCGTCTTTTAAAGACAAATATTGGTGATATTTTCACAACTAATACTTTTAAATCAACTGATGAAACACCTAAAACAGTAACTACTGGAGATTAGGTTATTAATTTACCTACTCTTGCAGTTGGTGCTACTGTTGTAGTTGGTGATGATGGTTGGTTAAAAGCAGGAACTCCTAGCGCAGGACAAATGGCTTTTAAGGTAGTTCCGCATTTCACACAAATTGGAACAACTGGTGTTGATTATACTCTTGGAGATATGCAGTACGCTGTAAAACTCCAGAGAGTGCAATAATAAGATAGGAGGATATAGATATGGCTTTAGATAGAAAAGAATTACAAGCATTAGCTAAGGCTACTGCTAAGGCTTCATTAAATCCTTCTACTACTTTTGCTTTTAATAATACAAATTTAACTTTTGAAGCATTAAATGAAACCTTTAGAGATGAAATGAATAAACTTGCGGGTACTTATGCTGAGTATCGTGAGAATAAGAATCTTATTTTCAATTTAATCGAAATCGGTTTAGACGAGATTCTTCCTGCAAAGGTTATGCAGAATTATGGTCAGTTTGCTGACGTTAAAACTTATGCACAGGGTGACAAACCTGTATTCCGTGTAAGAATTAGTGAGGCTTCTAAAAAGCGTGCTAAGAGTTTCGTAACAAGAGTTGGTCTTGCTGGTAGATATGAAGTCTTCAAGCTAGATGGCTACACACTGGAAGTTCCTACAGCAGCATACGGCGGAGCAGCTTCTATTGGATTCGAAGAGTTCCTTGATGGACATATCACAATGAGTGATGTTTATGATTTAGTTCTTGAAGGACTTGATGAAGCTGTTTATCGTGAGATTGCTAAGGCTCTTGTTGCTATGGCACAAGACGGTGATTTTAATCCTTATAACAAAGCTAATGTTGCAGGATTTGACGAAGCTGAATTTGATCGTCTGATTGCAACCGCGGATGCTTATGGTCAGAGTACAATTTATTGTACATTTGATTTTGCGGCTACTATGCTTCCTTCTCAGAATATGTGGTCAGATAGTATGAAGGAAGATATTTGGAACAATGGTTACTTTGCTACATATAAGAGACACAGAGTAATCGTTCTTCCTCAGAGTTTTGAAGATGCTACAAACTCAACAAAGGTTCTTGATCCTCGTTATGCTTATATTATTCCTACAGGAGCAGAGAAACCTGTTAAGGTTGCTTTTGAAGGACAAACTGCTGTAAGAGAGCATGAGAACGCAGATTGGTCAAGAGAGATTCAGACTTATAAGAAACTAGGTATTGCAGTTTACAATGTAAATCCTGGTATTTGTGTCTATAAGAATTCTGCTCTTTCAAAGAGTAACGCTTCTAGATCAACTGGAACTCCTACTATTAGTAAGGATATGACCATTGTAGTGACTAATAATTAAATATATGGGGAAGAACGTTATTTCTTCCCCATTATTTTTATATAAAGGGAGATACAAGGAGAAGATATGGAAAAGACTACATTAATTAGAGTTTTAAATAGAGATAATGGTTCTGTTGTTTATTCTATTCCTGAAATGAATGGATTAAGACGTGTTTTTCAATCTGGTGAAACAAAAGAAGTTACTTTTGAAGAACTTGAAAAATTATCTTATATCCCTGGCGGAATGGCCCTTTTAGAAGATAGTTTAGTTATTTTAAATAATGCATAGGCAGTACGTTTAATATTAGGAGATGTAGAACCTGAGTACTCTTATTCAAGAGAAGATATTATTAAATTAATGAAAACAGGTTCTTTAGATGAATTTTTAGATTGTTTAGATTTTGCTCCTGAAGGAGTTAAAGATTTAATTAAAAATTTATCAGTAGAGCTACCTTTAAATGATGTTGCTAAAAGAGAAGCTATTTTTAATAAATTAGGTTTTAATGTAGATAATGCAATTAGAATTAAACGTGAATCTTCTGAACCAACTGAAGAAAAACCCGTTGTAAAAAGAAGAGTTCAAAAGAATTAGGAAAATAAATCTACTATTCCTACTCGTCGTGTTGTAAAATAAAGAAAGGAGGTGTAATAATGCCAGAGAACTATACACCCTTTTCAGATGTTTATAATAGTTTTTTATCTAAAATTACGGATGATATGTATATGGAACTTACCGTAGAAGATACTTATAAAATACTGTATGAGTTAGTGGTTGCCGCACTTCCTAAATTTTAGTTTCCTCGACAAGATTTATCTTATCAACAAATTTTTGTTGAAGGATAGGATGAAGATGATGAAGGAGATTTAATTTGGGCTTTTGTAAATAAATTAACTCCATAGTAGATAAATATAATTTCTACTTATATGATTGTAGAATGGGTTGGACAACAGTTAGCTTCTGTTGAAAATACTCGTATGAAATATAGCGGAAGTGATTTTAAATTTACATCACAGGCTAATCATATGCAAAAATTATTACAATTAAAAAAGGATTACGAGCGGGAAGGTTTTCATTTACAGCGTTTATATAAAAGAAGAAAAAAAGATGATACTGGAGTATATAGATCTACTTTTGGGACAATAATGCAGAATCATCCAGAAGGAGGGGCATCGGTATGGCACAATTATTTTTAAAATACGGTGTCTCTATAGATAAAGAAAGTTTTTCTACAAATATAAAAAGAATTATAAATCAATTATATAAAATACTTCCTATGAGGGAAGAAGGAAAAGACTGGCAAAAACCGTTAGAGACTTTAATTGAATAGTTATGTGGAATGAAAAGATTAATATCTAATCAAGATAGTCTTTTTTTCACTATAATATGTAAAATGGAGGGACTATTTGATTTAACAGATGACGAAAGAGATATGCCGTTATATAGGCGGACAATTTTCGAATGTCTTAGTTTATTAAATAGTTTAAATTATAATGATTTTGAATCTTGATAGTTTAAGAAACAGAGCTACGTTTAAAGATGATAATGAGCATTTCCTTTAGGAAAAAAACTTTGGTCTTAATACTTTACAATCAAGATTAAATATAAGAGGTGGACATGACCAATGGACAAGAATGAGATAGGATAAATTAAGAAGTTTATATAGTGCTTTATTCTCATCTTATCAACGAGCGATTGTTCAAAAATATGATGTAAAAAAAGATAGTTTAGCAAAAAATATTATTTCAATAATTACTCTTTTACAAGATAAAGTTTAGTTATCTGATTCTTAGATACAATTTTTAGATAAGCTAGAAGAATAGTATAATTTTTTAAATGCGGAAAGAGATACGGTACAGTATATTAAACAATTATAGCGTATTGTAGATTCTTTGGTTGATAGTGAACCTTTATTTAGATGTTTAATTAATCATGATAAATTAAAGGTAGATTATTAGGATAAAATTATATCTATTCCGTTTATGTAGCCTCCTATTGGAGAAGATGAATCTATTGAAACTGATTTTCATAATGGAACTGTTTTTAAATGGGTACATGGGAATAAATAGGAATGGACTCCTGATACATATTGGATTGTATATATGCAATACTCAGAAGAAACAGCTTACTTTAGAGCAGAGATTCGAAAAGCAGATGAAGAAATTGAAATTATAACAATAGATGATGAAGGTAATGAAAATACAGTTACTTATCACGGTTGGATGACAGGACCTAATGAAACAACAGCTTTATGGAATACTAAAAAAGGTGTTGTTTGGAATGATATGAATTATACTAAACTATTATATATAACAAAAGATGAAGATACATTAGCGTTTTTTCAGCGTTTTGATAGAATTATAATTAATGGAAAACCTTGGTAGGTGCAAGCATATAATGAAAGTTATAGCACTAATAAGCGCGGAGATGCGGAAACCGGTATAATTAGAGTGGCACTAAAAGAAACCTATACGAATACTTCTCAATTTGTAAAGGAAACGATATAGGATTTAGATAAACAACAAGCTGATAAATAGGTTTATGACGCTACTCATACATAGGGATATATTGATGGACCTGCAGTTGCCGCACCTTATGATAGGTTGGTTTATACTGCAAAGAACCTGGATCCCGCAGAATGGTCTATATCAGATTCTACTCTTGCTAAAATAGTTTCAATATCTGAAGATGGAAAAACTGTTAAAGTAGATATATTAACGGGATTTTCAAATAAAGAAGGTTTTGAAATTAGTTATGGTGATTTAAAACTGAAAGTTCCTATTGTATCATTATGAGGAAAAAGGAGAGTATTGCATGAGAAAAGATTTAATATCTTTAAAACCTATTTATTCAACGTTTTTATCATGCGATAAAGATATATAGAAGATTTTAAAAGTACTTTTTGTTTAGAGTCGCCCACATAGTGATATGCTTAAAAGACTTTTGATTATAAATTCAAAAGATTGTTTAGAAAATAATGCGGAATATCAACGTGTTATTGATAATTTTTCTTTAAAGGATTTAATTGATAAAGGTTATATTAGATTAAATCCTAAAATTTCGAGGGGCACTCATTAGGAAGTAAAAAGTTATATTCTTATTTCTTTAGATAATTTTTCTCCTAATTTTAGGAATCCATAGTATCGAGATTATATAATTAATTTTGACATAGTATGTTATAATGATACTTGGGTATTAAATAATTATAAAATTAGACCTTTAGCAATTTGTGGTTATATAGAAGGAATATTACGAAGTTTAACTTCTTCTACATCAAAAGATAAAAAATCTTATGATGCAGATATAAAATTAACAGGTATTGGAAAATATGAATTAATAGGCTGTAAACAAGTAGTTTTAAATGAAGATTTATCTATGTATACATTATCTTTTAGAGGAATGCATTTTACGGAAGATATAGGACAAATAAAGATAAATGGAGAATGAACTTTTATATTTATCAGGAAATGATATTCCTTTTGAATAGGCAAGATTAATTTTACATCAACCTACTATAAAAGAAATTGCTTACATAGGAGAAAAGAACTTTTTTACAGGATGTTAGTTTTTAATATTTTCAAAAGAAAAAAATTTATAGGATAAGGACAAAATTCTTTTAGAAGATTCTAATGATTTTAAAATATTAATGACAATGATAAGACAAGATAATGTAATAGCTAAGAATTATAAAATTTGTATGCATATGGTTCTAACATTAATATTTCCTTAGTATAAAATAGATTTTTTACCTTTAAGTATTAGATTACTAAAAGATAAAGAATCTTTTTTTATAGATGAAAATAACTTTGATAAATTTAAAAAGATTATTCAAAGGATGTTTTGTTTAGGAGCAGGTTAGAGTTCGTCAAGATATAATCCTGGCGGACCACAGGCTGCCGCACTTGTTAAAAAATTTCAAGAGCGAGCAAGGAAATTAGCTAAATTAAAAGGTCAATCGGAAGATTAGATAAATATTTTTTCTTAGTATATTTCTATTTTGGCGGTTGGCCAACAAAAGAATATGAATTAGTTATTACAATATACCGTTTATCAATTATAGAATGAAATGCGCCGTTTTAGAATGAAAATGGGATATGATATATATATTCAAGCTAAAATGGCAGGCGCACAAAATTTATAGGAAGTTAAAAATTGGATGGAAAAAATTTCTACCGATTAAATTTTTAAGGAGGAAAAAACATGAAGTTTGGTGTACGCGAATGTGCAAATATTGTTTTCCGTGCAAAACAAGAGACTGTTATTGGAACTTCAAGATTCCATGTTGGTCAACCAGTACTTTATATTGATACAGCAACTACATCTGCAATGGAACAAGCTAGTTCAACTGTGTATGCACAGGGTGGTCCTGGTAATTCTAGATTAATTGCTTGGGAAGGTGATAAAACTCTTACATTTACTGTTACTGATGCGCTTATCTCTCCTGTTTCTCTTGCTATGTTATCAGGAGCGGGTCTTATTAAAGAAGCAGGTAAAAGAGTTCATGTGCATGCAACAACTGCTGCTACAATGACTGTAACTGGTTCTGGTGGTAACTATACAGGTGTTATTGATTTAACCGATGCTTTAACAGAATTTGGTACAATTAGTCCTGTTATTTCAGGCGAAGGTATCAAAGGAGTTACTGTTGATGCAGGAACAGATGCACCTTTATTTATTATTAAAACAGAAGACGATGGTTCTATTACAGGAGATATTGTAACTTCTGGAACAGATATTACTTATACAGTGCAGACAACTGGATCAGGTTCAACAGCTAAAGTAACAAAAGCTATTTTAACTATTACAAATCCTTTATGGAATAATGATAGTGCTAAAGCTATTACTTCATCTGTAAATGTATTAGTTGATTATTATGTTGTTAAGAATGCAGAAAATGTATCTGAAATTCAGATTACACCTGCGGACTTTGCTGGTTACTACTATGTTGAAGCTGATACTCTATTCAGAGCACAGGCTACTGGTATTGATATGCCTGCTAACTTAACATTCCCTAATGTTAAAGTTCAGTCTGGATTTACAATCACTATGGCAGGTACAGGTGATCCTTCTACATTTGATTTTACAATGGATGCTTTCCCTGGATACACTTATTTTGATAAGTCTAAACAGGTTCTTTGTGTAATTCAAGTTGTTGAAGATAGCTTAGCTGCTACTTCTGTTGGACATAGCGTAATGCTTGAAAACGATGCTAGAGAGCATAGTAATATTTTAATTGGCGATAGTGATTTATCAGAGCCTCAAGGCTGATGATTAATTAATTATGGGAAAGGATATTTTATATCCTTTCCCATTTTTTTTATATAATATAATAGGAGTTTTAATTTCATGGCTAATGATATGTCTTTTATAGATTCAATATTATGTTCATCAATATTAGAAAAAAATATTTCTTAGATAGATGAAACAGGGAAAAGAACAAAAGAAAATATATCAGCATTAATAAATTAGTTACAAACTATTAGAGATTCTTTAAGAAAAGAAAAATTATATATTTAGGATGTAAGTGGAGAAAGGAAAAATGTTACTAGATGGAGAGATATTTTAGATAATCAAACTTATACCATTGATTATGGAAAAATACGGCAAAATAAAAATTTATAGCAAAATTTTATTGAAAAAATGTTACGAGCATATGAATTATCTACTTTAATTTTATCAGAATTAGAATTAATACATTCTGTTTCTACGGTTGTAACATGTATAGGAAGAGGATATTCTTATTCACGTCTTCCAAATTTTGCTTTTGAAGCCAAATATGTTTTTTTAAATAAGCAATCTAGTTAGAAATCTGGGGGTAGATAGATTTTTGGATTACGATTAAATCAAAAGCAGATAAAACAAAATATTATTAATAAACAAAAACAAAAAACTTAGGCTTAGATTGCTTTATCTAATCATTTTAAATTTTTTATTGCACCTTTTGTTGAATATGAAATTCATGCTAAAAGTACAACAAAATGGAAACCAAATAAAGGAGTTTTAGGAGAAACTTTTGAAAGACATTTAGAGAATGTTCCTCATAATGACATTCAATCTTTATTAGATAATAGTATATAGCATTTAGGTTCATATGGAGAGCGTTGGATTTTATATAAAATGAGTTCTGGTTCAGATCCTTTTTTCACTGGACCTGATACGTAGCTTAGCCAAGTAAAAAATATTAATGCTTCAATAGTTTCAAATATATAGACTTTAATAAATACTATATAGGGAATTTTAAAAATAGTAAATAGTGATGGAACTTTAAATAAAACAAAAGAAGAATTATCTAGTATATTTAACCAAGCAGAAACTAGTTTTAGTATGGGACAATAGATATATGAAGATTTGTTAGCAAATGCCCCTAATCAATTAAAAGATATTTTACAAAGTGTATTAAACACAGGAGAAACAAAAATTACTTTAACTGTTAAAGAGCCTGGTAAAAAGGGAAGAACTAAAAAGAAGTATCAAATAAATAAAGAAACTCTTACCTTAGAAATGACCTCTGATTGACATTTTTAAAATTTTTTGTTATACTTTAAAAAGTAAATAATTTTAATTTTAAAAGAAGGAGATAAAAGGATGAATTATAAAGATTTAAATTTACATACTGATAATGATATGTATTATATCGAAGTATAGGGAAAGAAAATTAATATAAAAAAATATCTTCCTATCAATGATAAAAAGGATTTAGTTGAGATTACTCTACAAAAAGCGGAATAGGCGGACGGTACATATAATGAAATTTTAATTGATGTATATTTTAATTTATATCTTGTTTATCTTTATACCGATATAGTTTTTACTGATGAAGATAGAGAAGATGAAATGAAGCTTTATGACGAATTAGAAAGCAGTGGAATACTTGAAAGAATTCTTGATAAGATTCCTGAAGAAGAGTATAATGTTTTGATGGATTATCTAAAAGCAATGCGGAAAGAAATTAGTTCTTATAAACATAGTGCGGCAGCCATGGTACAGAAATTGATTGTAGATCTGCCGAAGAATGCAGAAGCCGCCGCAAAGATTGTATAGAATTTTAATCAAGAAAAATATAAAGAAGTTATTGATTTTGCTCAACATGCAAATGGTGATAGACCAATTCCTTTTAAACAAAATTAGGGCTAAATAATTTAATTTTAATCGCTCTCTTTGTATATTATTACAAAGAGAGCGATTTTTTTATTTTATTTGAAAACAAAGGAGGAGATAATTAATGGCTCAACAAGGAGGAAGAATAGATTTTTAGGTAGGTTTTAAAGCCGATAAATCTGGAATCAATGATATTAAAAAGAGTCTGCAAGATTTACAAAGAATAAAAATAGCAAATTTTGACGGGCCACAAGAAGATTTAAAAAGAATAAAAAATACTGCAAAATAGGTACAAAGTGCGTTAACGAAGGCTTTTAATCCAAATTTAAATACTATAAACTTAAAAACTTTCAATAGTTCATTAAAAGAATCTGATTTAACAATAAATAAAATATATTCAGATTTTTCTCAGGCTGGAGCACAGGGGCAGGTAGCATTTAATAAAATGGCAACCTCTGTGTTAACAACAAATCAGTCTTTAAAACAAACAGAAAATATTGTTACTAAATTAGGATAGACTTTTGTTAATACTATAAAATGGAATATTGCTTCTAGTGCTATTAATACTTTTACAAGCGGAGTTCAAAATGCTTTTACTTACGTTTAGCATTTATAGAAATCTTTAACTAATATTAGAATTGTTACTGGCGATTCTCAGCAAAAAATGGAAGAGTTTGCGGCATCTGCTAATCGTGCTGCTCAAGAATTAGGACGTAGCACTATGGATTATACCAAAGCCGCCCTTACTTTCTATCAACAGGGTTTAAATGATGAAGATGTTCAAGCTAGAACTGAAGCCGTTTTAAAAGCACAAAATATTACTGGCGCTGGTTCATAGATGGCAGATTATTTAACTTCTGTATGGAATGGTTATAAAGTTGCTAATGAATAGGCGTAGGTTTATGTTGATAAACTTGCCGCAGTTGCAGATACTAGTGCATCTGATATGAGTTAGTTAGCTATTGGTATGTCTAAAGTTGCATCTACCGCTAATACAATGGGTGTGGATATAGACCAATTAAATGCTCAATTAGCTACTGTTATTGCTACAACAAGGCAAGCTCCAGAAGCTGTCGGTACTGCATTTAAAACCATATACACTCGTATGAATGATATTAAAACTGGATCAGATGAAGCTGAAATCAGTTTAGGAAATTATTCTGGTAAAATGGCAGAGTTAGGTTTTAATGTTCTTGATGCTACAGGCCATTTAAGAGACACAGGATAGGTTATGTAGGAGATAGGTAGCCGCTGGGAAGATTTAACAAGAGAACAACAAGTTTATTTGGCTACTACGATGGGTGGTCAAAGACAGGTTAACCAGTTAATGGCTCTATTTGACAACTGGACTACATATAGTGAATTATTAAATACATCCCTTGAATCTGAAGGTACTCTTGCACAGAAAAATTCTGTTTATCTTGAATCTCTTGGGGCTAAGATGGAGCAATTAGGTGCCGCAGGAGAAAAAGTAAAAGATAACTTAGTTGACAGTTAGAGTTTTGGTAAATTTATAGATATATTAACAAAAGGGACAGATTTATTAGGAACTTTTGTTGAATCTATTGATGGTGGCGGTTCAGCTCTACTTGGATTAGGTGGTATTGCAACACAGGTCTTTAGCGGTACAATCGCTAAGGAAATTAATAAAATAGTTGTTAATTTTCAAAATATGAAATTTAATATGGATCAAGTAAATTAGCAACTAAGATTAATTGAAGATTTTGGTAATTCTCAAGGTTATCAGCAAGGCGCCATTGATGAAATGTTAAATGTAAAACGTCAGATGATAGATTATAGCGCTGTAATGACGGAATAGGATAATAGAGAATATAATGCTATTGTTAAAAAAATTGGTGCTGAACAACAATATATATTATAGTTACAAGATAAAATTGAAAAAGGTAAAGAATATAATGAAATAATTCAACAAGCTGTTTTAGAAAATCAGAAAAATGGAATAGAAACTTCTTTCAATGATGTTCAAATGGAATTACAACAAAGTATTGAAGATATAACAAAATCTTTATCTGATTTTCGTGGTGCAATGGCATCTGGTTTAGAAAAAGATAATTTTACAACAGGTCTTATTACAGAATTTGAAATTGTAAATAGTTATTTAAATAATAAATTACCAGAAGGTTTTAATAAAACTTACGAAGAATTAACAAAAGAGCGTGATAGATTATTAAAAGAATCAGAGAATATTATAACAGAAGATGTTTCTCGTATAAACCAAAGAATTATCAATCTAATAAAAACTGCTGTAGGTAGTATTTCGGAAAATTTTAATTTTAGTTTAGATGTAAAAACAAATACAGCAGAAATTGAATTAGCAAGAGATAGAATACAAGAATTAAAGGGGGATGCTCTTCAATTATAGCAATCTTTAAAACAAGCATTATCTATAAAAGGCGGAGTAGAGGTTGTAGGTGCCTTAGGATCTATGTCTTCTGCAATTTTATCTATGCAAAAAGGATTAAGTAGTCTTACTGATGAAAATCTTTCTCCTTTAGAAAAAATGCAAAAAGTATTGATGAGCATAGGATATTCTCTTCCTATGCTAATAACTAGCTATCAAAAATTATCAACCTGGACTAAGACTTTTACAGGTGCTATAACAAAAGCTATGACTATTCAATAGCAAAAAATGGCTATTGAAAAAGCAGAAGAAGCATTAAATAAAGCTAAAATAGCAAGAGAGTAGGCAGAAATTGCTTTAAAAAATAAAAATAATGCTTTATTAGTGGTAGAAAATAATTTACAATAGAAAGATGTTTCAAGTGCAATGAAATTAGCTGGGGCTAAGCTAAAAGTAAAATAGGCTACAGAGGCGGCGGCCACAGCAAAAGAAAAATAGGCTTTAGCTACTAAAGAGTTAGAAAGTGCACAGACAAAGTTAAATTTATCTACTAATCTTTTTTCTAAAATAGGTATTGTAGCAGCTATCGTTGCAGTTGTATTAGTTGCTAAAAAATTATATGAAGTATATAATCAAGATGCAATCGCCGCTTAGAGGGCGGCAAAAGCTGCACAAGAAACAAAGAAGACTTATGATGATTTAAAAACTTCTTTGGAAGATACAAAAAAGGCTTTAGAAGATTTACGTTCTTCAGAAAGTGCTTTATAGGGATTATCTCGCGGTACAGAAGAATGGAAAAATGCATTATAGGATTGTAATAATAAAGTTCTTGAATTAATTTCTAACTATCCACAATTAGCTAAATATGTAGAAAATACTAATGGACAATTAACTATATCTCAAGAAGGCCAAGAAGCATATTTAAATCAATTAGAGCAAGGGGTAAAAAACGCTCAAAATGCAAGTTATATTGCAAATAGTAATGCTAATTAGCAACAAATATATTCAGATGCTGCTGCTATTGGGCATAGAAGTATATACACTTATGAAGATAGACAATCTAACGGTAAAATGGAAGAAGAAAGTGCTTCCGCCACAAGACAAGAAGTAATTTAGATTGTTTAGGCTATTGATAAAATTATAGATTCTGGTGGAGATTTATCATAGGGATTAAATGGACTTAAAGATCAAATTGTTAATAAAACAGGTTTAAATGAAGCTTTAGTTGATGCCGTTTTATCTAATGAGTAGGCGGTCTTAGCTTTAAGAGACCAAATGCAAGAAAATGCTTTAGCCGATAAAGTTATGTATCAAGGTATGGCTGAAAATAACTTAATGAATAATTCTACTTATAGTGGAGCAGATGATTTAGGTAAACAAGTTATATCAGCTATAGGCGGAGCAGATTTATAGGCAGCAGTAAAAGATGCTTAGGAAGAATGGCTTAAAAAAATGGAAGGCTCTCAAATGAGCCGTTTTGACAATGCTGCTAGTGCTAATGTTCAAGAAATTTTAAAAGCATTAAATGATGCTCAAAACACAAATTGGAGTTTAGACTCTAATGCTGTTAGAGGCGGAGATAATGAAAGAACGATTGCTTTTCTTGATGAACAACATTAGGTTCAAATTTTAACAAAAGAACAAATTGCTTCTACTATTGCTGCAAAACAGGCTTTATAGGAATTAGGCATATCCGCGGAAAATGCCGCGAAGATGTTAACTGAGATAGATAGTCTCCAAATTATGGATTCCGCAAAATCTGCAATTAAACAGTGGGTAGCGGGTCAGGATATGACAAATATTAATCAAGCTGGGTTAGATAATATCCAAGGTAAAACTCTTAATGAAATATTTGGTGGAGATGAAGAACAGTTACAACAAGCAGCTAAAGCGCGTGGTATTGAAATTGAAGGTAATGAAGATTGGCAAAGTCAATTAGAGAAGGACTGGAGTGATTCTTGTAATTATTTAAGCACTGCTTTTGATGAAGTTGCAAAAGATGCAACTGATAACGTAAAAAATGCTTGGGAAACATTAAAAAAAGATAATGACATAAAAGAAGCTACTTTAGGAACTCAACAACAGTTAGTAGAAGATATGAGATAGGCTTTTACTAAAGGCGGAGAAGAGGGATTAAAGACTTTAACAGATTTCTTTAGTAAAACTGAAGATTTAGATTCTTTAAAAGAATTGTCTGAAGGATTAGATTTTAATACACTTTCAGTTGAAAATTTTAAAACAGCTCTTGAAGAAGCAGGTATAAGTACTTCTGCTACAAACGAAGAAATACAAAGATATATTGAAACTCAAAAATAGCTATCTGAGGTTTTATCTCCTGAATAGAATTATAAAAATGTTCATGATATTACAGATGGATTAAAAAGAGGAGATACTATAGATGCTGAGCAAGCAGAAACATTAAAAACGGCGGGGATTAATGTTGATGCATTCTTTTCTCATATGGCAGATGGGTCTTTAAAATTAAAAGTTAATGCAGAAGATTTTCAATCTTATATTAATCAAATAACTTTAGAACCATTTAAGAATAAAATTGATGAGTTACAAAATAAAATTAACGGAATACAATCATTCCAACAAACTGATTATGCCGCGGGGAATGATAAGGGAAATACTTTTGAAGATTTTTCAAGTATGGTAAGTCCCTATGAACAAGGTTCTTATGATATTGATAAGATAGAAGCACAATTATAGTTTTTAAGAGCAATAGGTGAAGAAGATTAGCATATTACTCAAGTAGAAACTGATTTACAAAATTCACGAGTTTCTTCATACGAAAGTTTAAAAGCTATTTCTGATTTAGTTAAAGAGCATGCCAATGATTATAATGATTTAAATGGTAAAGTAGATTAGTATAAACAAAATATTTAGATTTTAAATGAACAAATGCAAAATGCTAATTAGTTACCTTTAGATGCAGATGTTGATACAGATAAATGGGAAAGTTTAACTGAGCATATTCAAGAATATGCTTAGGCAAATGACGAGTTAGCAGATTCATTAGCAACTGATATTGATACAGCGTAGGATGTAGCTTAGGCAATTTTACGTTTTGACAGTGCTATTGGATAGGTTAAAGATCATTATGAAGAATGGTTAGAAGCATTATCTTCTGATTCTATTGAAGATCAAGTTCAAGCATTAGATGAATTAGAAAATGCTTATTCTGATATTTTGGATTTACCTTTTGATAATGTTTTAAGTGATAGTTTTTTACGAAGTGCTGAAAATTTAAATTTATTGCGAGAAGCTGCTAATGGTAGTGAATAGGCTTATAATCAATTAGCTTAGGCGGCAGCAAAAGATATATTAATAAATTGTGGAATTGATACTTCTCAATTTGACATAGATAAAAGTTATATTGAAAGTTTTATTTTTGACGAAGGGGCTTTCCCGGATCTTGAAATTGGGGCTAGCTTAGATAGTGAACCGTTTCTAAATGGTTTAACTGATATGATTAATGCCGCTCATATGACACAAGAGCAAGCAACTGACTATTTAGCAAATATGGGTGTTGACGCTTAGATTATTTAGGCAGATAGCGAGGCAACAGAAACAAAAGAGCAGACAGGATTTCATGGATAGCCAGTTCCAACACCTTTACCTTATGAAGTTCCTATTGCTAATGGTATGTCAGTAAGTACAGTTGCTTCCACAGGTTTAGTGACTGGAGTAAATTGGGTTCCTGATGAAAATTTAATTCAAGATAAAAAAGAAAATAAAGCCTTTTCTTTAAAAGTTGTTTCTGCAAAAAAATCTTCAGGTGGTGGTTTTAAATTTAGAAATTCTTCCGCTGGAAATAAAGGTAAAGGCGGCGGCGGCGGAGGAGGTAGAGGTAAGAAAGGTAGAGGAGGAAAAGGTAAGAAGGGATCTTCTAAAACTCCAAAAACCTAGAAACCTATAACCGATAAACCCGATCGTTATCATGATGTTAATCTTAAATTAAAAGATATTGATAATGATTTAAGTAAGATTCAAAAATAGCAAGATAAATTAACAGGTAAAGATTTATTAAACAATCTTAATAAACAATTAAAACTTCTTGAAAAACAAGTAGCTACTTATAAAGAAAAACTTGAGTTAGAAAGACAATAGGCTAATTAGATTCGTAGTCGTTTAAAGAAATAGGGTGCTACCTTTGATCCGAATGGAAATATTTCTAATTATAGCAAACTTCTTACAAAAGCATTAAATGAATATAATGATGCAGTTGCTAGATATAATAAGATGAGTGCGGAAGAGCAATAGAAAAATAAAGATTTGCTTGAAAACGCTAAATTAAAATATGAAAATCTTAAAAAAGATATATAGCGTTACGATAAAATTATATCGGAAGAAATTCCTGGATTAGAGAAATCTATTCAAGAAGCTATCGACAAACAAACTGAAATTAATATTCAAAAATTTAAAATTAAAGTTGATTTAGAAATGGATATGTCGGAAGCATAGCGGGAGTTTAATGAATTTGCAAGAAAAGTTAAAAAACAATTAAGAGACGATGATATTCTTGGAAATGCTAAATCTTATTTAAAAGATTATTCTTCTTATTATAAAGGTGGATATGACGTTATTCAAGGCCTAACAGATCAAGTTTTTAATACTTTAGCGGAAATTAATAATATTAACAAACAGGGTATTTCTTCAATATACGGTACCGATAAGGCTGCCGCATTAAAAGATTTACAAGAATATACATAGGCATTAATGAGCAATCTTGAAGATATAGAAGATGTAGTTGCTAATATTAAAGATTCTATTTTTGATGCTATTGATAAGGCACAAGATGCTTTTGATGAACAAAAGAAAGAATATGAATATATTGCTGATTTAATTGAACATAATCAAAAGGTTGTTGAATTACTATATGGAGAAGATGCTTATAAATAGTTATAGAAATATTATGAATTACAAGAGAAAAATAATAAAGACCAATTAGACTTTTTAAGACAGCAAAAAGAAATGTGGTATTCTCGTATGGAAGAAGAGCGGGTAAGGATGAATAATCTTACTGAAGGTACAAATGCCTGGAAAGAAGCTAACGACCGCTTTGAAGAATATAAAAGACATTGGATGGATGCTGTTGATGATATAAATAGCCAGATTGAAGATTCTCTTGATAATTTAATTGATAAATATACTAATGCTGTTGATAAAATCTTTTTAGTCTTTGAAAATAATATTACTAATGGAAAAGGTTTAGATAATATTGCGGAAGAGTGGTAGCTAATTGGTAAACAAGCGGATCAATACTTAGATAAAGTAAATTCTATGTATGAAATTGATAAACTTGAAAATGCTTATAGAGATGCTATTGATGATAATGATGGTAATTTAAAAGCCCAACAATCTTTAAATAATTTAATGAATGAACAATTAAAATATTTAAAAGATAAAGATAAATTAACTCAATATGATGTTGATAGGGCAAATGCTTTGCTACAAATTGAAATTAAACGATTAGCTTTAGAGCAGGCTCGTCAAAGCAAGACTAAGTTACGTTTAAGAAGAGATGCACAAGGCAATTATACTTATCAGTATACAGCAGATTAGGATGCAACAAGACAAGCTCAACAAGAATTGGCGGATGCTTAGAACAGTTTATATAATTTAACAAAGTAGGCATATAAAAATAATTTAGATGATTATTATGATACTACTGAAGAAATGAATGAAAAAATAAGGGACGTTTATAAAGATACAACTTTGTCTGCGGAAGAGCAAAATCAAAAAATTGCTATGATTTATGAATATTACGGTGATATTATAAATAATTTAACATAGCAAAATGAAGATTTAAAGAAATTTATGATGGAAGATACATTTAACGAAATGGCAAAAATGTATAATACCAACGTATAGAATTTTAAGAATATGACAGATGAAGAAAAAGATATTCTTATGAATGATATGGTCCCTTATTGGAAATCAAGTATTCAAGATATGGCTGATACTTTTGCGGGAGCAGGTGGTTTCGGACCTATAACTTAGGATCTGTTTAATGATTTAATAGATAATTCTAAAGATTATCAAGATTCATTAGATGAAATAGGTAAAATTGCAGGTGTAAGTTTAGAAGATATTAAAAATGCTACTGATGTAAATATTCAAAGAGCAGAAACTTTATTAGAAAAAAATGATGAATTAATAGATTCTTATAATGAAGAAATGTCAAAAGTACAATAGGTTATTAATGAAGTTGAAAGATTAGTACAAACTTATCAGAGAGCCAAAGATGCCGCTATTCAAGCAACAGAGGCGGCTTATGAATATACTCAAAGAGAAAGTGCTAATACTGCGAATCAATTAATTGATAATAAAAATACTGCTGGCAAGTCTTAGTATACAAAGGCGGCCGCCTTTGATACAGGTGGATATACTGGAGATTGGGGAGATGTAGGTAAAACTGCAATTCTACATGAAAAAGAAATAGTTTTAAATGCTTAGGATACTATTAATCTTTTATCGGCAGTAAAAATCACAAGAACGTTAAGTGATATAATTTCTAATTTTAATATGGAACCTATTGGATTAGGAAGAGTAGTTAATAATACTAATAATTCTTCTAATAGTACCTCTCAAAATATTACTATACATGCGGATTTCCCTAACGTTACCGAAAAATCTGAAATCGAAGCCGCATTTAATAATCTTGTTAATAAAGCAAGTCAATATGCTTTTAGAAAATAATTAGATAACAGGTAGATATTTATATCTACCTGTTACTTTTTTATAGGGCAATTAATTATAATATACATTATATTTTTTTTATAAAAAAATAGAAATTCAAAGAGAAAAAAGGAGGTCTTATAAATATGAGTGGTGAACAATATTCTGATGCTCTTTTATAGGCAATGTCTGTTATTGCAGATCGTACAGTTTCAAATGCGAAATATAATAAAACCATTCAAGCTACTGTAGTAGAATGTATAGACTCTACTATAGGAGAATATAAAATAAAATATCAAAATGGGTATTGGACTGCATATAGTTAGAATGTTAATACTACTTATATGCCTGGAGCGAGTGTTTATATAAATATTCCAAATGGAGATATGTCTTCTATAAAAACTATTGTCGGCACAACTCAAAAACTTGGAATAAATTATATTAACGTAATTCCAGAATAGGGACAATATGAAGATAATGGTAATAATATTTTAACAAATAATCAAGGATATAGTTTATCTTCATATAAAACGGAAAATTTAATTATTTTTGAAGAAGGTAACGATAATTTTTACGATGCGGATGCCGCAAACATATATATAAAAAGTTCTTCTCATTTACAGTTTGCTTTTGATATTCAAACAGATTTAAATTATGAACAGAGATATAATGGTAATTATGGAATTAAGTTTTATTTAAAATTTAAAGATAATACTTTTGAAGAGACAGTAACGAGAGTTTATACTTTTGATATTTATAAGATGGAAGGTAATCCATATTCTTTCTTTAATAAAACGAATCAGAAAGCTGTTTTTGAAATAGACGGTGCTAATTTTATAGGAATCGAAAAAATAGAATTATTTACATAGCGTTTTCCAAATCAAGATGAAAATGCGAAAGATGATATTTTTATTTCTAATTTATCTATTAAAGGTATGAATCAATTATCTCAAGAAGAAATGGATTCTGTATCACTTTCTTTTGTTGCAAGAAGAGGATATATTTTTAATGATAATTCTGATGACAACGATACACGTCCAATTTAGGCTGTTGTAAGAGTTTTAGGAAAAGTTGTAAATGAAGTAAGCCAAAATTTAAAATTTTATTGGTTTGTTCAAAATGTAAGTATCACTGAAAGTAATCCTTTTTATTTAAAATACGGTGGATATGGATGGAAATGTTTAAATAATTATAATGTTTTATCTTCAGATGAAAATGGAAATCCTTCAACTATAGAATACATTCCCTCTAAACCTACTTTTTCTATAGCAAAAAAAGATGTAAAAATAAAATAGCAAAAATATAAATGTGTAGTATTATACGGAGATAGTTCTTTTTCAAAAGAATTCGTTATAATAAATGAAGATGCTTCTTATAAAATGATTATTGTTTCTGATGCTGGAACTTAGTTTATTGCGGATGCAGGCTCCCCCACTTTAACATGTTATGTTATGGATAGAAATTAGGAAGAAGTTGATTCTATTATTTATCGTTGGGGAGTTATTAATAATCAAGGTATTTATAGTTATTTACCTGAAGGTAATATTAATATAGACGAAAATATAGAATATGGTTATCCAGAAGCATTAGAAGAATATAATCAATTAAAAGAAGGAATTGAAAATCATTCGATTTTGCAATATGAAAAAAATGAAAAAGATAAAGACTTATCTAATATTAAAAGATTAGAATGGCTAGAAGATAGAATAAATACTTTTAAACAACAACAAACAGTTTATCAAAACAAAATATTTTTTGTCGATATAAAAAGAATTGATAATTTTAGTACATATATATGTACGGTAATGGATGAAAATAATAATGTTTTGGGAACGCAAGAAATTACTTTAATTAATAAAAAGACTTCTAATGGTGGATATTCTCTTGTTATAAACAACGGAACGCAAGTTTTTAATTATAATGAAGAAGGTATTAGTCCTTGTGAGGATTAGAATATTAAATATGTAATTCCTGAATTAACTTTTACTCTATATAATGAAAAAGGGGAAGAGGTTAATCAGGATTATATTAATGTTAATAATATTAAATGGTTTTTCCCTAATAAAGAAAATAGTTTATTAACACATAATTATGATAATACTCCTTTAGATTTTTATAATCAAAAAACTTTTTCTTATGGTATTAGTAAAAAATATTTTTCTAATAAACAATAGAACGATATAAAATTAGAAGTAACTTATAATGGGTATACATTAAAAGCTAAAACAAATTTAACTTTTACTAAAGAAGGTTTTTTAGGAACAAATGGTACAGGCTTAGTTTTAAAAATAGTTCCTGAGGGATTAACAGGAACTAGTCCTTGTTTAAAAATATCTCCTTCAAAAGCAAATCAAAAAAAATTAATTGGAAAATTTAATTTTGATAGTTTAAAAGCATAGTTATGGGATGGAGAACAGCAAATAGAAAAGGCAGATTCTTATTTTTGGTAGATATTAATACCAGTAAAAAAAACGGAAACTTTTTTAAAAATAAAAACTTCATCAACATTAACAACAACATCTTCTTTTATTAAATTAGAAGTAAATAATAGTAATATTAAAAAAACATTAACAGATAACCCTTATAACATTATAAAATTGACAGTAACTTATAACGGTAAAAAAATATATACAACATTACCTATTTGTATTTATAAAGTTACAGTAGACTCACAATATGATATTGAATTAAAAGAAAATTCAGGTTTTAAATATGTTTTTTATGCTTAGGACGGAACTCGTCCTAATTATAATGATAAAACACCTTTTACAATTACCGTAAAACAAAAAATTGGTAATATAGATTTTGAAGAAATTAATACTGTTGCTTCAAAAGATTTATAGTTTTCTTATGTAGCTAATGGTAATTTTAAAAATACTTCTCAAAAAGATAAAACAATTCAAACTTTTGCACCAATACCTTTATCTTATTTTAATGGATAGACTTTAGATAATTATGTTTATTGTTTAATTACAAAAAATAATAGCCAAGATGGAACTATTACAATCGGTTAGGCTTTAATTCCAATTCATATGATGCTTAATCGTTATGGACATGCCGCTTTAAATGATTGGGATGGTAATTCTATTGATATAGGAAATACTTCTCATGATACTATTTTAGCCCCACAAGTTGGAGCAGGATAGAAAAATAAGAATGGTGAATTTTCAGGAATATTGATGGGCAGTGTAAAAATTCCTAATAAAACTTAGAATGGTTTATTTGGTTATTCTAAAGGTGCCCGTACTATATTTTTAGATGCAGAAACAGGAAATGCTAATTTTGGTATTGCAGGAAATGGTCAAATTCAAATTAATGCTGAACAAAGTATTATTACTGGTGGAGGTTATAATATAAATAATTATAACTCTGATATAAAAAAAGATACAAATAAAGAAGGTATGTTAATTCACCTTCAAGCACCAGAAATTAGATTTGGTTCTAAAAAATTTTATGTTACTTCTGAAGGTTAGCTATATGCACAAGGTGGTGGCCAAATTGCAGGATGGAATATTAGGGATACTAGTTTAAGTAAAAGTATTTTTAATAAAAAAGGTGAAGAAATTAGTAGTACTGGTATGAGTTCTGATAATAGTGATAAAACTAATTTAGCTTTTTGGGCAGGAAACCAGTTTAATGTAGATTTTAATGGACATGTAAATGCAACCTCTATTGATATAGGTGGAGATAATAAAAATCACCAAGATGTCCATATTACAAAAGGAACAATTTATAGTGGTAAACATAAACCTTTTAACAGTACAGAGGATGGATTCTTTTTAAATTATGCAGGTTTATCTATTGGGGCAGATTTTAGAGTAACTTCTTCAGGATATTTAACAGCAAAACAAGGAACTTTTGGAAATGCTACTAAGAATTTTACGATAGGAATTTTTGAGGATAAGGATGGAATTACTTATACATCTCTTAAAGGAAATAATGTATATTTAGGAACTGATAAAATATCGTTAGGTTCTAATTTTTCTGTAGATAATACGGGTAACTTAACAGCTTCTTCTGGTAAAATTGCAAGTTGGTATTTTACAGATGGTGCTTTTTATAATCAAACTGCTAAAGATGCTGCTGATAAAGACAATGAAGTTGGATATGGAAAATGGAACGATAAAACGAAAAAATATGATAGCATTTATGAAAAAGGTATGTATTTTGGAAACGGTGGAATAAGATTTGGTGCTAATTTTCATGTAGGTAGTAATGGTAATATGTTTGCTATCGCTGGTACTATAGGTGGATGGAGTATTGGTTCTAGTTCTTTAACTGGAGGTAGTTTAAAATTAAATAGTGATGGTTCTTTATCAGGACCTGGTTGGAGCATTGCTTCTAACGGAGAAGCTACTTTTAGTAATGTAAAAAGTGCTAATATAAAAGGTGGGACTATATCAGGAGGAAGTAGAACAGGTGGTAGTATTGATCCAAGTAAAGTTAAGGCTCCCTATGGCAGTGGTCCTTCTGGCAGTGGCTTTAATGGAGGCACTTTAAATCAATGGTGTAAAAATATTGTTACTACAAGTATTACTGCGGATTATATTACAAGTAAATTGAATTAGTCAGACTGGTCTATAACTAAAGACCTTTCAATTTGGGGGGATGCTTTTTATAAAGGTTCTGAAATTGCTACTCGAGATTGGGTAAATACTCAATTAACACACTATGCAAAAAAGGGTGAGACACCTTCTTCAGGGTAATTATTAATGGAGTTAAATATTCATTAGATTAATAAGGAGATAAAAGGATGGAAAATATTAACTTAAAAATGGCGGAAGTAGATGCCGCATTGACATATTACCTACAGCAATTACCAGTTGGTGTAGCTTATTATATATTAAAAGATAAAGTAAGATAGCTTGAATTATTATATTATAATCAAGCAAGACAAGAGCAAGAAAATATAAAATCTTCTGAAGAAGAAGCAAAGGAGTCAACAGATGAGTAAAACAGTAGTTACAAAAGTATTTAAAAAGAATAGTAACGGATAGTTTTCATCAGCAGTTCCTATTGGAACCTCTTCTGAATATGTATCTGTTTCTAAGAATGGAAACCAAGTGATGAGTTTAAATACTTTAATTGGTGATCCTTCTGTTTTTACAGAAACTTCATTATCAGATAAAGTAATAGAAATAGAAGAAAAAACAGGAATTGCAGATGCTTCCGCTACTCAAAAAGGATTAATGTCATCTGCGGATTTTAAAAAAATAAATCCTCAAATTATACAAAACGATGGAGATTTAAATAATATAACAAATATAGGTTGGTACAAAATTGTTTATAATCCTTCTGCTGATAAAAAAATAGCAAGTAATGTTCCTGAAGGAATTTTAGCTTCTTGTTGGATGTAGGTTCAACAATTATCTAATTCTAGCTTCTTTCAAAAAATTAGGACTCCTTCAGGAATTTATTTTGAAAGACAATTTACTAATAATCTTTGGTCAGATTGGAGTAGATTAGATAAAACTATGACTGCGGCAACCGATAGCACAGACGGTACGTTAGGAACAGTACCAGCTCCAGGAAGAGGACAACAAAATAATTTTTTAAGAGGAGACGGAACGTGGGCGCCAGTTGAAAATACATGGGTAGAAAATACCGTTAATACAAATGGATATGTTCTTGCTCCTTCTTCAAGTAATTCAAATAAAGTTTGGAAAACAGATATAAACGGTAACCCTGGATGGAGAGACGAAGAAAAAACTTCTTATAATGTATTAGGGGCAAGTGGTGATAGCACTACAAACGGTGTACTTGTTCCTCTACCTGCTTCAAGTCAACAAAATAATAATAGTTTTTTAAGAGGAAATGGAACTTGGAGTGGTTTAAATGGAAGGTTATTAACAGAAACGGAATATAATAGATTAAACGCTCAAGGACTTTTCTTTGGAGCAAAAATTGAATTTAATCCTCCTTCAGAAGCAACGTATGGAGGTTTTATTGATTTCCATCATAAAAATGGAACGAGTGACGATTATAGCGCAAGAATTATAGAATGGACACCAGGAACTCTTACTCTTTATCATAATATAGATGTTTTAAACAAAACTACTACAAAAACTTTAGAAGTAGCTAATACTGTTAATGTAGGAGGAAATTCTAATATAGAAGGAAATTTAACAGTTAGGTCTGATTTTGGTGTTACTGGAGGCGCTATCGTAAGAGGGACTTTTAGAGTTGATAATGGTCTTTATGCATCAGGTGGAGCTACAATTTCAGGAAAAACTGAAATAAAAGGAATTTTGAAAACTCAAAGGGCTGATAACGGTGAAAACGGTCATACTATAGTAGTAAGTTCTCTTGCTGAAACGGGTGGAGTTTTTATGTTAAATAGTTATACAGGAAAAACTTTACAGGTGCTTGGAAACTGGGGAACAAAAGGTAAAACAAGTTCACAATATATTGCTGTAAGTTCTTCAGATATACGATTAAAAGAGAATATAAAAGAAAGTCATGTAAGCGGTTTATAGTTAATAAATAAAATTCCATTATATGAATTTGATTGGAAAAGAGATAAACAGCATCAGAAAATTGGTTTTATAGCAGATTAGTTAGAAAAAATAGATTCTAATTTAAGTCTTGGTAGTTAGAAACCATATGATGAAAATGGAAATCCTATTTATAAGAGTGTAAATACTTTTTATTTACAAGGTTTTGAAATTAAAGCTATTCAAGAGTTATCTCAACAAAACCAAGAACTTAAAAAAGAAATTGATTCTTTAAAGAAAGAAATTAAAGAATTAAAGAAAAAGGTATAAAAAAAAGGGAAACGATAAAATAAATCGTTTCCCTTTTTTCTTTTTAAAAAGCACTTTTATGCTATTTAATATAAGCTATTCCTAAACATATGGCATCGCTTATATCATCATTAACATCTATATTATAAATCATTTTAACTAAACGCTTACTATTAGCTTTTAAAGTATCTCGTCTTATCCCTGGTCCAGTTTGTATTCCACATAATCTTCGCCAATGCCCAGATACATATAAATCTACTTTATAATTTAAAATACCTAATTTTGTAACAGTTTCTCCTTGAAGATATATTAATGCTTTATATACTGCTTGGTTTTGTTTAACATCCTATGGTAAAATTTCTTCCATTACAATATTTGTAGGCTTATATTTTTTACATATTTCTACAATTCTATTACTCATACTTTCGATTCTTTTATATACGTTTCGATCATTCTATATTAAACATTCATAATGTATTAATTTGCCCTACTAAAATATTGCAATTCCGCTAGATTTAGTAGAGGCATCTATCGCTAAAGTTTTCATCGTTGAATCTACCTCCTTTAATCTAACTTGAGTATATCAAAAAATTTTAAAAAAGTCAAATAAAAAATGGGAATAGGTAAAACCTATTCCCATTTAATTTATATTATTTACTTCCACTACTTCCAAACCCGCCTTCCCCTCGTGCAGTTTCATCTAATTCTGTAACTTCTTCAAAAGTTAAATTAAATTTAGGAAGTAATGCAAATTGAGCAATTCTTTCATGCGGCTCTATTTTTTTCATACTATCTCGATCATTATGAACTGCTACTTTAATCTATCCTCTATAATCGGAATCAATAACACCAACACAATTTGCTAAGCGGAGGCCCTTCTTTGTAGCGATGCCGCTTCTTGGGAAAAGTCCACCCCAATAATCTTTAGGGATTTCCATAGCAAGTCCTGTTCCAATTAATTCTGTTTTATGCGGCCATATATATGTATTTGTTTCCGTATTAGCATATAAATCCCACATAGCGGCATCCTAGCTTCCGCAATATGGAAGTTTAGCATTTTCATCAAGTCTCTTAACTTTAATATTTATATTATTCATCAGCTACATCTTCCTCCGCGCAATAAATAGGCATTAACTCACAATCAGGTTCTTTCTCTTGACAAAATTCTTTAGTAATAATAACTCGTCTCCATTCATCAATAATTTCACCTTTTTGCTTTTGTGTTTTAATTTCATTGCTAGTTTTTATGACAGTATATTGAGGATTTGTTTTAGCCTATTGAATAAGTTTTGTTGCTTCTGACTATGAATCACAACGGTACTGCTAAGTAACTTTAATTAAATATCTGCTCATTTTATCTCCTTTAAATTTGTGAATATATAAAAGTTATATCATTTTTATTATTTAATAATATCTGTTTTTCTTTTGTTTGTTTTTCTATTCTCTATAAAAGATTTTTTGGGCCGCCGCTTAAATAAACTTTCTTTAAAGTTTTATCTTTTGCAAAAAATTCAGGAAGATAAGACATTGGAATCTATTGAGTTTTTGACGGAGAAAAGAATCCATTTTTAATACAAACAGTTTGTTTCCAATCTCCTATTCTTATCTTACAATACGCTGTTTTCATTATTTCCTCCTTAACATTCTATAACGGCATTATCATATGGAAATAAATAATAAGCAAAAGGTTCATCATCAATTCTTAACCAAATTTCAAAATTACCATCAGGTTGCTCTTCAATAGAAAGTACGTCTCCTCTATTAGTGCAACATCCTAAACATTCTTTTGCAGCTATTGCGGGAGGATTTGGATTTTGATTTTCATACATGTGAAAAATAGTAAAATCGCTTCTATCTTTACAATATAACATCCCATATGAATCACACTTCATATTAAAAAAATTTTCAATCTTATTTTGCGCGCTTGCTAATTCAAGATGATTCATAGGTTTAAACAACTATTTATTTGACATTAATTGTTTATTAGCGGTATATAGTGTTCCCATATTAAGTTCTGCCATTAATTATCTCCTTATATCTCTACTTTTTTGTATAATCCACAATGACATTCTCCTAAACCTTGCTCCATAAATTCTTTACAAATACATTTAGTATCTTCATTTTTTATAGTTTTACATGGGCAATACCCGTTATTAGCTTTGAGCATTGCCCGTATCTAATTAGCAAGTTCTTTGTCATCAGTTACCTTTATCGTCATAATATCAACCTTTCTGCATATTGATTATCACTAGCAAGATATACTCCTAATACCTCATCATAATGTTTTTCTTGATTAGGAATAAATCTACCATACTTTATAATTATATTATCAAAATTTTTAAAAAAAGTCAAAAACCATTTAATTTCATCTTTATTATATCCAGTATATATGATTATATCATCATTAGATACTTCTCGAAATTTCTTAATAAAGTCAAGAATTTGATAAAAAGAATCAAACGGTTCTAAGCCTTGAAAAACAATAGCTTCAGAAATAGGATTATTTAAATATCTTTCTATGATTTCTTTTATTTCTATTTCTACTTTTGGCGCGGAAGCTAGGTCTGAATTTTGACAGACCTGCTTCCCGCATTCTTTATCACACTTAAATGTACAATAAGGCATCATTATTGTCATACAGGGTTTTTTATAATTAACAAAATCTTCTTCTATAATATCAATTATTTTCATAATGTCTCCGCAGTATTATTTATCGGTTCCCATCTCCGCATTTTATATTCTTTTACTCTTGCTTTAGACCATGAATTAACTGGTGTATAAAAACCTACAACACGAGTATATGATGTTTCAACTGGCTTTCCGCAAACTGGACATGTTGTACCATAAAAAGCATGATTTTCTTCACAAGCCTGAATTATTGTATTAAAAGCAAAATATGTAACTCCCGCGTCTGCAATATATTTAACCATTTTATATGCCTTTTCATAAGAATCAAAAGGCGCATCAATGTTTGCATGAAGGATAGAACCACCGTTACAAAAACTATCAAATAAAGCTTGTACTCTAACTCTCTCTTGTAATGTTGTTTTAATTCCTAATGGAATAAATTGATTTCCATAAAGAGGTAAATCATAAATATTTGCATTGGGATAAAAGAACATATCTTTTTTCATAAGTTTTGCGGCAGCTGTTTCACCAGGAATTTGTTCTGTATTAATCATATAATCACAATTATAATAACGAATAAATTCATCTGCCGTTTGTCTCATTACTTTAAAGATTTTTTCTCCAAATCTACTTGCTTCTTCTGTATAAAAATTATTTCCTAATTTATCTTTTTGAACATAGCCAAAGCGTTTCATTGTTTCATATATACCGATAAAACCAATAGTATTATATAAATGTTCAAAATCAACTAATTTATATGAAAAATTAGGAAGTAATTTTTTATCTACATCACGTTTAATAATATTACGAATTACATCAAGAGCCTTTAAATCTAAAAGAACTCGTTTTTCTAATTCTTCAAGGTACTCTTGCTCTGAATTTGTATCAAGTGCTAAACGCGCTAGATTAATAGTAGAAACTTTTACACTACCAACTTTAAGTGCAGTACCTCCAATTGAATTAAAATAGCCTAAATCTCTTATATCACTTTTTAATCTGCAACAATTACTTAGACTATTTACACTATTGTCTACAAAAATATTACTATCTGACCATATCATATTATGACGGATAGCCCATTCCGCAAAATCAGGGTCAATAAAATCTCCATTTTGGTAAAGTAATGAAATGGTATTTACAGGAAATGTAAACATATTTTCACTTCTCGTTTTCGCCATCTATTCCATATACCACTTTTGAAATTCAATAATTTCATCTTCATAATCAATCATAAAAGTCCCGTCTGGAAATTCTGCTCCACCGAATAGTGCTTCAAAATAAGGCTTATCAAATACTGATGTATTAGTGAAGGCGGATTGCTGTCCATCACGAACATAAGGCTGATTCACTGCATAAATAAACCGTTGAAAGTTTTGACGAGCATATCCTTCTGCAGACTCTGATGTAGTTATACCAAGGTAGTCCGCCTATTTATCTTTATTCCAAAAATAAAACATATATGGAATTAAGTTAGGTAAACCTACTGCTCCGCTACTTCGATTACTTGCAAAACCAATAAACTCTTTTACAAAGTCAACAAAAGTAGTAAGATGTTTAGCAGGCTTATAATTAAACGGATCTCCTATAAAATAAAGACCCTTTTCCGCCAAATCTTTTAAATCGTAAGCAAAACAATAATGTTTAAATGTCGATGTATCTGAATCATGTAAATATAATTCTCCAATCCATTCCGCACGTAACCATTCATTAGCTGTTTTAAACCCATATTTCTTTTGAATTTCATAATAAATTTTATTAAAAGCTAAAAGTTTTCTATGCGGTTTAGGCATTTCAGAAAGTAATGTTACCATATCTTTTCGTCTCACATTACTATTTCCATCTATTGATACATTTGCTACTGTTTTTTCATCAATAAAATTATCAATAAAATCAGTATAACTTAATTGATCGTCATCGAATCCATTAATTCGTGCAATCTATGTTCCAAACTATCCTTGCAGTTTATTGTATTGTGTCGTAAAATTTTTTCCAAGTCTAATATTAATTTGCATTAGTTATAGTTCTCCTTTAACCATTTAACAGCTTGTCCAAAATCTAATATAGTATCATCTATTTGGAGGGCGGGAACCGATTGAATCCCCAACTATAGCATTTTATCTATGTTTTCATTTACAGTATACTATATATTAGTTTTATCTAATTTAGTTTTTAACACTTTACATTTTGGACAATTTGTTGAATAAAATATAATCATCATTTTTTCCTCCATTTTATATTTTAAAATCATAAAGCATGAATTAATCAATTTTGTTCCTATCGAATAATATGAAGTAAATCAGTTATAATAGGTTGAATCTAATTTGTTGAATTATCAATTACTTTATAGGAAAAAGGAAGATTTAAAAAATCTTTTTTATCTGATAAAAATCTTCGACATATTTCATTACAATTAGGATTACCTTCTCTATTTAATTGTCTTAATAATCTAATTTTATCAGGACACCAAATAAAAATAGGAGTACAATCAATTCTATTATTTTCTAATAGCTGTTTGATTGAATTAGGAGAAAAAACACCTACATTAATTTTATCTTCTTTTAAAACATCAATAGATGTACCATACCACCAATTATTAAAGCAAGAAAATTCTATCCACTTTTTTAAATTTTCTCCACTCATAAACTCATTTGCTGTATTAATAAAATGATAATGTATTCCATCTGCCTAATAAGGTCTTGCAGGACGAGTAGTAGAAGATACAATTTTATTTAAATTCATTTTTGCGTAAGGTGTCTGAAAAAGGTTGGAAAGGATATAATCCTTTCCAGACCCCGCAGAACCGAATAATGCTATAATTTTATATTTATTCATTATCTTCTTCTCCTTTTAATAAATAGAGTAATATATCTTTGGCATTATAATTAAAAATATGATAAGGATAAAAACTAAAAACATTATTAAAAATTTTACATTCATGTTTCCATTTACATTTATCTTCTTCACATTTACCACCATTATAACATTCAATACACATAATTATAAGATTATAAGGACTCATTATTTTCCTCCATTCCATATCTTGCGGAAGCTAGTTCAATCCTTCTTCCATTTACATTCGTTATCAAATAAAGCTGGTGCCCGCCAGTACTTTTATATTTTTTAGCTACGAAAGTATCATCTCGTCTATAACCTGTAACTAAAAGTTTATTACCACGAGTAAACCAACCTTTTTCTTTTACTTTTTTAACTCCTTCTTCATTCACTTCACTTATCTGTCTATTGAACATTGCATAATAATCACGAGTAAATTTAACATTAACAGTTCCTGTTGGTGTTAAAAGTGTAACTATATGACGTGTATCATTTTTACCGATAACAGTTCCCGCAATCCTTTGTAACTTATAAATAGGAATTTGTTTTCCATTACGTTTGAAGAAACAATCTACTACGGGAGTTGAAGAAAGATTATTAAAATCTACGATACCATAAAAATTATTATCAATATTTTTTAATTCATGGTCGTGATAATAGAAACATAATGATTTCATTTCCCAGAAAGAAATATTTCCTTCTGCATATTTATTCCATTCTTCTTCAAAAAGTTTTAAATTTAATTGTTTTAAAACTTCTTGTTGATTAGACTGTAACCAGTTCCGCACTTTATCCATTACTTTTGAATAAATCTTATCCCATACCTTTTGTTTTATTACAAAACAATTATTTATAATTTCAATATTCTCCATATCAAAATGGTCGGAATAAAAATTCATACTGTTTTGTTCGGGCATTACATAATAATCTTGCCATTTCCTGGCTTTTAAAAATTTATTAAAATAATAAATAGTTTTCTCAAAATCTAAAGACTCTGGTAAAAGGTTATAGTTAATAAGAGTTGCCATATTCTGAAGATTTAAACGGGTTTTAGGATTACTAGTTATAGATAAATAATAAACCATAGCCCAAGTACGTGGATCAATATTAAGAGATTTTGCATCTTCTCTTGATAATTCATCAAAAGCACCAGCTTTAATTAAACTAATCATTGCCGTTTTATTTAACTTGCATCTATTCATAAAATCTTTAATAGATACGTATGGACGGTTTTGTTTAATCTGGTCAACAACAGATGCACCTACATTACTCAATGCCTTCATACCGAATAAGATTTGGTTATTTTCTACATCGGGTTTAAAACCATAATCTGATTTATTAATATCTACTAAACTAACTTTAATACCCGCATTAATAATTTCACCTAATGCTTTTGCAACCTTACCATAATCAGTCGCATTTTCTTTTTTCTTAATAGGAGTATCATCTTCATCATATTCAATATCATCTTCTTCTTCTTCAAGACTTCCGCTATTTACTACAAGACATGCGGCATCCCAATAAATTGGACTCCAATGTGTAGCAATATAAGCAGTTTGAAAACCGATAAAGCTATAAGCTAAAGCGTGAATAATCGAAAAAGAATATCCCATCTGAGGACCGACGCCATTTTCCCACACATATTTCCCTAATTTTTCTGATGATGCTCGTTCTAGGATTTTTTGATGTAATTCTGGGATTTTACTCATTTGTTTTTTACCGACAATTTTTCTTGCGGCATTTGCTTCCGCCAAAGTAAAACCACAAATATTCTTATCCATAAGCATTAACATTAATTGTTCTTGTGAAGGTGGAACTCCATATGAAGATTTAAAATATGGTTCAAGATAATCTCTTTCATTTGCTGTTAAACCAAATGTATACATTTCTTTATACCAAAGGTCAAGATTATTCTTATAACGGATATATTTTTCCATAGGTGTTTCCGCACCCTTTTCCGCTGTCATTAATCTCATAAGACCATTAGCATCTGTTAATTCAAGAATTGTTTTCGGTTTAATCTTTTTAGCGGCCTGACTACCAACTTCTGAATCAAACTGAAATACATTTATTACCGAACCATTTTGAATTGCATCCCATACATCTTTATCGTCTATTGGTAAAACATTTGGATGGAAATATTTATCATACACAGGACGTAAATTAATTCCTGTATCTTCTATTATGCCATCTTCTTGTAAAAATCTAATTGCTTGAGCAAGTTTATCTTGAACTTCTGTAACCAGAAAGTCATATTTAACAAGACCTGCCGCTTCACAATCATGTAGATCATACTGTGTAATTATTTCTCCTTTTGGAGTTTTCATGAAACATCCAAATTCATATGGATCTTCATCGAAAAGAATTACACCAGAAGCATGACTACTACGCTTATTTACAAGACCAACAATACCAAAAATAATATCAAGAAGTCCTGGATATTCATTTACTTCTTTAACAAAAGCATGAACAGGTTCTCTATCTTTGTCTTTGTTGCCATTTATAACATCTTCAAGAGGCCATAAGAATCCTCTCTCTGAAGGAATTAATGATGCTATATATTGTGCTTCATCGTTATCAATACCATCTGGAAATTCTTCTGACCTATATCCGCGGCAGGCTGTAAGAACTGCTGACTTGGTTTGTTCTGTACCATATGTAGCTACTAAAGTACAACCTAGATTTTTTCGGGATAAATCATCTATATCAGGATTGAACCTACTGCCGCGCTCTTCTTTTATCTTTCTTACTATTGTTCCTTTTTTCGATGGACATATATCAATATCAATATCACCTAATTCAGTTCTTTCATCATTCATATAACGAAAGAAAGGAAGGTTCCATTCAATTGGGTCAAGCTGAGTAATACCTAAAAGATAATGATTTAATGCGGCACATGATGAACCTCTCCCGGCACCGACAAGACTTCCGCATTCCCATATCATATCAATATAATATTTTAGTGTAATAGGATATTTAAACATATTTGTTCCAAGTTTTTCTCCTATTACTTTTTTTACTCTTGCTTCTTCTTCAAGTTCATCCCAGTATTTTCTTAATTTATTTTCCATTAATGGTGAAAAATCCATTTGAGGATTCATTTTATCAATTTGATTTGCACATTCATTTATCCAATATCTATCATAAATATTATCAGATAGATATAATTCATGTAAATTAGGATAAATTTTTTGTTCGTCAAACCAGTCAACATACTGTTTAGGATAGTCTTTTACCGGTACGCTTGGAATAGTTTGATTATGAAGTAAATCATATATCTGAATTTTATCAAACATTTCCATACTATTAGCGCACATTTCTTCTATTAATTCGCCAATAGAAGGTTCAAGATTTTTTCTTAAATCATCTTTATCTTGGAGATATGCGTATTCATAAAAAGCATCTGTTTCTCTTTCTCCCCCTTTAGAATTAAGATATGCTTTATGAATATATCTATCTTCCTTTTTAAGATAATGGGCATCGTCTCCGATTACAATTTTTTTATCATATGAACGTGCAATTTGAACTAATTTTTTATTTGCAATAATTTGCTCTTTAGATGCTCCTGGAGCAACCTCAATATAAAAATCATTACCAAAAATTCTATCAACGAAATCTATAAAATTAATGATTTGATTTTGTTTAATTATCACAGTCTCTTCATCTTCCATATGTCTAGCTTTTTCCATTTCTATAATACAGCTAGATAGTTCACCGCCAAGACATGCAGACGTTGCTATAAGATGACCTGGATTCCGCATTACCACTTCTTCTAATTCACTCTTGAGAGTTGGTACACGTTCCATACCTCTATCCCAATAAGAGTTCATCCAAGCACGCGAAGATAATTGACGTAATTGTTTATGACCTTCCGCATCTTTAGCAATTAATATAAAGTGATAATACTTTATACCATTTTGCCTTACATCTGTAAGATATATTTCATTACCTATTGCGATTTTAAAATTTGGGTTTTCTTTTTGAAGTTTACAAACACGAATAGATTGGGCAAGGGTTTCATGGTCTGTAATAGCCAATCCCGCAAGCCCAATCTCTTTTCCTCGTTTTACGAGGTCTGGTAATTTATTTATACAATCGAGAAGTCTAAAATTTGACATCTCTGTATGACAATGTGGAACAAAACGTTGCATTTATTAAACCTCTCTTTAATTTATTATATAAATATTATATCATAATTTTTATTAATTGTCAAAAATAAGACTCGTCTCTTGTTTTTATTTTTCTTTCAAATTCTTTACAAGTTACATAAAATTCAATTATATCAGGACAAAATTCATTATCAAGTTTTCCTTCAACCTTTGAAATAATTTCAGGTACTTCAACTTCTGTATATTTACAAACGTTATATTTTTTACAATTTTCACATTCAAAATTAATATTCATATCGGGTACTCCAATTCCTTACATTCTATTCCATGAAAATTAAAATATTCTTGTAAGTATTTTCTTTCACTACATAAATTATTAGGTGCTTCATATACCATCAAAACGATAGTATCTTTATTAAATTTATTTAAACAATATTCAAATGCTTTTATCATCGCATTAAAATTAATGGTGTTTAATAATTGTCTATATTCTTTCATACATTCACATTGTCCTCGTAAAGATTCTTTTTCTTCACAAGGACAGTAATGTATTCCTTTAGATTGTACTATAAGTGGTTCATATCTTAAACCGCATATAATACCTCTTTTATCTATATAATATTCTTGACCTTCTGGTGGTTGATACCAAAAAGGGTCATACATTGCTGTTGAAATAGGTATCATATTTTGTTTGAAGTTACGAATTTGGTAGAAATAGCTTGTATATATTTTATTTATTCTTTTTGATTTAACCATTTTTCAAATTCTTCTAAGCAGGTATCGCATAAATCAATTTTTAATGTACAAATAGGAAATCCTATAGTTTTTGTAATTTGATATTGCGGTAATATGCAATTTTGCCAAGGATGAGGTTCATTATATTCTTTTTTACATCTATCACATATTCTTTTTATCATTTTTTTACCTCACTAATACTAATTTACTACTAGCCCGTGTAATTGCCGTATAAAGCCATCTTGCATGTTCTTCTCTATCAAAAGGGAAAGATTCTTCTAACACACAAACATTATCCCATTCACTACCTTGGCTTTTATGGACCGTAATAGCATATCCATAAGTAAATTCCATTGGGACAAGATGAGCAGTTCGCCAGTTAGAAGTAAGTTTATAAATTTTTTTAAAATCTAAACATCTTTCTCCTGTAAGAATTTGTTTTTCATCCATTTGAAGAAAACCAAAATCTGCATCACTATCAGATGTAAATTTTGCATTTAAAACTTTAATAATATCGTTTCCTGCCCAACCAGGAACTCTATTATAGGTTTCATATACCTCATCAATATATCCAATTGTTCCATTAACAAGAGGGTCATAATTAGTAGCAAGTCTATCCCAATAGTTTCTAAGACAAATAACCTTATCACCATTTTCTGGTTTATTGCCGCGCCCCATTAAATCTCTCATTTTATTATTAATGGCAACACGTGTTGCATTTGTACCTACTAGTATCTGGTCTGCCCATTTAAGTACACCAGTATTTAAATCTTTTTTAGGCATAACAATTACATCTGACCCAACAGAATAATCAAAAGATTCTTTATTACGAACTTGCATAGAAAGTCTAATAATTTCAGAGTCTAATGCCTGTCGCATAATTTCATCAAGAAATACATCTGGATTATTTAATAGACCATTATCTTGATTTTTATCTACTGGCGGAAGCTGGAACGGGTCACCTAAAGCTATAATAAATACGTTATGAGAAAAAAGAAGTTCCATTAACTGTTTAGGAGCCATCGAAACTTCATCTACAATAACTACTTTATAATCTATAGTAGCTTTAGGGATACGGAAAAAAGTTCCATCGGGTTTAGGAATACTCTCATAAAGAAGTTTATGTAAAGTTAAAACATTTTTATTTCCTTTTTTAAGAAGAACCTGTGCGGCCTTACCTGTATAACAAGCATAAACTACATCTTCTCCAGGATTTATCCCAGGTAAATTTTGAACAATAAATTTTACTAATGTAGATTTACCGGCGCCCGCATATCCAGATATTACACAATATTTTTCACCATTAATATATTTTTCAATACAAGTTTTTAATCCTTGTTCTTGTTTCTTTGTAAGAATCATTATTCATGTTCTCCTATCGTTTCATCTAAAATTTCACAAAAACGTAATATATCCCGTTTAGCTACATCATAATATTTAGATTTTTCAGATTTATGATCTCTTTGCCATTCTAATTCAGCCATAGCTTCCCTTGCTCTGATATATCTATATACTAAAGAGTCATATTGATAACCCTTTAATTTTTTTTCATCTTTTTTCGTAAATAATTTAAAAACAGTATCACCAATTCCTATTTCTTTTATTTCTGTGTCTACAAATTCTGCCATTATTCTTCCTCCAATTTTTTACCCATTCTTAATTTCATTAATCTACTAATGAATTCTGTTTGAGTAAGAACAGTTTCAGATATTTTATTCCTTCCTATTGAATGAGATAAAATGGCTGGTTTACTAGCTTCTAATGCTTTTTGAAAACCTTGATTTTTATATAATGCATTGTATGCTTTATTTAATAATAACTGATACTCTTCACTATTTCTTTTATATTCTTTTCCATTCCAGTAAAGAGTTTGATTTTTTTGCCATTTCTTTTCAGAACCTTTATATTTAGCAGCACGGCCCACTAAAGAGCAAACATATCTCTGCATATCAACATTTTTAAATTTTAATGATTGTAAAAATCCTTCCATTGAATTGCATTGAACTCCATCTATTTCAAAGGGGTGAGGTGCAAAATTGCTTAAAGCATTTGAAGGATATTTACCTGTACTATTTATATCCATTATTTTCTCCTTTTTATCTATCTACTATTATAATTTTATATTTTTCTTTATCATTTTTATCTAAACTTTCTATCCATTTATTTACTTTTTTACTAGGAAAAGTAGGTGATAATGTCAATAAAATTGCATTACCATATTTATCTTTTAAAATTTTTTCATTTTGAAAATGTTGATTTTCTGTAATTCCATAAGAAGCAAAATAATAATATACTCTAGTTTCATGTATTAAAATATAATTAGGTTTAGAAAAATATAAAATTTTAGCCATAGTATTTTCTCCCTTTATTCTTATATTATAATTTTATCATAAAAAAAATAAAAATGCAAAATCGAAATAAAAAAGACCAAGACCTAATTTTAAATCAGAATCTTGGTCTAGCGCGCGCCCAGCAGATTAAAATACAAAATTGCCTCGGTCTATAACCTAATAGTCCTATATAAAAATTTGAGGAGTTACATTTCCCATCCATTCGTTTTGATGTGCTCTCCCTATTATATTTAATTCATAATAACCAGAAGTATTCTGTAACATATAACATTCTTCATCAGTTGCTTTAAATTTAATCAATGATATACCTTGCGGAGTAGTTATTTTTAAAGTGTTATTTTTCTTAACATAAACCGTTACCATATCTGAAGTTACTTTTAAATGTTCAATACATATGAATGGTTCATCTATATCTTTTCCCCATAAATCCTACATATTAGCAATAGTAAGTATATCATTTGGATTTATATTATTTCCTTGATAAATATAATCTACATAATACATTGCCTAATTAGGCATATCTTTTAATAATTCATCTGTTTTTTCTATAAAGGCGGGAATGTTTTTTTGTAATATACCTAAACCAAATGCACCAGGGTGACCTACCTAATACATTGTCAAACCTGTTTCCGCGCATATACTTTTAAAATCATTTATTCCTACTTTATCACATCCTCTTGCGGAACCTTGATATGATATAGTAGTATATTCATTTACTTCTTTATAAGGTGGGCAGGGTTCCTTTTCTATAACCTTTGTTAATAAACACGTAGGTCGTTGATATTTAGCCATAATTTTATTTGCAATTAAACCTGCAATATTCTTATCAACTTGTCCAGGTTCAAGTAAGAATAATAATACTTTATGGTCTAAAAGATGTTGTTCCTATATCATTCTTTCTATTGTTTGTAACCCTGCCTCTTGTGCTTTTGTCTGCCTGTTTTTTACATTAGTAACAATTCGCATAACTTGCTAAACAAGCTGTTCTTGCTAACCTAAGAAGTGTCCTCTTTTGGTAGAAGGTAACATTTTAAACGCTTTATGTTTTAACATAGATTCAAATGTTAATGTTTTTTCTTCTTTTGTTCCACTCCTACAAATAGCATTAATATATGGGGCTACATAAAAAGCTACACTCATATGATTAATTTTATTATTCATAGAAAAAGCATTTTTCTCGGATAAATTTACAAAGAATGGATTTTTAAGATTATGAAATCCTTTATTAATAAGATGTTTTGTTTCAATAGATAGCATAGACATCATATCAGCGCAGTTGCCCAATGCCATTAAATCAGTATAATTATTAGCATTGTTAATTTTTAATAAAGAGTCAAGATAACGGCAAAATTGCCAAACAACACCAGCCCCGCTAAAATCTTTATTAGGATAATTTGATAGTTGATTATTTATAACAATAGCATCAGGATTCTATACGTCACAAATATGATGATCTAAAATAATTGTACTAATACCATTTTGTTTTAAACGAGTGCATTCTTCTATATCATTACTTCCTGCATCTGGAATAATAACAAGAGAGTATATTTTAGCATTAATTATCCAATCTATATGGTCATTTAATCCATGTTGTTTTCCATCATGTACACGATAATCTAAATTAGTTTCTACCCAGGCGGGAAACAGGTCATGTAGGTAATTAATCAAGATTGCAGAACTAGTAAAACCATCAGCATCACTATCAACAATAACTAAACATCTATTATTATTTGAGATAGTTTTACTTAAAAGTGCAGCCGCCGCACTTAATTTTTCTTTATCTAATTCCATAAAAGAATTTATATCGTTGTCTGTTGTATTAAGATAATGATATACGTTATTATAAGGGACTCCTCTATTAGTTAGAATTTGTTCTATTGTTGAATAACTCTAATTAATAGGATTTATTAATTGATATTTCATATTTTTTGTTACCTTTCTTTTATTATTTTCTCTTCTTTATATGATAACAAAAAAAATTTGAGTTGTCAAATTTACATGACAACTCAAACTGTAATTCTATTATTGAATAATTCTAAAAAGACATCAGGCCCATTGTCGATAGGGGACATTTTAAAATCTAATAAATGTTCTTTGTCCCATAGAAAACTTATTTGCACTTTTGTACAATATTTTTTATTAATACCAATTAATTTCTTAGTCCATTTTTTCCAAGTATCATCCCCTATTTCTTCATATTGTCTATCAAAACCAATTATAATTTCTTGCACTCCAAGAGATAAAAGTAAATCAATTTGATAATTAATCAAATTACTTCCACATGCGGCAACTGTAATATCATTCTCGATACCGAAGTAACTTTCATATAGGAGCGGACTTTTTTCGCCTTCGAAAATAATAGCTTTTTTTATATTACGTATATTATTTTTACTAACGTTAATATTATATAAGTTAAAACCTAAAGGATGATTATACATTTTTCCGTGAATAATGGCAGGAATATATTTACCTCTCGTTTCATTTTCTTTAAGTAACGTTCGCTCTCTAATACCAATTAACTCTCCATTAATATTATAATGAGGAATAAGTATACCTTGAGTTATAGGGTTATAACGTATATTATGATATTGAATTACCTCTTGTGATATACCTTCTTTAATCCATGGGAGTATAATAGGCTGTGGAAAATTTTTTAAAAAATCGCATTGAAAAGTATTGAGAGAGACAATTTGATTACTTGATTTTTTATGTTTTTTTGCTTCTAATTTTGAGAAAATTTGCCAATCTGGTAATTCTGAATGTTTCTCTGAAAATATTTCATTTGGCGGCTCAATATTAAAAAAGACTGCAACATAATGAACAGCATCAGGTAAATCCCATGGGCGAGATACTTTTCTACCTTCTTTAGACAAATAAACTATTTGTTCTTGTGCTGTTGCTTTTATTTTTAAAACAAGTTCAAATATATCAAAACTATCTTCAGGGCATTGAGTAAAACATTTAAATAATTTTGTATTATCATAATAATATAATTTAAAAGAACCGTGACCAGGCGGATTATGACAAATTGTACGTGATATAATTACATCGTGATGAATTTGTGGTTCCCCGCCCATATCAGTAAGGAACTCATATATTTGGTCAATCGTCAAATTATTCTTTATATCTTCGAGATATTTTTTACGTTCTATATCATTCATCTTTTTATATAATTTTTATGTAAAATTTTTCGAGTTAAATGATAAGCGTCTATTAAATAGTTATTTGTTTGAGTTTCACTATTTTTATCTACTATACTTCCTCTACAATGAGGGGTTAATAATTTAGATAATCCTAGCAAAATTATTTCTTGATTTTCTAAAATTCTATATTCAATATCCGTTATATCTTTCTTTTCTTTTACGTCGTTCATTTTCTTTTGCCTTTATTTCTTTTAATTTTTTACAGCCTTTACCGCTACAATTGTTTCTATTTTTGCAATTCCAACAATTGTCAGAGTCCCACCAATACCAATGAGGAGGAGAAGGTTTAGGTTTACGAAATTTTTTCTTCATCTTCTAATAAAGGTATTATCAATAATATACTTGTTTTTATCTTCTGGAATCTCTATAAGTCTTTTCCATTTTGATAATGGACAATAAGGAAGTTTTCCTTTAGTAGGATTAAATTTATAACCTCCAGATATTTTTGTCGCACAACAGGTAAGATAATCTCCTTCTTCATATAAGAGAGGGCATTCCCCACAATTTTCAGGAAAAGGAATATCAATATGTGTTACAACTTCTTCTCTCTTCATTAAAACGCACCTTTCTCTGGTATAACATTAACTTTAAAATCTTCCATTTCAATCAATTCATAAACATATGATGTAGCAAAAATAGGATTAATTCTACATGTACCTAAATCCGCTTTACACCATAATAGAATATGATTATATTTACCTCGTCTATTTTTATATATAGACATTTTAAGATTAGGAATTTCCATACCCTTTTCAGAACAAAGTTTATTTATAACTTCTTTATCTGCTTCCGTTAAATTAAGTAAGATACTGCCTGCATCAATTTTATCAGCAATGGATTTTGCACCACGAAGAAGGTTTTGGTCAAAAATTGTAACGCTAGTATAATCACCATTTAATTGTGTACTTGACATAATGAAAATATTATTTTCAACAGCAAGGTCTTTAAGTCTAACGCTAATCATAAAAAGAACATTATCTTCTCTTAAACCTTTTACGGATGCGCGAGATGCTACTTCATGAAGAATTTTCATGCTACTATGAATATAATCTAAAAAGAAATAACTAACGTTATAGCTTCTAATAGAAGTTTTAACTACATTCTCAATATCCTTTAAAGAGAAATCATGGAGTTCTTTTAAGTATAAAGGACTCTTTTCAATTAAATCAATAGCATGAAGAACCCTTTCTTCTTCGTCTCCAACATATTTATATGTCAGAATGTGCTCTTCATTTACGCCAGATAGGAAAGCCCACATCATAGTTTGAACTTCATCAAATTCTTGTTCCGTCATAACATACATAGTAGGTTGTGCGGGACCTGTACTTACCCATTGCTTCTTTTCTAAATCATAAATTTCATCACAACCAATATAACAAGCATCTGCGGCCATTGCTCTGGATTTACCTACATTAGTTGCTGCTGAACGTAGATAAAATTTACCAAGGCGAGCACCACGAAATACGGTATTGATAAGTCTCCCATATAAAGGATAACCAATATCAGGATTATTTTTTAATTGTTCAAATAACTGGCGGCCACCTTTACCGGCTTGAATTATACCGTCTGCCGCTCCGCCAGAATAAGATATTTTAATATTATCAATTTTCTCGTCAATTAAATCAATGATTTCTTGTTCGGTGTGATTATCTAACCAATCTTCCTGTGCTTGTTTTTTCTTTTGGTCAAAAATATTATTTAAATCATATAACCAAGATAAGTCCATACCTATTTCTTCGTTATATAATCTAAGTAGTGTCATCTTTTTTAGGCGGTGGTAATAATAATTAAATGCGGCAACCTGTGAGTTTTCACTTATCTTTTCAAGATATTCTGACCCTCGATTGGCTTTATATACAGCTAATTTTTTTGGTCTTGATTCAAGATAATCTTCGATGTTAGCAGAAGATATTTTTCTAACACCTAATTGATGTAAATTATATATACTACCAAAGATAACTTTATGAAATTCTTCTATAAAGTCGTCAAGAGTAAAAGTATACTGTTCATCTTCTAATATCTAAGGATTTTGATACACACTACCTATAATTTGAATTATTGCAGAGGTATCAGTATATCTAACTTTACTCATTTGTTACCTCAACTGTATAGAAAAATTCACTATGTGAGCCTACATCAATCCAAGTCTTTTTGTTGTCGTTTTCATCTTTCCATGTTCTATGATAATACATAACAAACTTATGTGAGTTATTTTCATTACACTTATTGATAAAATCTTGGATATGTTTCATAACAAATCCTTCTTGGCAAGTAGCAATAAGAGTATCATTTTCAAATCTGTCAGAAAAATATAAGTTTACCATATTATTCATCTCCTAAATCTAAGAGGCGGGGAGCAGGTCTTTGAGGCTTTGGGGGTACAATATTGAATTCAATAACCTGCTGCCGCATTTGTTTGTTACTATTTTGATACTGTGTTGTATATAACTGTTGATAATATTTCCTTACATCTTCATATATATAAGGAATAATACCAATTCCGCCATGACCTTCTTCTAAATTGCCATGATTAATATTATAAAACCAATGTAAACATCCTGTCATACCGCTCCAGGTATAGCCATATTGTTTTATAAAATTTAAGGCTTGTTTATTAATCATTACATAATTATAACCTGGTCCGTATATACTTTTTACACATTTAAAAAAATTCTCTTTATCAATTTCCTCTTGTTTAACACTATCGTCTTGAGACTCTGCACACTCTTTATGAGCATATCTTCGTGCTCCTACTTTAACAAAAGGTTCTTTATCTCGGTCAAAAGATTTTCCGCAATAAAGACATTTCACCATATGTACAGCCATTTTATTTCCTCATTTTTATTTTTATTATATCATTTTTTTTATAAAAAAACAAGGTAGTGATTTATATCGCTACCTTGTTATTAATTATTGTCTATCTTTAAATAATTCTTTTAAATCAAAAACAATTAAAGATAACTGTTCTGTTTGGTCTCTTGTAATATTAGCAATCTTTTTACCTTTACCTAAATATTTATCGGTAATTTCAGTAATATAAGGTGCGTAATGTACTTCTTCTTCTTTTGATAGAGAGGATAAAAGGTCTCGACATTGTGCGTAAAGATCATCAAAGTTAACTTCTGTAGAATAAATACTAACATTTCTCTCATTAGTAACAAATTCTTTTCCAGTATATTTAGCTTCTTCATCTATTGCTTTATTTAAACCATCAACAAGAGAATCATAAGAAAAATTAACTTCTGACTACATATATTTAAAACGAGATCCACAATCAATCGTGCCATCAAGAGAACGTAAAGTTAGAACTCTTTTAGGTTCGCCATCTCTAATTGTAAGATGTGCATAGCCATAAATATCAACCATATCCTTAATAATTAAATTATAACTATTACCAAGGGTAGGAACAATTTGATTATATTCTGTTCCGTCTTGTCTTTTAAAAGTTTTATCTTTATCGTGAGAGATAAAAAGTACAGCATATCCCATTTGAGTTACTTCTCTGAAGGTATCTTCTAACTATCGTTTTACTCTTGACCATCCTTGACCATAAGGAATTTGATTAAGTGTATCAACTCCTGCTTGTGAAATAATATATTTCTAACATGCGGCAGCTGCTATGTCAATTGTATCTACAATAATAGAATGGAATAAATCTTTTACTTCTGGCTTTTTTAAATCTCGTAGAATTATTTTCATATCTGCCCAGGTTGTAACGTCCTGTGCATATACATTTGGTAAGGCATTATAACCTTTCTAAAAAGCTAAAATAAGAGCACCTGGCATCTGACTTCCAAATGTCGTTTTACCAATTTTACCAGGGCCGTATATATAAGTAATATAACCACTTAAATCTCTACTGACTTTATGTGGTTGAAGTTTTGTTAAATCAATCATGTTTTCTCCTTTACTATTTTCTTATTTCATACTCACAGTAAACACAAATAACATAGGGAAGGTATCTTCCCTATGTTATCATTTTTATTACCAGTTAGGCATACCGCCAAAATTAAAAGTTCCTTGAGGGATATTACCCATTGTATTAGGGGTAGGCATTGCCTGGGGAGTAGGGGCTGCCGCACCAGCATTTCTCTGTGCGTAATATGCTTTTGCATTAGCCTTAACTTCTTCCAGATGAATATTTCTATCAGTAAGAGCCTTATTTAATTCATCTTTTGTGATTGTTTCTGCAATATCAAAAATATAAGGCTGAGGTTGTGCCCATGTAATAACCCATTCTCTTTCTTGACGAACAGAAGAATCAACAATTGTTCCACCAAAAGCATTTTCCATTACTTTATCAATCTTAACGGTAGTATTAATAATTTCTCCCATAACCTTAGTATAAACAGGATTATTGGCAGAAGCATTAAGACCAATAAAATAATTTACAGAACCAGGTGCTTTAGAATCTTTTGCAATTAAAACAATAGGTAAGATTGCATTTTTAAAATCAAATACATATGCTTTAATTCTAACAAAATCTTCTTGGATATTATGTTCAGGATCCGCAGGAACTACAGTAGTATCATAAATGATAGTGTCAAAAGTAAATTTATTTCTTGCGTTTTCAACAGGATTTAAATCAGAAATAAAAGTTACGAAACCACCTTCACTTCTTTGACGTGTTACAAGTTGGTCTCCACCTTGAGGATAAAAATCATTCAAAGCAAGAGAAGGTTCTACTCTCAACTTCTGTGCGGCATCCTTTCCTACATTAAGCCATGTTTTTCCATTTTCAAGAATTTGTTTTAAATTAACAAATGTACTATTGACTGCATTTGCCTTTGTAAATTCTTTTACAAAGGTATAATGTACAGGGATTACATTCAATCCTTCTTCATCTGTTGCAATAAAGATTTCTCCTGAAATAAAATCAAGACCATAAAAAGCTGAATTTTTATTAGTAACTTTTTTCATTTCAAGTTTGTGGTCATAAAGTCTTCCTTCAATTTTCTAAGCATTAATATTTTTTCTCATATTTTTCTCCTAATTATTTTTTCACATTTATGTTTTCTTTTTTACTTTATATTAATATTATATAATAAAATTTTATAAAAATCAAATTTACTGATTAAACAAAATTAATTCTTCGGCATAAGGTAAAGTTTTCACCCAATTACAAAAGTCTTGACTCCATTCAGTAAGTTTATGATTTTTACGTTGTCCATACATATTTCGTAATGTTTCATAGTTTGCTGTCCAAGTTCTAGTTTGTAGCCATCCCTCAGGAAGCCAACGTATAAGTTCTTTCCAATATTTTTTATCTTTTGTTTCAAGATACCGTTTTCTAAGAGTTTCACATATATCAATAATATAATCTATACAGTCATCGGTGGTATCATCAATAGTATATGGTTCACCATTAAAAATAACTATATCTGAATTATAATCTCCCATTTCAAAACAATCTTTAGTAATAGGAGTACTAGCTAACTTATGCATTGTTGATGTTGAATTAGCAACTGTTGATACTTTATAAGTATCTGCCTCCTTCCACCAATACAACGGTGCAGTTATGTCAACAGAAACAAAAATTTGACGAAGAAATTTTCTATCACTTGAGCCAGCTTTAATCATACGTTGCGCTAAATCTAAATCTTTTGGACCTAATAGAGCTAAATCAAAAATTGTCGTTCCATTATCATCTTCTGATAAAACACTATTTTTTATAAGCCAATCTATATAGCTATCTTCTAATCTACAGTATTCAAGGCTTCCTTCTTCGATTACTTTTTGATTATTTTTTTCTGCTTTAATATTATAATCAGTTATCCACTCATGCGCAACTAAAAGAGTTGCTTCATAACTATACTCTTCAGGATACATTCCAAAACCACTATCACTTTTTCCCCAACTTTCAAGAGGATTACGTAAACCGCGGAAAGCACCTTCGAAATTCATTACTTTAGTATTCTCAAATTTCATTATTTATTTCCTTTCGTTACGTTTAAACCTACTTTATTTGATTGATACATCTAAATCCAAAAACGTTCTTTTTCATTTAACTTATCACGAGTACATTTCTAAAGAATTTCAAAAGTGAAATTCCATACGCCATATTTCTGCATATTATTATAAAGTTTATTCGTTGCGGAAGCATCTATACCAAGACCACATTTTACATGCTGTTTCCATCTATCTGCAACATTAACACTTTGTCCAATATATATGTCTTCAGTTTGTTTATTAGTAATTTTATAAATTCCACAAACAGAACCACTACCTAATACACGATTACATAAATCAGTAGTAGGTTTCATTACAAAAGCAGACCAAATAATTTTAGAAACAATAGAAGGGTCATTAAGCTCTTTTTTCCATTCTTGAAGATGTGTAATATCATTAATTTGTTTTTCAGATATTTTTATACGATAAAAAGATATTTTATCCTATTCTTCTTGCTATCTAAGACGTGCGGCGGTCGCAGCCTAATATACAGATTTAAGCTAGACCAAACTCGATTGAATCTAATTCCGCTATCTCTATATTTTACCTATCTATTGATATAATTGAGATTTCATTTCTATCTACTCTTGACGGATAGACTAATGAAAATCCTAACGATGTTTTATTCGTTGCTCTTCATAGTTTTGTTCTATTTGCTATAGTTCATCTTGACGAGTTTTCTTTCTAGTATCTAATATCGTTTGTTCCTATTGTTGTAACTGTTTTAACTATAAAAGTTTATTTTGTTTATTAATAATCTACTGATTTAAATTAGATATTTTAATCTATCTATTTCTTATCTATATTTTTATATTCTATTTTTCTTTTTCTAATGTTATTTCTTGCTATTTTAATTGCCGCACCTTATTAAATAAATAATAAGCAAATATAAGCACTATAAAAAAGAAAATTATTAAGACTGCTCGTCCTAGCATTATATTAAAGAACGGGTTAAGTATAAAAACTTAACCCGTTATAAGAAAAATTATTCGTCTGTTTCTGGGTCAAAGTTGCGGCCGGACTCAGTTAATTTAACAAACTTAACAGACTCATGCTTAATACTACCATCTTTATTTTCAATTTGAAGTTCGCCTTCAACTCTTGTAGCAAGCGGGTCTTTTACTTTTTCATCTCCTACCGTCTTAGTATGTCTTGAAAAAGCACCTGTGATAATACCATTTACAGAACGAGGATCCATATCAAGGGCTGCCGCAATGTCCTTTGCAGTAATATCCTTATCTTCATTTTCCTTAATGTAGTTAAATACTAGCTTTGTGTTTTCCTTAAATTTTGCCATTTTGTTTTCTCCTTTTATTAAAAAAATTAAATTGTTTTATTTATAATTAATTATATATATTAATATAATTATTATATTCCTTTTAAAGATTCTCGGATAATATCATTAATTTCTAAAATTTCTGCTGTTGTAAGCTATTTCGTGATTTTAGATATTTCTTGATATTTTTTTACTTTAGACATATTTTTGTCTTTAGATATAGCATAAAACTGACTTGCTATACTTCTAAGTTCTTCTTTATTTTTCATAATTTATTATACCAAAAATTTTTCAATTAATCAAGTCAATAAGTTGCTTTTCTGTAATAATCGGGATGTTCAATTCTTTCGCCGTTTTATTTTTACTAGAAGTAGAATTAACATCGTTATTTACGAGATAATTAGTTTTTTTAGATACCGATCCCGTAACTTTTCCGCCATTACTTTCGATAAAATCTTTTAATTCATTTCTATTTTTAAATTCAATAGTTTTACCCGTAATTACAAAGATTTTATCTTTAAGTTTTTTATCTTCATCTTTATCTTCTTCTGGAACTGAAGATATGATTTCAATTATATGGTTATCAAAAATATTATCAGCTTCAGTATAGTCAAAAGTAGTAAGAGTCTTTATCATAACTTCACCGATACCTTTAATATTATAAAGTCTATCATCTTCATCTGGGAAATCAACAGCATGTCTAAATCCATTATATGTATGATATACTTTAATTAAATCTTCTGAAGCTACTTTACCTATCTGTGGAATACCAATTGCCGCAATAAATTTAGATGCTGTGCAATTTTTACCTTCTTCTATTGCTGATAATATTTTATCAACAGAAGCTATTCCAAAACCTTCTTTTTCAATCCATTCATTACGATGCTCTTGTAATTTAAAAATATCTTCTAAAGAATTAATCCATCCCCAATCAATAAGTTTTTCGAGAGTTTTTTTAGATAATCCTTTTATATCAAGTCCTTTTTTCCCACAGAAATGGTCAAGGCGATTAATTAATTTACCACTGCAAAGAGGGTTTTCACAATACGCTCTTTCTACACCATTTTCTTCTTTAAAAGATATTTCTCCATGACAAATAGGGCAAAACTCTGGAGAATCATTTGCTGAGACTCCTCCCTTAGAAATAACTTCTCCGTAATTGTATTTAGGCCCTGCGGAATAAATTTGAGGAATTATCATATTGCTTTTAAATACTTCAAGAGGTTCACCTACATAGGCGCAATCCCCCAAAGTTTCTCGCATAACACTAACATTATGTAGAGAAGCACGGGAGACCTCTGCACCATCTATTTCAATGGGGTCAAATACTGCTACTGGAGTTAAAACTCCTGTTCTACCCATTGTCCAATCAATATGGCGAAGGCGGGTTGAATATGTTTCATCGTAAAATTTATAAGCGATGCCGCCTTTGAAGTGATGGTCTGTTCTACCTGCCGCTTCATATTCTATAATATTATCATACTTAAAAACAATTCCATCAATAGGATATGAATAAAGACTTACTGCACCTTTTAAAAAATCAATAGCATATTCAATGGAATATTTTTTTGTATAATAAGGAACAGTTATAAAGCCTTGTTCTTTTAATAAATCAAGTTTTTGTGATAATTTTTTAATAGTATAACCATCAGATATATTATATTTAGTATTATTAAAAAAACAATCCCAAGCTACAAAAGTAAGATGTCTATTTTTACATTCTTTAGAATCAAGAAGTCTTATACTCCCGCTTGCAAAATTACGAGGATTTTTAAAGAACTTTTGAAAAGGTTCAAAATCTTTTTTTGTGCAAATGATTTCTCCATCAACAATAAGTTCTTCTCCATCATTTTCACAATGAATATGTTTAGGAATAGAAGGAATTACCATAGCGTTATGAGTAATATCTTCTCCAATCACACCATTTCCTCTTGTTTCTGCGGAAACTAATTCTCCATTAACATATCGTAAAGAACAAGTAAGACCGTCCATTTTAGCCATAGCAATCCATTCTTTATCATCAAGAAATGTTTTAATTTCTTCTTTATCTTTTGTTTTTTGAAGAGAAAGCATAGGATGATTATGAGTAACTTTTTTTAATTTATTAACTACATTATAATGAATTGTTTGAGTAGGAGAATCGGGGTAAATAAGACCAGTTTCTTTTTCAAGACCTTCTAATCTATAATACATTATATCCCATTCCATATCAGTAAGATATGGCTTTCCTTTGTCATAGGCTTCTGTTGCTTGATTTAATTTATTTATAAAAGTTCTTATATCTTTTGAATTATTTATCATCATGCTTCATAATCCTCATAATCTCTACTGACAGATTCTCCACAAAAAGGGCAAATAGTTGTAATATATGCTTCATTTCTCCAATTGTGGTATGTATAAGAAGAATCATCTGCTTCAAAAATACAACCACATTTAGAGCAAATAAAACGTTTTGTTTTATTAAGTTTTTTTAAGCTACCATCTTTGATAATTTTAATCATAATACAATTACGGATTGAACCGTACTCCTTTCTATAATTTTTGTACCATAACCAAATTTAGTCTGTTCAGATAATTCTTGAACAGTAGTACAAATAGAATTGGGTTTACCTACAACTAAAAGAGAATCTTCTTTAGTTAAAGGAACAATAGAAGTAACATAATCTTTTTCTTCTAAAGGAATAATATTATTTCCTCTACCATTACGTTTTTGAATAGTAAAATTATTTATATCCATTTTTTTACTATTTCCATTATGAGTAAAGATTCCAAGATATTTAATATCTTTAGAAACATAGAAAGCGGAAACCACTTCATCGTTTTCTTTTAAAGCGATACCTTTTACTCCACAGGTTAACTTACCAATTGGATTAATATCATCCGATGGAACTTTTATTACATTACCAAATTTAGTTCCAATGATAATATCTTCCCTATTCATAAAAGTAACGGATAATAATTCATCATCCTCTTTAATTTTAATAGCTTGAATACCAGTTTTCTTTTTTGCTTTAGTATATTCTTCTATTTCAGTCTTTTTAATTAAACCATTTTTAGTAAAGAAAACTACATAATCCGCAGTTTTATCACCAGAAATAGCCGTAGCTGTTTGGAATATTTCATTATCAGCAAAAGGAAGAAGTAAGTGTAAATTAGTTCCCCTTGAAGCATTTGTTCCTTCAGGAATTTTATCTACTGCTAATTTATACATTTTACCTTTTGATGTAAATATCATTAAATCATCAAGAGTATTAGTAGATATAGTTGTTTTGATTGCGGCATCCGCAGTTTTTACACCTTTACCGTTTCTTTTTTGTATTCTAAAACTCTTTTTAGGAATACGTTTAATATCTCCAGTGTGGGTAATAATAACTACGACATCTTCAGGAGTTATATCAATCTTTTCTTTTTCTTCTTTTACATCGTCAATTTGAGTTAATTCTGTACGACGTTTGTCTCCATATTTTTTAACCAAGTCCGCCAAACGAACTTTTAACAAATCTATTTGTTCTTCTTTACTATTGATAAGGTTTTCCCATTTTTGAATATTATGAACTAACTCATCTTGTTCTTTTTCTAACTCTACCCCTTCTAACTTAGCTAAACTTGAAAGTCGCATAGCAAGAATGGCTTTTGCTTGATTCTCGGTAAAGCCCCATTTTTCAATAAGTGAGATTTTTGCTGTTGCTCCAGATTCACTTTGTTTGATAAGAGTAATGATTTCGTCAATATGAACAATGGCTCTAAGTAAACCATCAACAATCTCCTTTCTTAATTTAGCTTTTTCTAAGTCAAATTGAGTTTCTTTAACGATACATTCGAGATTATGGTCTACATAGATTTTTATAGCATCCCGCAAGTTTAATTCAGTAGGGGTTTTATCCACTAAAGCTACTTGATTATAACTAAATGAAGTCTGAAAATTAGTTTTTGCATAAATCTGTTTTGCAATTGCGTCAGGTGAAAATCCTTTTTGACACGTTACAACAATTCTAATTTCTTTAGAACTTTCATCATGTATATCATGGATACCTTTTATTTCTTCTTTGTCACAAATTTCACCAAGTTCTGTAATTAATCCTTCTATTGTAGTCCCATATGGAATTTCATAAAAGATAATTTTATTTTTATCTATTTTATAACGTGCTCTAATTTTTACTGAGCCACGTCCTGTTTCCATAATTTTAGGAATATCATTTTTATTAATGATTAATCCGCCTGTCGGAAAGTCAGGGCCAGGCAGATAAGGAAAGTCTCCATCCAAATAATTATAAATGGCTTGAGCAACATCATACAAATTGTGCGGAGCCCAGTTACAGGCCATCGCAACGCCAATTCCAGTATTAGGATTACAAAGCAAATTAGGAAAGGTACAAGGGAGAGTAATAGGCTCTTCAAGAGTTTCATCATAATTTGGAATAAAGTCAACATTTTTCTTTTTGATTCCATTTAACATACCTTCTTCTGCAATTTTACTAAGGCGGGCTTCAGTATAACGTGCGGCCGCAGGTCCATCCCCTGCAATATTACCATTATTACCATGCCAATCTATAAGAGGATAACGCATAACCCAAGGTTGAGATAATCTAACCATTGCTCCGTAGATTGAACTATCTCCATGAGGGTGATATTTACCCATAACGTCACCGACAATTCTTGCCGCCTTAACGTGAGGTTTAGATGAAGTCCGCCCTTCCTCAAATGCTGACCAGAGAATACGTTTAGCAACCGGTTTAAGACCAGATTTAGCATCAGGAATTGCTCTGTCGGTATTAACGGCTACCGCATATTCTATAAAGTTTGTACTTAATTCTTTTGTTAAATCATTTTGCATAGTTTATTTATTTTCCTTAATTTTTTTAAATGCATATTCCAATTCCTCTTTTGTTGAAGGATTTATATCTGGAACTTTAGCAAGCATATCTACGATTCTTTCAATTTCTTTTTTATTTGGCTTAAAATCAGGGCATGTTCTATCTTTAAGAGTTTTAATATAACTATCAGGATTACAATCTATTAATCCATGAATATGACAATTTTGGGAACGATAAGCACAAAACCATTCATAGTAAACATGCTCACATTTTTTACAATAATCATTAAAAAATCTTTCACTCAACATTATAAGTGGCCTCCTTACTGTGCTCTTTAATAAAATTCTTTCTCGGAACAATAGCCGTGCCCATCAAATCATCAAATAATTTTTCCGTTTCTTCACTATCATCAATCGTAATTTGTTTAATAATTCTATTATTAGGATTCGTAAGAGTCTCTTCTATTTGTTCAACGTCCATCTCTCCTAATCCTTTCATACGATTAACTTGATATTTTCCCGTATAGGTTTTTCTAAATGCTTCAAGGTCATCATCGTTCTTTAAATATTTATAACCTTTATTTCCACCCAGAGTAATCTTATAAAGAGGCGGGACTCCAGCGTAAATAATACCGTCATAAATCAATTGAGGACAAAAATTCCAGATAAAAGTATAAAATAGGTTTTTAATATGAGCACCATCAACGTCAGCATCACTCATAATAATAATTTTACCATAGCGGAGTTCATCACGGTTATATGTAACCCGCATTGTTTTTGTATCAATCTTTAAACCAAACGCTTCAATCATGGTCATAATTTCAGCATTTTTTTGAATCTTATCTAAGGTAGCTTTTTGTGTGTTAAGGATTTTACCACGGACGGGCATTACAGCTTGAAATTCATTATTACGTGCCGTTTTTAAACCACCTGCCGCACTATTTCCCTCAACAATATAAATTTCACATTTTTCTCTATCTTCGCTATAGCAATCCGCAAGTTTACTATCAAATTTTAAAGCCTTTTCTTTTTTCTTTCCTTGCTCTCTTGCTTTTTCTCTTGCCTTCTTAGCAGCTTCTCTTGCTTTTTTAGCATTAATAGCTTTTTCTGCAATAAGTTTAATTTCTTTTTCATTATTAGCTAACCAATATTGAAGATTTTCAGTTAAAGCTACATTAAAAGGCTTCATTTCAATTTTAGTAATACGAGTTTTAACTTGTGCATCATATGATATATTTGGAGCGGTAATATTAAAAACAATGTACATACCTTCCTGTATATCATCACCAGTTAAATTTTCATCTGTAGATTTAAGCCATTTCTTTTCTTTAAAGAATTTATTAAATTCACGAGTAATAATAGATTTTACCTGAGTGATATGTTGTCCTGTCTCGGTTAAACCTGTATTGACATATGGAACAATAGTAGGAGAGTAATTAGATGTATAGGTAAGAACCATATCCATTTTATTCTTACCTTCTACAAAACTCATATCAAATCTATTGTTAATAAGTTCTTTATTGCCTACTGCGGCATCGACTAAATCATTTAAGCCTTTTTCGGATACATAATCATATATCTTACCATTTTCATTTAAATGAAGTGTTAGTCCTGGACATAGACAAGAAATAGTTTTAAGTAATAAATGAACTCTATTACTTTCTACTTCCGTATGAGTAAAAAATTCTTCCGAAGGTTGCCATTCTACCAGTGTACCATGTACACCACCTGCTCCCGCAGTTCTATTTTGAAATACACCTTCTTCAAAATAGATTTCTTCCCATTCATTATCTCTCATAGTTTTGACTCTTAACCAATGACTTAGAAAGTTTGTGATTTTAGAGCCAATACCATATGAACCTAAACTTGTTCCTTCATAGGTTCCATCTTCCCTATATTTACCAGAAGTATTAAGAACATCAAAAGAAGCCTGAAGAATTGTCTCTCCATCTTCTCTAAAGCTGTTACAGATAAAACCTTGTCCATAATCTCGAACAGAAACTGTATCTCCGATTATTGTTATATCAATACGATTACCATTTCCAAGACGAAATTCATCGACTGCATTAGAAATAATTTCTACTAATAATTGCGTTGAATAAGTTGTATCTCCTGCATAAACTCCAGGGCGTAATCGTGTAAATTCTAATGGAGAAAGACTTTCAATACTATCTTCATTATAAAGTTTTGCCATAAATTATTTCTCCTTTTATATTTTTTCTATAAATATTATAGCAAAATTTTTGTAAAATTGCAATTCATATCAAGTCTTTACCTTTAATGATACATTGTACTTGACTTTTCAAAAATTTTTCGCTATAATATAAAAAAGAAAAATAAATGACAAAAGTGGGTAGAAACGTAATATATATATCTATAGACAAAAATAACGGTGTGTAGTATTAAATACTACACACCTTTTTTATTATATTGCTTGGACATATCTGTAATTAATAAAACCATAAATTTTATTATCTATACGAATATAATACCATGTTGTGCCATTGCTAGCTTGTATACTATCACAGACCTATACTATTTTATTCTTATAAATAATTGGAATACTCTTTAAAGTTTTATATTCAACACCTGCCCAACTTCTTACGTATAAAGCATTTGCAGTAACTTTAGCTTTAAAATAATTATCACGGGCGGGAGATGCTTTACCTGTTCTAGTAAATGTAGTTTTAGATGTTGCTAATAAAATTTTATCATTATTAGTGTTTTTTGCTGGAGTTACCTTCTATTCTGTTTTAGGTGTAGTTTCCGCCTTCGCATATTTAGGAATAGCATAACCGCGAATGTTACCATTAGCTACTTTTAAAGAGCGACGCGCAACTACTCCGCTATTTCCTGTATTTCCTTCTATTGTAGTAATAGTATTGCCCGAAACTTTTTCAACAATACCAATATGATCTGCAAAACCATCATTTGGTTGAGTACCATCATCCCAGTTATATGTTATAATCCATCCTGGCTGAGGAGTAACTGAACCATTTTCCTACCATATACCCGCTTTCTTAAATAATTGAATATGTCTTTCAACGCCACATTCTGTTCCACCAATTAAATCGACAGCGTTATTTTTAATAAATGCCGCAGATAATGTTGTATCACAATAGTCATCAGTATATTTAACTTTATAGCCAACCGCCAAAGGGGTATGACTATTATATAAATCAATTATATCTCTATGAGTTTGTTTAGCTTTACTCTTGCCAATCCAACCCTACATAGTTTTTATAATATCTTTTGCGGTAGTTCCTTTAGTTGGAATAGGAGTTGTAATAGGTCGTTCCTATACTTCTGCTCCATAAAAATAATTCATATCAACATTTCCAGAAATGCCGTTTACTTTTCCTTTGCTTGTATATTGTTGATAAGTACAAGGAAAATGAGGTTCAGGGTTATAATCTGCTAACCATACAATATATTTTTTAATAGTTGCCGCATCGTACCAATTTTTATAATAATCTTGATTTAAATAAAAACCAGCTTTGTAACCTTTACTTTTGACGTAATCGCAAAAGGCATTTGTAAATTCGATACAATTTGTTTTAGTTAAATAAACCTTTTTATTTTTTGCGCTTTTTACGGTATCGTATTCAAAGTCATAAAATATAATAATATCTTTTCCTAGACCTGCGGCCTCCACATTTTTAATACAACTTTTTGCTTCTTCTACGGCATCGTTTTTATTTAAAGCATAAGCAAAATGATAAACTCCATGAATAGGGATTCCCGCCTATTTAAATTTTTTTACATTAGCGATAAAATATTTATCAATTGTTTTTCTGTATCCCTATCTAATAATAACAAAATCAATTCCTGATGTTTTTACTTTCTTAGCGTCAATATTACCTTGCCACTAAGAAATATCAATACCTTTTAATGCCATATTATCTCCTTTCAAAAAAAGAAGCGGTAGGATTAACCTACCGCTTCTTCAGAATCTTTAACTTCTGGAAGTCCAGCTAAACTAGTCATAATAGAAAGGAATCCTGCTACGCAAGCAACTGAACCAACATATGTCCAGTTAACTTCATTAATTGCGGCACCTACAGTTATCATAGAAACAAAAGACTGTGCGAAAGTCTTAATGGCTCTAATACCTGCCGCCTTAATCCATTTCTTTTGTTTTTCACTCATAATAAAAATACCTCCTTATTATATATAAATATATAAAAAAGAGGTATTTAACTTTTTACTTTTTTGACCTTTTTTCTTTTATTTGTTGCAAATGTTTTTTATTATCTTCAAGAGCACGATTAATTGATTCAATCCACCCTTCTAGATAATTAATTCTTTTTTTATGGTATTCAGTCATAAAATAAAATCTTCTTTCAATAAGAAGTTGTGCCCATGCAAAAGCCTGATATGCAGAATATTTATCTAAAGTATGTATTAAATCTTTTTGAATACTTGGAAGAACATGAAGAATAATTCTCTCTCGTTTTAATTCATCTTTGTAGGCTTTTCGCACAGCTTTCATTTCAGCTATACGCAAACCGGTATATTTACTTTGAATTTCTTTATCATCATGATGAACTTTAGAAACTCCAGTATATGTTCCTCTTTTGGTTTTTACTGTAACAATAGATCTACCTGACACAGGGTCAAAAGCAGAATTAGAAAGTTTTACTCTTAGTTGCATCTTTATTTCCTTTCTTTTTTATAACGTAGTCTCTGATAATGACAATAGCCATTTCTACAAAAAGAGTTCCTACAATTCCTACAAGTACAGGATTTACAATCATTCTTTCTTCTCCTTATATTTATCAATATCTTTAATTATTTGCTCTATAGATACAGGATAACAATTATGAGCGTCCATTGCTACATTATAAATACTATATTGTCCAAACTCAAATTTATTAGAACTATGAGTATGTCCAGATAAATTCCAGAAGAAACGCTCTTCCTCAAAATTACCTACAAGAGTAGGATAATGAGAAAGATAAAAAATTTTCTTTTTATTGTATTTATAAATTGAAGCAAAACCAAGATATGTCATACCGTATTCTGTTTGATATTTATTAAGTTTATTATTTGTATCATGGTTCCCCCAAATAATAAATTTTTCACCATTTAATACTTTATAAACACGATTCCATTCTTTTTCGTTTCCGCTCATACAAAGGTCACCAAGAATGTATACAGTATCTTCTGGAGTTACAACACTGTTCCATCTTTTTAAGATTTCTGTATCATGTTCTTCAATTGAAGAAAAACCGCGCGGACGCCAGATAAAATCCTTATCGTGTCCGATATGTGGGTCTGCGGTAAAATAAACAGCCATATTATCTCCTTTCTAAAAGATTTATTGTTTTTCCATCAAAAGTATATATATAATCAAAAGGTTCATTATAAGTTGGCGGTTCCATCCTAAGATACATATTATGTATTTCGTGCGGAGGCACAAAGGTGCGGCCGCCCTTTCTTGTTTCATTACGTTCAAGACACGTTTCCAAAGGAAGGTTCATATATACACCTATTACGGTTACTTTTGTTCTATCTATATGAAGATTATGAAAAAGAGCATTACGACTTTTTCTATTTAAATGTGTTGCATCTGCAATAACATTATAACCTTCTTTTAAATTTTCATTAATTTGTTTAATAAATTCTTTATAAACTTGTTTTTCTTTTGCAAAATAATTATCTGTATCAGAAAGAAAGGCGAATCTTATCCCATCTCTTGAAATATGGATAGTATTATCATTCATAATAGCATATCTTGCATAAGTAGATTTTCCTGAACCAGGAATACCCATCATAATATATAATTTATTTTTTTCCATTTTTTCTCCAAAACGAGGGAGAGATAATCTCTCCCTCTATTATTTATTATCCGTGATAGGCAAGTAGAAATTCATTAGAAACAGCTTTGAAAGATTTACTACCATCTTCAGAGCGAAAAACAATACCTTCTCGCATATCACCATCAATTTGAGATTTATCTGTTGCGTATTCGAGTAACTCTTCTACTGTATCAGGAAGAATGAACTTACTATCAACAACAGGGACGCAAGGAATCCGATAGTAATCTTCAAGTAATTCTCTCATTTTAAGAGTATTAAATCTTCCCTTATCAGAAGTAATAAGGTTAAAAGCCATAAAATCATGTCCTTTAAGATGATAATCTCTTTTTTGTACTCCTGCGCCATAGGTTTCACCCTGGATAGTAATCCATTCTGCGGCTGGGAATAATGTCAGCATCTCAGTTAGAACATGCTCAATATGGTATTTCTCTGCCATCTCGGTGTAGATATTAGTCTCATAAAAACAGGCTTTATCGGGCTTGTCAAAACAAACATTTCGAGAACAAACATAAAACTCATTTTTACGAGGCCACTTCCCGCGTTTAATAGTAAAGGTAGTAGAAGAGCCATCAATCTTTTCTGTTGCAATCCAAGGGTTTTTATCTTCAAGAATCCAAGGTATATTTTGAACTCTTTCTTCATCAGTTTTCTTTACCCAAGCAGGCCAATCAGTTTTATCTCTCTTTTTACCGAAGAAAATGAAAAGAAATTTCTTTCCCCATTCCCGCTTCATAAGCCAGCGGAAAGGTTGCTTTGCAAAAAGTTTGCCGTTACGTTGAGCCATTTTTTTATATTTATCTACGGAAGGGGCTTTGCGGACATTATCTTCTGCTACATAATAAGTTACACCAAGCTGTTTAGTAAGGAAACGAGATTCATCATTAATATTATGAATAGTTTTTTGGTCATTTTCTACGATAAAAGGAGTATTATCTTCATTCATCGTATGACCAATAGTCCATCCGAAATTTGCGGCGGACATAAGAAGTCCCTGAGAAATAGAACGGCACATCTTTTGAGTCTTTACGCGGTATTTCTTTTTCGCAAGAAATTCCATATTAATAAAAGGTTCTACTTCAGGAAGTTTAGAGTCAATTTCAAAGTAAATTGCGGGGTCTCCCGCTTTAAATTCTCCCTTACCGACAACGATAGTCCATCCGCCCACATGAGCAAGTTCTACTCTATCATATCCTTCAATAGGAGTAATATCATTAACAATTACAACGTAAGCAAGTTCTCTTTCATTAGTTTTTGGATTAAGCAAAATAATCATCTCCTTTCATATTTTCTTCAAAAATAATTCTTCTAATAAAGAATAGTTTTTCATTATCGTTTAAAAAATCTGCTTTTAGAATTTTTTTAATTTTATCTAACTGAGATTCCATTTTAATATAAGTGGGGTCTTCATCAGGGTCAAACATTCCCATTATTTGATTTCTCCTTTCCTATATATATAAGAAATTCTTTAAAACGTTCCAACAAAATATCATCTTCAACATAAAAACCGTCGGTTTCATAAGTTTTTTGATACCAATTTTGAAACATCGTAATTATTTGCATAAATCGAAAATGAGGATAATCCATATGGAAATCCATAAATTCATTCCATATTTCTATGATTTCACTCCATCTTTCTTTTTCATTTGCATAATTGTGAATATCTAACATATATATCTGTCTTTTATTCATTTTTTTCATTTCCTTTCTTTTTCTTATAAATAAATTTTATCAAAAATTTATAAAAAAAGCAAGAAAAATTGTTTGACCAATTTTTCTTGCTTATAAAGATTAACCCATTTTTGCGTTAATAATATTCTCCAAGGATGTTCCACGAAGAAGTTTATTAACAGTATCCGCAACAGATTCACCGTTAGCAATAGCGTAAGGACTAATACTTTCCATACCTTCTCTAAGAAGATTTGCCTGAGTGCTTGCGGAAATTGCAGCGACTAAATCGGGACTAATAGAAGCCATAATTTCTTTTACAGTATTAGCGTATGCTTCCTGTTTACCCTTTTCGATTTCAGCGAGAGCCTTTTCATGTTCGATTTCAGCTTCACGCTTTTCTTTTAATCTATTCATTTCTGCGGTCTGGTTAGCAGTCAGAAGAGCCTGCAGGTCATTCTGAGCCTGAGCAGCCGCCATTTCGGCTTCTCTTTGTTTAGTACGAATATCTTCTTCATTCTGCAACTTTCGTTCCAGTCTTGCCTGTTCAAGTTCAAGTTCAAAAAGAGCACTTTCATTTCTGATAGCGGCTTCTTCCTTTTCTTTTTCTGCCAAAGCCGTAGTAGCTTTTACACGGGCGTCCGCGTCAGAAAGTTCAATTTCTTTTCTAACAAGTTCTCTCTGATAAAAGTCAAGAGTCTTTGCAATATTCTGGTCCACGCTAATATTAAGAATATCAACGTCATTAACAATCATACCATTATCTGTGAAAACTCTTCCAATAGGCTTGTCTGCATCTTCAGTAATATCAAGAACAATATTTCTAATAATTTCTGTAGAATTACCGTAAAAATCTTTAATGTTGTATTTTCTGATTTCTCTCTTGACAAGAGTTCTCATATTATCACAAAGATATTTTACATAGTTATTAACAGTAAACCAAGACTCTTTAGAATCTTCAAGAAAACTTACACAGTAATTTAGTTTAACCGATACAGCAATAGAATCCGCGGTAACTGCATTGATAATATCTGTTACTCTATTGTTTTCAATCTGAAGGAAAGCAGTCTGGAAAGCAGGCTTAGAAGATTTAGGGGTTCCGCCAGAAAGTTCAATAGCTTCAACTGTTTCATCATAATCAAGCAAACGAGTTGTAGGTCCAACTACAACCTCTCTATGACCAGCCTTAGATACAATATTTACTGCGTAACCTGTCCAAATATCGAGTGCGACAACACCTTCATATTTAGTATCAAGAGTAATAGTTCTAGGCTTAGTATAGCTTACTCCACGAGAAATATTTGCATTTGCTTCAAAGATTGCAAGTGTAGATTCCTGATTTGCAGTAGAATACGCATTATTAAGAATATCATCAACAGTAGATTTACTTGTAAGTCCTTTACGAGAAAGTTTCTCTACCGCCTGTTCTGTAAGTCCAGCATTATATGTTAGTACATCAACATTGCCAGGATACATTAATTCACACTCTTTTGCTGTTAGTTTTCTTTTAACAACAACTTCTGTGCGAGGGTCAGGAAGATACATCTGAGGACCACGTACTGTAGTAATTTCACCAGTAAGTCTATTAAGAATATAACGACCTTCACCTTCAGGAATAGCAATTGCATGATGCATATATTTACCATCATACTGAATCATTGCATGTTCAGGACGAGGATAATAAATCATCTGGTCATTACCAGTAATAAACAGTTCTTCTCCAATAGGGTGATGAATTGTTTTTCCATCTTTTGTTTCATCATATGCGGCAATTACTTTTACATAAATACCACTGATAGGGGAAAGTTCAAGAGCACGGAAAATAAGCCCACCCTTAGGAGCGGTTACGAATGTTTCTGTAGGTTCAGGAAATACCACGGCAGGGCCATGAATATATCTCTTTTCGCCATCTTCATCTTTAAGAATAGCATACTCAAGACGTTCAAGAGTAACTGCATCTCTTACATATTCACCAGTTCCTTCTCCATTTTCTGCACCAATAGGAAGAACTTCAATACCAGTTGGCGGAATGTAGAATGATACTTCCGTACCCTTAATTACAATCATCTGTCCAACGAAATACTCTTCAGATTCCGCTGTGATTTCTTTACCTTCTGCGTTTACAATGGTAGCGGTAGCCATACCCTTTTTAGCGGCGACCGCATCATAAACTCGTGCAAGAAGGTACTGGTTAGAACGAAGTCTATGTCCTCTGATTACTCTTGTCATCTGACCAGGATAAAGCGAGAAGGATGTAGGCCCCGCAATGTTGATTTTTCTACCAACTTCAAGTTCAGGACTATTTACTGCTTTTGCAGGTTCAGGATGGCTATTATCAGAAGTAGGATTCTTTAGAACAATATACCAACCTTCAGGAGCAGATACAAAAAGCTGTCTTGCTTTTTCAAAATCCTGTGTCTCCTCGAACTTTTTATTTTTACCATTAAAAGTTACGAGAGACTCCTGGGCGGAAATGGTCATGGTAGTAGGTCCAGTATAAACCTTAATTGCGCCATTTGTTTTAGACTGAAGGAAACAGAACTCATTCATAGAAAGAACGAGGTCACGAGACCGGTTCATATTCATCTGATTCTGATTATCCCATTCATTATCGTATCTTGCCATATTTTCTCCTTTTATTATTTAATATATATTATATTTTTATTATTCTACGTTTTTAATTTTTTCTGCGAGTGCTTTGAGTTCTCTCTCTTTACGTTCTTTCTTTTTACGTGCCTTTTTTTCAGCCTGACGTTTGCGAGCGGCCGCACGTTCTTTTTCTTCTTTTTCCTTTTTAATTCTTTCTGTCTCTTGCTGTTTGAAAAGTTTCTTTGCTTCTTTTGCTTTCTTAACCCAATGTTTCCAATATTTCATTTCATGTGCTTGGTTTTCTATTCCTTCTTTTGTGCAAATGTCTTTATTAACAAGTTTAGAATAAGCAAGATAAATAGCAAAATCAAAATCGAAAGTATCTTCATCATTGCATATGGTTTTAATTTGAGTTCCATATTTAAAAGTAAAACGTAATACTTTATTAGGGACAAGAACTTCAATTTTTACAATTTTTGGATGGCTTTTATCCAGATTTTTTCCGTAAGATTTCATTATTTCTAAAGTAGTATTAATAGTTTCATCACTTATATGAATTGTCGTTGAAACTGGTTCCTCCATAGTAATTGATGTTGATGTTGATGGAAAGTGCATAAGTTCTGAATTAGTCATTTTTTATTTTCTCCTTTTTCTTTTTATTATAATAATATTATATAATAAATTTTTTAAAAGGTCAAATAAAAGTAATAAAGGTCTTAGGTTTTTTATCTTATAAAGAATGAAATTTAGAGGAGCAGATTTTACTGCAAAAAGGAGGAAAAAATAAATGCCAGGATTAAATAGTAATTTATATCCACCTGTTTTTAAAAAGTCTTATATTCCTGCTTTTAATGTTACTGGTTCTTGTAAAGTAAATTTTACGTTATCTATATATAATTCAATTAACGATATTGATGTAAATTTAGTACAAGTAAAAGTATTAAGTCAAAAGACAAATCAATCTGTATTGGATAGAGATAAATATCCTACGGGAATTATGCTTACTTCAATGGGTAAAGAACAAACGTAGGGAGGAAATGATTAGGAATATTATATTATAATAAAAGGCGATGAAATTCAAGGCGGATTTAAATTAAATGAATATTATAAGGTTCAAATTAGATTTACGCAAAATTAGAAAAATTCTGCTAATGGTCGTAATAATGCTCCTAAGATAGAAAACAATAGGCAGCAGATAAGTGCTTGGCTAAATGAAAAATATTAGACATTTTCAGAATGGTCTACAACAATTTTAATAAAGCCAATAAGTGAACCAACAATTTCATTAAAATATTTTAACAATGATTCAAATGCTGTTAGTACTACTACTACAATTATGACTAACGATTTAACAATATTAGGTATGGTAAGTCCCGGTAGAATAAATGATGAAGAAAGTTTTAAATCTTATCGAATCTTAATTAAAAATGCTAATGATGAAATAGTATAGGATAGTGGCGATAGATTTTTTATAAATGGAAATTAGATTCAATATAATTGTAAATATAAATTTTTAGAAGAACAATATACATTAACCGTTCAGATTTTAACAAAAAATTTATTTTTTAAAGAAGAATCTTTTAATTTTAATGTAAGCTATATTCATCCTTTAAATTTTGAAGGAACTATTTCCGCAAGAATAGATGAAGAGGAAGGATGCGCAATTGTTACTTTAAAAAATAATGTATTATCGGATTTATAGACAAATATTGTTATAAGAAGGTCTTCTAATAAAGATAATTTTATGTATTGGGAAGATGTTTATACAACAATTCTTGATTATAATGAAAAAATGGATATAGAATGGAGAGATTATACTATTGAAAGCGGAGTTTGGTACAAATATAGTGTTGCAAGACGTAATCGACAAAACTATAGATCTCCTGATATTGAAATTATTCGTCCTATAATGGGCATTTTTAATAATATTTTTTTAACAGATGAGAAAGCCCAATTAAAAATTAAATTTAATCCTCAAGTAAATAATTATTCAAGAGTTGTTTCTGAAGCTCTTGTTGAAACAATTGGTTCAAAATATCCTTTTATTAGAAGGAATGGTAAAAAAGATTATCGTACTTTTTCTATTTCGGGAACAATTTCTTATTTTTCAGATATAAGAAATAATTTAATGCGTTCTTCTTCTGAAGATTTACATGGTTCTTATAGTTAGTTATATAAAAATTATAATTTTGATAATAATATAAATTTATATAATGATATTATTCAAGAAAAAGGTTTCAGAGAAAAGGTTTTAGATTTCTTATATGATGATAATGCTAAGTTATATAAATCTAGCACTTAGGGAAATCTTATTGTAAAGTTAATGAATATTTCTTTAACTCCTAATAATACTCTTGGCAGAAGAATTTATGATTTTACGGGGACTATTTATGAAATAGATGATTTTAATTATTAGAACTGTTTAAATTATGGTATTCAAGATTGCGGAAAGTATACTCAAAAAGAAGAACGAGTGGCTAGTTATTTTGGACAACTTGTTTTTCCAAATCCAGGTCTATATTTTTCTGACACGAAATAGTCAGTTAAAGATGACTTTTATTATTTAAAAGATTTAAAAAGTTTAATTGAAGAAAAATATTCTTCTTTAGAAGATTAGAACAAACAAATAGAAGTTTCTAATTTTAAATATTTAAAAATTCATTTTACAAGTAGTCCTTATTTAATTGGTATTAATAATACTGGAAAACCTTTTAAAGTAGATGAATAGGAAAAACGAACTTTAATTATAACAGAAAATACACCTATATATGTAGGTCATATTATCACAATAGGAACAGAAGATATTATTGTAAATAGAGAAGGTATTTATGAATTATCAGATTCAAATACGTCTTTTCCAAATATTTCTTTTTATTCTGATACTTAGCAAGGTTTTATAGATTATGAAGTTGAAATTATAACAAGAGAAAAGAAATATTCTTAGTTTAATTAGGTATCTTCTTATCGTCGAATTGGGCAACTTTGGGGAAGTTTTAATTTAATAAGTAACTCTACTCGATTACTTTATTCTGAGATTGTAGATAAATATAATATTAGTCGTGATAATATTATTATATAGACTCAAAAAATAAAAGGTTTAACGGTGCAGGCTGCGCCAGGAACAGTTTTTTATATTAAAGAAAATCAGGATAGCGCATATGAAAAACATGTTTTAAATGAAACAGGTCTTTTAGAGTTTAACAATCCCGATACAGATATAAGAGGTATATATATAGTAGGACCCTCTTTGTCAGAGGTAGATTCAGAAGAAATTGCAAAAGAAGGTTTAAATGATTATGAATTTTATGATACAGGAGAAGTATTTTCTTTAAGTGCAATAAGAAATCCTAAAAAGAATTTTGTTTATTCTTTATCTCCTTATCAAAGACTTGAATCAGATTCTCTGATTGTTCCTGAAGAGGGTATGTATGATGAATTTGAAAATGTTTTAAATTGGATTTAGTAGCATAATAAAAATCTATTATGGAAAACCAATATAGAAAGTTAGGGTGAACTTGATACAGAAACATTGGGTCTATTTTATCTATCTTTTGAAAGATATATATATTATGAGGGTCAATGGTATCCTTTTTCACAAGATAATTAGGTTATAATACCAAATATTTAGGCTATTATAGATTATGACTGTACTATTTTAAGAAAGGTTTATTAAAATGATAAAAAAAGGTACTTATTTAGATGACGTTTCTTTTCTAAAATAGTTGGCAGGACTTCATATAAAAGAATATTTTGTTAATATTATAGTATTGAATTGGTAGGAATAGGAAATTGAGCATATCGAAGGAAAGGTAATTTCTGCTAATATAAATATAGATGGCAATAGTATTATTAGAAGAACAGCTAATTTAAGTGTTATTCTTGATGACACTAATAATAATATTATTGAAGCAAGAAATTTATTATCTATAAATAAAAAGATAAATCTTCAAATCGGATTTACAAATAAAACTAAAAAATATTTAGATTAGAAGATGTTGTGGTTCCCGTTAGGAGTTTATGTTATTACAGATGCATCAATTTCTTATTCCGATTCTGGATTAACAGCTTCTTTACAATTAAAAGATAAAATGTGTCTTTTAAACGGTGAGTGCGGAGGTACCCTTCCCGCATCAACTGTTTTTGATAATTATTTAACAATAGACGAAAACGGTAAAGAAGTAATTATGAGACCAACTATTTATCAAATTATTCAATAGTTAGTGAATCATTTTGGCGGAGAGCAGTTGGGAAAAATTATTATATCTGATTTAGATATTATTGTAAAGCAAGCCGTTAAATGGACGGGAGCTACCCCTATTTATCTTTATAAAAATAATGGACAATATATTTATACTGTAAACCCTTTAGAAGTACAAGGAGAAACAGATAGTTCTAATGATAATTTATTAACTAAAACTATTTTTTAGTACGGTTAGGATATAGGTTTCATATATACTGACTTTACTTATCCAGGAGATTTAATCGGGGATGCAGGTAATACTGTAACAGATATATTAGAAGAAATTAAAAATGTATTAGGTAACTATGAATATTTTTACGATTTAGATGGAAATTTTATTTTTCAAGAAGTAAAAAATTTTTTAAATAATGCTCAATCTGCATATATTTTAAATAGTTTAAGACAATAGACCTTAATTCCAGAATATTTAGATGATGGTTCAAAATATTTATTAGATATTAATAACGGCTCGTCTGTTTTTAATTTTAATACTAGTAATTTAATATCTAGTTATACAAATACTCCAAAATATGCTTCTATAAGAAATGATTTTATGGTATGGGGAATTAGAAAAAATTCTGATAATTTTGAAATTCCAATTCGTTATCATCTTGCAATAGATAGAAAACCAGAAATTGGAAATACTTATAGAGTATTTTAGTATACCGATCCATATGATAATATTAATAAATGGTATTGCCCTATACAAGTAGATAGTTTATAGGGAATTAAAGGTGCGGAAGGTGTTTACTACGAGGTAGGAAATCAAATTTATACCTGGGGAGAAAATATAAATTCTGAATACGGATGGCTTTTAATGGAAGGTCAAGCGGAAGAAATACAAACTAAGGACTGGAGAACGGAACTTTATTTTCAAGGGCTGGCCGCCAATAGCCAAGGTATTGAAAGTAATTATTATTTTGCGGAATTAGCTAATGAATGGCCTAAAATCTATGATATAAGAAATAATAAGTTTTATGATAATGTTATAAAAAATCCTACTTAGATAGATTTCTTTTTAGATTTTATCGATGTTCCTTCTTCTGCTATTGATGAATTAAATGTAAATAATATTGGGCGTAGGTCTAAAGTTATTAATGCTGATAAAAGTGTTAATTGTGTATTTGAAGATTGGATTCCTGATATTATTTTAATTGATAAAGATTTATCTGATGAAGAAAAGTAGGAATTGGTTAAAGAGTGTGATAAAAAGGGGCAATATTATTATATTATAGATGGAAATATATATGATGTTTTTAGTATTGGCGGAGTCCATTATTCTGCATATGAAGAAATAAGACAGGCTCTTCATGAATATACAAAATATAATGAAACAATCTCTTTACAAACTTTACCTTTATATCATTTATAGCCAAATGTTAGAATAACAGTAGAAAATGAAGAGAGCGGAATTTATGGAGATTATATTATAGATAGTCTATCTTTCTCTTTAGACGTAAGTAGTTTTTTATCTATTAATGCTACTAGAGCACCAGAGAAAATATAAAGGAGTTAAAAGGATGAGTTATAATGTTGGTCAATTTAGAAAAGATATGTTAGACGGGACAAATTCTCGTTTATTAAATAAAATTAATATATAGATAGATAATTATTAGTTTTAGAGTGATTTTTCTCAAAGTATAAAACTTCGAGATAAAATTTTTGCAATTCAAAATAGTTCTTCCTTTAGTTCGGAGAAGTATTATTATATAAAAATGGAAATTTTAATGCGTTAGGATAATCCTCAAAATTTTTCCATTTATTTAATGAGTAGCGAAGATACTCAAAAAGGTTATCAATTAATAAAGAATATTTTTATTCCAAAACAATAGGTTCCAAATAAAGAAGAATATGTAACAATTGAATTCGTTTTTAATCCAGCTATTGTTTATAATAATATTTATTTAAAAATGAATCGAATCGGTTAGGACTTTTTACAGAGAGTACCTGGAGAACCTCCTGAAAAAAATTTATATGGAAGAGTTGCGGTGGTGAAAAATTATGAATGTTATGAAATCGTTAATGTATTAAATATTATAAATAACAATAATCAAAATTCTTCTATTGTTAATTTTGCAAAAATTGGAGTACAAGGTCCTTCTGGTCTATTAATGTGTATTAATGGAGAAGAGATTAGAGTTTGGCCTAGCGGGATCTATGAAATTAGAAATGGTTATAAAGTTTCTTTTATAGGTTTTGTAGTTTTAGATGATAATGTTTCTTTTATATTGGATTATTAGTATTAAGAAAGGATAAAAATATATGAATTACGGTAGTTTTTACGGAGGTCGCCGCGGCGCTTCCTTTGTGATAGTAAAAAGTTATCCTGATATTATAAGTATGACTAATGAATTTGGGAGAGGCCCAAATTTTAATGAAGTCGAATTTGATGAGTATGTTATTATTAATACTATTAATAAAAATCATCCAGATAACGGAAAAATTTTTAGACGTGGATATGATTATAATAGCGGAAGAAAAATTTCAGGATATAGAGCTTTCTGGGAAAAGGATGGAACTGAATATGAAATTATTAATGGAATTCCTTACGATGAAAGCGGAAATGAAATAGAGTATGATTCTGACATAAGTATATATTTAAATGCACGATATTAGCCAGATATTGATATAGATGCAAAAGGAGCACAGTATATTGGTACTATTGTTGGACCTTCTGGAAGAGCGCCATTAGTAGAAATGGATACGTATGACTCTGTAATGGAGAAGTCCGCAGAAGAAGGTTTTTAGATACAAACTTCTCATGGAGATTATACTCTTAGTAATGATAGTTTAATGCCAGGTAAATATTAGGAAAATGGGGTTCCTAAATATAACGATAAGATTCAATGGTTTTGTGCATCATTAAGAAATGATAAAAATGATGATAGTATTGCTTATATAGGTTTTAAAACGCCTTATTTAGTAATAGATTTTTTAACAGAACAAATTTCTCCTTATGATAATCAAGGTGTTTATATGGATGCTTCTGCGGCAACAAGAATTGAAGATTCTACTACAGAAGGACATCCTTTTTATGAGAAATGGAGACTTTCAATTCCAAATGGTATACAAGGGGATAGTTTAAATAATTTAAGAATAATTACTTTTGATGACCCTACTTTATATAATAGTGAATTAAACACTTATACAAGAATTTATATTTCTTAGGATTTCTATTATTTTTACAATACTGCTGAAGAAAGATTTTTAGGATGTTCTGAAAATGAAGGTGTTTAGATTGAGTCAGAAGGATCTATAACTATTAATCAACAAAATGATTATATTACAGTTTATCCTAATACAAAAATTATTGTATATGATAGATTTTCTTATGAAGAAAGAAAAAATCCTACTTAGCCTGAAAAAACCTATTTCGTAGGAATATATAATCAAATAAAACAAAATGGTTTTATTATTGATGACTATGGAAATATCCATATTGATTTTACAGACGGAACCTCACTTGATAAATAGCGTTTTTTAAAAATCATTAAGAACGTGGCTTTCGAAAAAAATGATAATAACGAATTATATATGAATATAATTTTTAATACATTGAAATAGAATGAAGAGGGAGAAGAGGAAGAACAGTAGTTTGATTCTGTATCATTCCCAATTAAAATTATAGAAGATATAACATTAGATGATGATAGTGTTTTAAATATTTCTTTAACAGATAATTCTACTCTTAGTTTTCCTTTTAAAACAATTTCTAATATAGTGACAGATTAGAATGGAATAACCATAAATTATAGTACAAAGGACAATAGCGGGGCTAATGAAAGTGTTTTTCTTCCTATGTCATGGGTTTCTGATTTACAACTTTTAGAAGACGGTACTGTTCAAATTCGTAGAAATAATTTTGTTAACAGTGAGAGTTGGAGGAATTTAGAAAATAAATTAAGATGGATTACTGGAGTTGATTATGATTCAGGTACGGGTGATATTACGTTAAATTTTAATAATGGAAAGCCAGCTACTTATAAGTTAAAAATAGTTAATAGTATTGGTTTTAATGAAGAAACTAATAGTTTAGTAGTTAGATATAATACAGATGTTCCTGGATCAGAACCAACTCAAATTCGATTAACGGGAAAATTAATCACTAAGATGTCATATGATGAAATCACAGGACAAATTGTTGTGACATATACAGGTGAGAACAACACAGAGACATTTGATTTAGGGAAAGTACCAACAAGTTTTATTTTTAATAATAGTAATCCAAATGGTGATTCTATTTTACGTATAAAACATGGTGAAGAGGATATTTTAACTAGCAGCCCTATTACATCTATATATGATATGAAAATAACTCCTGGACATCATTTAGCAGTATTATTTAATGATGCTAACTTACGTGAATCAATAAAAAGTAGTGGAAAAGGATTAACATTAACGTCTTCACGAGACAATATTTCATATGATGGTTGGTTAGACCTGGGTAGCGTATTTGTAGATTCTGGTATTTTTATTGGTACAAATTTAACTTATGAAGATTTAGAATTAACTGCGGCGACCGCTACGATTGATGATGTAGTTAATGAACTTAATGAAAGACTTCCTGGTGGATTAGGAGGAGACGGTGATAATAGAGATTATTTAAAAGAAAAAATTGTTACCGTTGGAGAAAATAATCAAAAGAAAGAATTTTATGGTTTTGATTATGATTATAAAGCAGATTCTCCTGAAGAATATAAAGGATGGTATTATCTAGGTTCTATTGAAAGTGCAGCTGCCGCAACCAAATCAAGCTGTCGTATGGGAAGCGCTGATGATCAATCTCGATAGGGACAAGAAATTGAGACTGAAGGTCTATACTTTTTAACAGAAGAATGGCAGGAGGGATAATCTAATGAATGGTTATCAAGGACAAATACGGGCAAGAGACCAAAGTTAGGGACATTTTTCTCCAGAACAAGATATATTTACTTTAATAAGTGAATAGTGTCAAAAAGGAACGTCAGGAGAAGGAATTATTAGTTTATCAAAATTTGGTATCTTTGCTCCTGAAGGAACTATTATATTATTAAATAATAAAGAAATAAAAATAGGAAAAACAAAAATTTATTAGATAGATGAAGTTAATATTACTTCAATAAAATTTTTGGAAAATTCTTCAAATGAGGTTATTATAGATTTTGTTGTATCCTATTGATTGGTCAAAATGTAATAATAGTTTTAATTATATTTTTAATAAATAATGAAATGATTTAAAGGTATTAGCTACTATAAAATGGTAGTTAATACCTTTTTTAGTATAAAAATGAGGTTTCTTTGATGGATAAATTAAAATATATACGTGTTCAGAAAAAAGATGGTACTTATGGAGAAAAAATTCCTGTCGCTGTGAACAGTAATAATATTCGTATGACCAATGGAGATGACCTTCAAACTACTATTAATACAGTAGAAGAAAACATATAGGGAGTTAATAACGATATATATAGCGCTCAGATAGATCAAGACGGAATAATTTATCCTTCTTTAAGAGATAGAATTAATACTTTAGCAACTGATATAGAAAAAGAAAAATCTTTAATGATAATATTGTCTACTGATGTTCAAATGGTAACAACAGATAGTAAAGGTAATTTTGGAGATTATTCTAATTGTGAATGTGAAGTATATGTTTATTTTGGCGGAGAAGATATAACAAATAGTCCTGATTTAGTTTGGAGTATAAAAATTCCAAGTACTGTTATTGCGGTATGGGATGCTACTTAGCATAAAATTAAAGTTTCATACCTTAGTAATAATTATTCTGCTATATAGATAAATGTAACTTATAAAAATGATTTATCGGTAAAAAAGAATTTTTTAATTAAAAAAGTTTTTAATGGAACGTCTCCTATTACTGTAGAAATAGAATCTAGCGCAGGTACAATTTTTAAAAATCATAACGTAAGTACTTTTTTAACTGCTATTGTAAAACAAGATAATGAAGATATTTCAGATAAAGTTACTAATTTTCATTGGATAAAATATGATGAAGAAGGTAATGAAGATACTTCATGGAGTCGTTTTAATACTCAAACTATTTAGATTTCTCCTGCGGATTTATTTAGTAAAGCAATTTTTAAATGTGAAATATCTTTATAAGAATAAAAAGAAAGGTGAAAAATATGGCACAAATTACATATGGGTCAATAACATTAGTTGACCTTACTGACGTTGGGCAATTATCTGTATACCCTACAAGTAATATGCCTTTATCAATTATATACGATCCAGATCAAAATACTTATACGCCAAACTGGGGAAATAATAATTTAATATTATCTCCTTCAATTTATTATAATACAACTCAATTGGTTCCTCCTGCAACAGGATTAACAGTTACATGGAAAAGACGAGTTGGAATAGAAGCTCCAACAAATTTAACAACAGATGAAACACAACAAACTAATGGTAATTTAGTAGTTTCAGCAAATAAGTTTACTTCTAATTCTACAATGTTAACTTATATTGTAACTGCGGAGTATGTTGAGCCTGAAACGGGACAAACTTTACATGCGGAAGGTCAAATTACGTTTAGTCTTGTTAAATTGGCATCTTCTGCAAAAACCTGCATTATTTCAGGAGAAAATGTTTTTAAATATGATAAAGATGGAACGTTGGTTTCAAATAATCCAATTATTCTTACCGCTACAGTAAATAATGTTACAATCTCAGCTTGGCAGTATAAAAAATCGGATGGAACCTGGGCTAATTATCCCGGTTTATCTGCCGCACAATTAAAACAATCAACTCTTAGTGTTAATACAAATCATAATGTATTTGTTAGCGATGTTGCAACAATAAGAGTTAATACTAGTGATAATAATGTATATGATATACATTCAATAACAAGATTAAGAGACGGTGCGCCGGGTGATAAAGCAGTTAGCGCAGTTCTTACAAATGAAAACCAAAGAATTCCTTGTGATGCAAGCGGAAACCCTATAGCCCATGCTTTTGACGAAGCTACAAGTCAAATTATTATATATAATGGTGGTGTTGATGATACTTCTAATTGGACTATTTCAGCAACAGGAACAAATGTAACTTTTACTAGAAACAATGCTACTGTTACTGTATCTAATTTAACAAGTGCTACTGGTAGTGTAACTTTTACTTGTACTCGAACAGGTTATGGAAATATTATAAAAACATTTTCTTTAGTAAAAGTTACCGCAGGTCAAAACGGAACCTCTCCAGTTATACATTCTTTAGATTGCAGTGCTCTTGCAGTAAATAAAACTACTCCAGCTGAAGCAGGAACAGCGGTGACTTTTTCTCCTGCAACTATAACTATAAATGCATATAGACAAGAGGGAAATAGTGCTAAAGAATTATATGAAGGTCGTTTCTGGATTAAAGCGGGTAATACAGACATTTATAAATCAAATACAAGAGATGAGTCATCTTGTACATTGAATTCTACCCTTATGTCAAACGCTTCCACTTATTTAACTGTTGAATTATATGAAAGGGGTAGTTTTACTACATTACTTGACAGTCAGACTATTGTATTTACATCTGATGGCGCACAAGGTGAGCAAGGTGAAACGGGTGCCGCAGGTGCTGATGCAATTAATGTGGTTATGGGTAATTACGCAGATGTAATTCCATGTAGTCCTACTAATTATCCTTTATCTAAGTTTACTATTGATATTCCTTTTGTAGGATATAAAGGAACCGCTCAAGTAGGATGTACCGTGGCATCTCCACCAAAAATATTAGGTATTTCTGCAAAAACTAACACACCTGCAACAGCATCGTCAGTTGGTCATTTAATTTATGAAATACCTACTTCTAAATTAGTTAATACAGCTTCCGCAACAGTGACTATTTCATTTACTTGTGAAACTAAAACAATTACTCATAATTATAGTTGGACACGTAGTACAGCAGCAACTAATGGTGTTAATGCTAAATTATTTGAATTATATACTACTTCAGGAGATGTTTTTACATCTCGTAATTCGCAAACAATAACTATTTATGCACGGTTAATGGATGGCTCTACAGATGCAACTTCTTCTGCAACAGAATGGAAATGGTATAAATATGTAGTAGGTAGTGGTTATCAACAAATTACAGAACAAACGTCTAGTTCATTGCAAGTTAGTAATTCTACCGTTGATGGATATGCATCTTTTAAATGTACTTGTACTTATGATGGTAATAGTAATTATACTGCATATCATTCTTTAATAGATAAACTTGATCCTATTCAAGCGGCGGTCTTTTGTTCACTTGGAGACCAGATTGTTAACGGACAAGGAATCGGTGCTTTTTATGTTATTGTTACAGATACTGGCAATGGACAAGAGTTAGACGCACTTAAATCTGATAGATTTTTAACATCAGCACCTAGTAGTCCGGCAACGGGAGATTTTTATTACCATCTTGATTCTACAAATAAAACTGTTGTATTAAAGAAATATTCTGGAAGCGGATGGGTGGATGCAACAGGAAGTGATTTACCAACTGGAGAATATACATGGTCATTCCGCGATTCAAGCGGAAATGCTACTTTGTTTAATGGTTCAGCAACGGCTTCGGGAAAAGCAATTTATGTAGATGGTACAATGGTTTCAGGGAAAATAATTGCAGATGTAAAAGTTGAAATCTGATAGTTATATCAATTATAAACATTGATATAACTATCAGTGTTTATAATAGAAAGGAAAATATATGATAACTTATAGTTCAGCAACTTTGGCAAATATTAGAGATGGAACAGATGGAAAGGATGGTGTTCTTTATCCTAATTTAAGTCCATTCTTTTCTCATGATTTAACAGATATATATAATGCAGAAACTAATCCAAATGGCTATTGGATGGAAAATGGTTCTTCTTATGGATGGACAAAAAATTCTAAATTTACTTTTACTCAACTTGAAGACGGTTGGTTGCATGTTCATATAGATAATAGTTCTGGAACGTCAATTATAAGAAATGATTGTTGCGTTCCCAGATATAATCCTTCTATTAAGAAAGGAACAATGTATACTTTTTTTGCGGAATTTCGCAATAATCAAAGTACAGGAATAGATGCAACCTCAAATTTTTACTTAGTTCAACAAAGTGGTTCGGTACAATTCTGGGGAACAAATACAGCAACAGCTCCTTCTGTAAAACTTGAAGGAATAGGAGGACTTTCTACAAGAGTAATAGATATTCCTTTAGATGGAAGCTATGTATTTTCAAGAGGTACTAAATATTCTGAACCTGATGGTGATTCTTCTCATTGGACTACAGAAGATGCAATGGTTACTTTTACGTTTCGTGCAAATGCAGGTGCGGTAATTGATTATGATATAAGATTGAGTGTTTATGAAGGAGAATACTGGGGTAATTATGTTCCTTATATTATTAGTGACGTAACAGATATAAGAAATTCTGCGGAAACCGCTAATAATAAGATTGATAATCTTGAAATTGGTGGTAGGAACTTACTTAAAACAGAACCGAAAAAATATGTTCCTACAGATTACAGTGCTTATGAATTTACATTAACAGAACCTCTTGAAGCTAATCAGACTTATACAATTCAATTATGGAATGTAGATGTGTCACATTCAGCAAAAACTGAAGACCAATTAGGTATTAATGTTTATTATTGTGGTGGAACTGTGAGATTTGGAACATGGCAAGGAACCAACTATTTCGTAAATGGTCATGCCGATCATTTAATTCTTACATTTACGCCTACAGAAGATGATATAAGTCATTCAAATGTAGTTAATGCAACAACTAAATTTATTAGACTTTATAACTCATATCCTAATACTAGTGGCACAAGAAATATGTCTATTGAAAAATGGAAACTTGAAAAGGGCAATAAAGCAACAGATTGGACTCCCGCCCCTGAGGATATAGAAAATGATATAACCGAAGCTAAAAAGACAGCAACTAATTATATATCATCAGATAATACTGGTATTATGGTTGCAGATTTAGCGGATGGTGAACAACTTCCCGCAAATGCAACAGGTAAAAATGTATTTATTACAGCGGGATATGGAAGTGGAGATACAGCTGTTGATGCAGGTGTTCATATTAGAAATGGACAAGAGGATTTAGCATTTTTTGGTAAAACTGCACAAATAGGTAAAAGTGATCAAGGACATATTATATTGGATAATGATAGTGTTGATATTAAGAATAACAATAATGTGTTAGCGAGTTTTGGGGCTACTAGCGTGATTGGTGACGAAAATGATTGGCATCAAACGATTGCCGCCAATCAAATAACTTTTGCCAAAGGTAATGATATTATAACTTATATATCTCCTGATAAATTATATACAATTAATGCAGAAGTAGCGGACGCTTTTTATATTAGTAATTATTCAATAAGAAATGCATCAGATGGAAAATTAGTAATTGGATTAAGGAGATGATTATATGGCAATAGCAAGTGGAACACAAGGAACATGTAGTTGGAATATAGATGATAATGGGAAATTAATAATTAAACCTACTAGTGGAAGTAGTGGAGATTTACAATTTGACACCTCTTTTGTATATTTACTTTCGAATAAGAAATATCCTTGGTATGACTATAGAAATAATATTACAAGTGTCGTGTTATCTGGATCTATAGCAAATACTTATCGCCCTTTTACTGAAACAACTATTTCAGGCGATTTCCAGTATATGTTTTATAAATGTGATAAAATAACAAATATATCTGGATTAGGTTCAATTGTAGGGGCAACCAATCTGGCGCATATGTTTAACTCCTGTACCTCTTTAAGTTCAATTGATTTAACTTCTTTAGATGTTACAAATGTAACAAATATGAGTTTTATGTTTTATAAAACTGGTCTCACTTCAATAACAGGAATAAAATCTACAAACAAATTAAAAGAAGCATCAAACATGTTCGGTTATTGTAAATCGTTGATTAGTCTAGATTTAACAAATTTAAACACGACAGGTTGTAATTTTAATGATGAAGGATTATATGATATATTTGATAATACTCCACTTTTAGCCACAATTAAACTAGGAAATTATTTTTATATAAAGCCATATTCTCAATATACAAGTGAATATAAAAATGCATCTTCCACAGATATGTATTCAGCTAAAAATCTAACCAATGGTATAGTAATAACATCTGACGAAGTATTCTCAGAATTAACAAATGCTCAACGTGCGGGTACTTGGCAACGCAATGTTTCATTTACATATAGTGTCTCTGCATACCGTTCAACATCTGGCACAGCGGATGAAGATGGTGAAAATGTTTCTTTTAATATTCAATGGGCTACTAGTGCTACCACTACAGATCGTATATTTAGAATATATCAAAAAGAAGCGGGAGCCGTATCTTATCCGTCTTCACCTATTTTAACTCAGAATGTTACGGGAAATTCAGGAAATACTATATTAACAATAAACAATATTGGTGATAATGCATATGATTTTAAAGTTGAATTTTATGATGGGACAGATACTTATTTAGCGTTTCCTTCAATTCAAACGAACATTCGTTTAATTACAATAGATCAAACAGGTAATGTTTGTTTATATTTAAATACATCTGCTTCATCAGGTACAACAGATGCAAAATTATATGACGCTATTGTAGCTCTTAATTGGCAAGGAGACGTATTAGTATAAGGAGGTAAACAGAATGTATCAATTTTATACAGCAGAGATAATTAAAACACAGTCAGGCGAGTTTGAACATGATATCCACTGGTATTGGGATGAAAATGAACACCAAGCACAACTTAAAGGCGAAGCAAAGTTTCACGAGATATTATCAAGGGCGGCAACCTCTGAATACGCAGAACATGCCGCTATCCTTTTTTCATCTAAAGGGAATCGTATTATGGATAAGTGTTATTACCATACAGCGGAGGTGATGGATAATGCTTGATATTAAAAAACTCCTTACAAAGATGTTGAAAAGGATAGCATTCAAGCCCACACAATTATACAACACTCGGACGGATGCAACAAAAGTTGGTACAGCTTGGGAATATCATAAGCACGCTTTTCTCGCAGATTGGGATATGATTGCAATTAGTTTTGTAGTGCATGAACATATTGAAGTGTTTTATATAGTAAGAGGCGATACTCTTGAGAGAGGTCTCACAGACTGGCCTGATGCAGGTAAATTCAGAGGATCATTATATGTTGACTGGGCTAACAACCAGATCGGTATCAGGGCAATAAATGCGGGAACAAACGGGTCGCACTACAATTTAATTCATTATCAAATTATATATGGAATAATCCCACATTAAATAAACATTAATTAAACGAGGTGAATAAACATGGCAAATAATGATAATATTATTTATGCTAAATTTAATCATGGTCGTGAAATAACGACTGATTCACGCTCTCAGTATGCTTATGGGCAGGTGTTAAAAATAAGCGGACTGCACTTGCCCGCTAGTTTTGATGCAGATATTTCAAATAAAGGTGATAAACAAGCAAAAGTTGTAATAGGAACAGACAATGAATTACCAATAGATGATGCGTTCTTCTTGTCAGGTAAAGATGTTATCGTAATGATCAATGTACATGCCGCAGATAAAGATGGACGCACTAAATATATTATCAGGATTCCTGTTGAAAAACGTCCTGAACGTGCGGATATTGAGGTAGAACCTGTTGAACAGGATGCTATATCTGTTGCTATTGCAGCTATGAATGAAGCGGTTGAACAAACATCGGCAAGTGCGGAAAGTGCCGAAAATAGTGCAAATCGTGCTCATGAATCAGCAGTAAATGCAGAAACGTCAGCAACTAGCGCATCTAATTCAGAAGCATTAGTACAGCAATATATGGAGCGTGCAGAGACTGCCGCTGAAAATGCTGAACAATCTGAAACAAAAGCAAAAACTAGTGAAGATAATGCAAAAGCGTCTGAAACACATGCTGAACAAATTGCTACTGAGATCGAACAATATACAGGACGTGCGGAAACCGCTTCTACGAACGCCCAATCTTCTGCTTCAACCGCAACGCAAAAAGCTACTGAGGCATCAGCATCCGCAAGTACTGCTTCAACTAAAGCAAATGAAGCATCAATTTCCGCAACAAACGCACAGAACTTTGCGGATAATGCACAGCAATCTGCTACAGACGCACAAGAATCCGCAAGTTCTGCATCAGCGTCCGCAAGTAGAGCATTAGTAAATGCAGAGAAAACACAAAGTGATAAAGAGATAGTCGAACTTGCTAAGTCTAATGTGCTATCAGCTGTAGGTGAAGCGCAGAATTATGCTACGACCGCACAATCCGCAAGTCAGGCTATTCAAGATATGAATGTGCAAGCAACCACATTAGAATCTGATTCTAATGCTACTGTTGAAAAAAGTGTTGATCCTGTGACTGGCACAGTCACGCTTACTTATGGTATCCCTAAAGGAGTTAAAGGCGAAAAAGGTGACAAAGGAGACCAAGGAATCCAAGGTGAACGTGGAGAAAAAGGCGATAAGGGTGACACTGGATTAAAAGGTGATAAGGGTGACGCTTTTACATATGCCGACTTTACACCTGAACAATTAGCATCTCTTAAAGGTGAAAAAGGAGACAAGGGCGATGCTGCCATTACAGTCGATTCCGTCCCCACACAGGGCAGTACAAATGCTGTACAGAGTGGCGGTGTGTATGAGGCGTTGCAGAACATTGATATTACAACAGATACAACATTAAGTGTATCCGGCAAGCCTGCGGATGCAAAGGTGGTGGGAGACGAATTTTTTTCCGATACAAGCACCGAAACACCTATTGCACTAACTACAACAGTTGGTAACTGGAGGCTTAAAACAGACGGTTATGCGGAGCAAAATGCGTCATACAATCTCAAAAAATATCAGGTAACAGCAGGGGATACCATAAAGGTTGTTTCTGATGATTATTTCCAGTTCCAAACATCTGCAAGCGTACCGACAAGCGGCACTCAAAGCATAGTTGGTGAGACATATACCACGGGCACGTTTACACTTGAAGTTCCTGCTACAGCTACATATTTGATTGTGTCCACGCCAAAAACAAACAGTCAGGCAACTGTTTTTAATTTGGTGGTTGGTGAAAGAGTTAGCAAAATCGGAGCATTAACCGACAGACTTGACGCTATTGATACAGCTACTACATCAGATGTTGGTAAAGTTCTCAAGGCTAAGACCGTCACTAATGGTAAGGTGGCCGAGTGGGAGTTTGGTGATTCTGAAGCGGTTGAGGAATTACAATCTCAGATGCAGACGGTCGTATCTACAAGCTACGATTATTCGGGCAACCTTGCAGATACAACAGGAGCAGTTAAAACAGGGCAGTATACAAATTATGTCGAATTTGATTTGGTAGGGGATGGAACGTATTATTCCAATCCTTATGCCTTGGGTATTAATACAGATAGTAGCGCAAAGTATGAAGTTTACTTATTAGATGCAAACGGTGAAACGATTACTGCCACAAGAACCTCTGACGGAACGACTAAAACAAATATTGGTTTTGATTATTCAAAAATACGTTATACGTTCAATGGTGCAAATGTTACGGTTGCTGTTTATCTGCGGAACGGCAACGTAAATACTTATGAATACACATTGTCTGCAACCCCGGTTAAGGTTAAATATCGCACAAGATGGTGGGATGCGGATAAAGCACAGATTAATGGATTTACATATGGATATTCGTCAGAAACATACGTGCCTTACTCTGCTCCGTCAAAAGTGTATTCACCGAATCCCGATTTTTTGGATGAGATTAAAGACTACTATGTAGCAGACGGATTTATCGACAAAACGTTAAGCATAGAAGAAAGTGCGGCTGACGCTAAAGTGGTGGGAGATGAACTCTATGACCGCAAGGGTGTTTCTTTTGATACCGTAACTGGATGGATAAGGTCAACCAATGGTGCATTAATAACAGACAGTGATTATACCGCAACAGATTATATTCCGGTTACTCCGGGAGAAGTCATAAGGGTTAATCGCCCGTCTCTTATCAAACAGACCGATAATGCGTTTTATGGCGCAACTAAAAGTTATGTGTCTGGACTTACTACACCGCTTAATATTAATGATGTTACAGTTCCGAGTAATGCGTATTATGTACGGTTTTCTGACATGAATAGTGGTATGGTCGGATTCTCGGTTGAACGGACTGGATTGTGGACGCGAATCCGCGATGCTATCACTGAATCAGGGGGTGAATCCGAATACAGAAATCTGATTGAACAGTCAAGATATGGAAGTAAAGTATTAACCTTGCTCCACTTCTCAGACTTGCACATGGACGCTAATACAATGGGGTTCATTAATGCTTTCCGCACAAAATACGCTGAATTTTTGGATGATGTAATCCAGACAGGCGATGTGAGTAACGGATTTTCTAATGACTGGTCTGCGTTGGTATCCCTCGGTCTTGGTGATTGCCTTGGTGTTATCGGTAATCACGAAGCATTAGGTAGTTCCAAAAACTCCGCTACTCAGCAAGAACTGTACGAAAAATACATCGAGCCTTATATCAGCGGATGGAACGTGACACAGCCAACAGGCGTAGATGACAATACGAGTGAACATTACTGCGCTAACTACTACTACAAGGATTATACAAGCGCAACTGTGCGTCTTATTGTCCTCGACACGCAGAAATGGTCATCTGCACAGCTTGCGTGGTTTACCGATGTACTTGCAAGTGCAAGGACAGCAGGATATGCAGTAGTGGTTGCATCACACGTTCTTCCGGGTGCGGTTACTATTACGGATTGCAATTTTTCTGCAAAGTATTCTAACAGTAATAATGTAACTCATGCCTTCCCGACAAGTGATGCTCCTCTTGCGACAGAGGATGCGGTAAGCGCAGTCAATGATTTCATCACGGCAGGTGGTGAATTTACAATCTGGATTGGTGGTCACGAACACGCTGATATTTTCGGTGTGTTTACGAACTATCCTAATGTTACCGCATATATGATTGATAAAGCCTCTATCGAACGTGAAACACCAGGAGCGGCAAGAATACGTGGCGAAAAGAACCAACACGCCTTTAACATCATGTCGATTGCAAGAGACGGAAAACTCATCAAGTTCGTCCGGATTGGGGAAGATGTTGATGGAATGATGAGAGGAAAGCATGTATTCTGCTACAGCTACAACACAAAGACAATCATAAGCCAGTGGTAAGTATGGCTAAGAAAGGACTGATATGCTTACATACTGCTTTGAATCCTCACACGTACCACGCACGCTTGCCAAATGCCGGAAGAATGACCTTGCCGTGGTAGATACGGAAGGACACGAAAAAGCCGTGCGAGAGGCTGTAAGCCGTGGCGTGTGGGTGTACGGATACTTGAACGTAGGGGCGTTGGAAAAACAGCGTCCCTATGCAGAGCCCATCCACTATCAACTCACTCCCCAACAAATCCTTACTCTCAAAGGCACTAACAACGTTTATTCTGATATGAATGGGCAGACAGAAATTAAATATTGGAAACATTAATTTAGGAGGAAATAATTATGACTCAATACTATATCATGGAACTTCAAAAATATGCGGACGGTTCTTACGGTGACATTAAACATATAGCGTATGACGAAGACCCCACAAGAGCAAGACTTAAAGGCGAAAGTAAGTTTTATGAAATTTTATCGGCAGCCGCTGTAAGTGAATTGCCAGTACATGCCGCTATCATGTTTACATCTGAGGGTGTACCTGTGATGAATCAGAGATACGTACATGCGATTCCGCAGGTTGAACCTGAAACACCTGAAGAAGATGTAACACCTGAAGGTGAGTAAGTAATTAAATAAAAAATTTTTGCTTATAAGGGACAAATTTTATAAATTCATTTAATTTAAAATTTATATATTGTTGGAGGGGAGAATAAAACTTCCTTCCAACAAATGTATACATTTTTAGAGATAAAAGGAGAATGATAAAATGGCCAATTTTAATCAAAATGGGATGAATGGTATAATACCTAATCAATATCCCTATACTAACAATTTAATAATGAATACTCCTTACGATAACTATCTTGGGAGAAATAATGTAACCGTAAACGCAAATGGTCAAAATTATCCAAATCAATTTTTAAAATGCAGGCCAGTTGCATCTAAAGAATAGGCAAGAGCCGCTCAAATAGATTTAGATGGCTCTCTATGGGTTTTTACTGATGTTGGAAATTAGAAAATTTATACTAAACAAATAAATTATGATGGAACAGCAACTTTTAAAACCTACGCTTTAACTGCTGATGAAAATCCTTATAATTCTTCTGAATATGTTACAAAAGATGAATTTAATAGTGTAATACAAAATTTAATGGCGGCAATTCAGTCTCAACCCGTTACCCAAAAAGTTTAGACCGAATCCGCATAGAATAATACAAAAAAAGAACAAAGCAGTAATAACAATTTTATAGTTAAGAGGATATAATTATTATGAATGTAAATCCTATTCAATTAATAAATATGTTAAAAAATGGTCAAAATCCTCAACAATTAATGATGAATATTTTAAAACAAAATAATAATAATCCTATTCTTGAAAATGCAATGAATTTAGCATAGAATGGGAATACATCTGCTTTATAGATGATTGCACGCAATTTAGCACAGCAAAGAGGTTTAGATTTTGACACAGAATTTGCAAAATTTAAAAATTATTTAAATCAATAATGGGAGATATGCAAATGTTTAATAATAATACTAATGGATATTCTTTATCTGATATTGCAGCAGCAACAGGCAATAATAATAATGGATTTGGATTCAATGGAGATGGTGCTTGGATCTTTTTCTTATTTATTTTAATGCTTGCGGGCGGTTGGAATAATAACGGTTTCGGTGGAAATGGACAGCCTGCTGTTATAGCTGATGTTCAACGTGGTTTTGATCAGAGTGCCCTTATGAGTAGTTTAAACGGTGTAACTGCCGCAATTAATACTGGTTTTTCAAATGCGGAAGTATCTCGTTGTAACTCACAAGCGAATATCCTACAAACATTAAACAATAATCAAGCAAACTTATCTACTCAATTAAATACAATAGCAATGAATCAACAGAATTGTTGCTGTGAAAATCGTGCGGGACTAGCTGATCTGAAGTATACTGTAGCTACAGAAGCATGTGCAGACCGCACAGCAGTTACAGACGCTTTACGAGATGTAATAGCATCAAATACAGCAAACACACAGGCAATTCTTGATAAACTTTGTCAGCAATAGATTGAATCTCTCAAGGCTCAGAATCAACAGCTTCAGATGCAGGGTTATCTTGCTAATTTAGCAGCTTCTCAAAATGCTCAAACAGGACAGATTCTTGCAGATAACGCGGCTCAGACAGCTACATTACGTCAGGCTTTAAATCCTACACCAATTCCCGCATATGTGGTTGCAAATCCTAATGGATGTAATTGCGGAAACTGGAACGGATGTTGCGGTAACGGTTTTTATAACTGATAAGGAGGTTATTCCATGGCTAGTTATGTAACAACGACAGATAATTTAGTCGCATTAAATGGAACGATCCCGTTTAATAGTGTTTCTATTCCTTGTAATAAAGGGAATGTTATTCCTCTTGTTCCTGGGGTTCTTAACTTAAATGGTAATACTTCTAATCGTTTCGCAAGGTATAATGTTTCTCTTCAAGGAAATATTCAAATTCCTACAGGAGGAGCCGTTACTCCCATAGCATTAGGAATTACTCTTAATGGAGTAGTGATTCCTGAAAGTGTAGCAATCGTTACCCCTGCCGCAGCAGAAGATTATTGGCACGTTTCTACTGAAACTTCAGTGACGGTTCCTTGCGGATGTTGTGTAACTGTATCAGGGACATATGTAGACGGAACTGAAGATGATCCTGCTACTACTCCAACACCTTCTATTCAGATAAGACGTGGAGCCTCAATATAGATTACAAGAACAGCATAAGGAGAGAAAAATGGGAACTGAAGCATTAAAAATGATGAAAGACCAATTAATGAGTTGTGTGCAAAGTCAACTTGGTGATATTTCAAAAGCAGATGCTCATGAACTTGGTGAAGCTGTTGATATGATAAAGGATTTATCAGAAGCGATTTATTACTGCACTATTACAGATTCAATGGAAAAAGCGGAAGAAAAAGAAAAATCTTCTGTTAATAATATAAATTATTATACCACTCCGATGTATTATAATACAAGAATGTATCCAGAATATAGAGATATGGAACGTAATAATGGATATATGTATTATTCTGGCGGAAATGGTGGTAATATGGGAGGTAATTCTAGCTCTAATGGCGGAACTACCTCTTACTATACTGAAATGATGAGAGATCCCCGTTAGGGAAGATCTCCAATGAGAAGAAGGATGTATATGGAAGGTAAAGAACAACATAAAGATACAAGTTCTCAACTTCATGAATTAGAAGCATACCTTCAAGAACTTTCTTCAGATATTACTGAAATGATTAAAGACGCATCACCAGAAGAGAGAACTACATTACGTCAAAAAATGACCACATTAGCTAATAAAATTAACTAATATGTTTTTAATTAATAATGTTTATTGGAAACTCTCTTTTGTTGCTCCTAATTTTCCTTTATTACAAAGATTAAATGGAGAATTTTCAATAGGAGCATGTGATAATCTTACTCGAACAATCTATATAAATGAAACATTACAAGGAGATTTATTGCGGAAGGTCCTTTGCCACGAAATAACCCATGCCGCAATGTTTTCTTATAATGTTAATCTTTCTCTTGAGCAATAGGAATTGATAGCAGATTTAATTTCTACATATGGAGATGAGATTATTTATATAACAAATAAAATTTTTAATAAATTAGGAAATATATAAATTGATAGCTGTCGGTTCTACTTTTAACCGACAGCTATTTTTTTTTAGAATTATAAAAAAGGGGAGATAAATGAATCTATTATAGACAATTGAAAAAATTATTCATCAAATTCGTCCTTTTGAAGGTATTAGTTCTTGTGTAATTTTTATTTTATTTATAATCGGCACAGTAATACAAATTTCTCCTATAAAAATTAATCCTTGGGATTTTTTATTAGGGTGGATAGGAGAAAGATTTAATTCTGGAATTAATAAAAAAGTAGGGCAGTTAGAAAAGAAAATAGATTAGCATATAGAAAGTAGTAAGAATAAAGATTTAAAATAGCAAAGATAGTATATTATTTCCTTTGTCGATGAAGGTGTTAATGGAAAACGACATACAAAAGAATCTTTCTAGAATGCGATACGAGCTTGTGATGCATATGAGAAATATGTTCGTTAGAATGATATTGAAAATGGCGTTATCGTATCTTCTATTAGTGCCATTAGATTAAAATATGAACAACATTTAATTAATGCTGATTTTGCAACAGGCGAACATTATGTTGAAAATGCTAAATAGATGCAAAATGAAAACTGAAATAAAAAATACCAAAACCTATTTTAGTTTCTGCATGTTGGTAGAGTGCGCGCCAAGCACCTTAATACCACAAAAAGCCTCGATATGAGTAAAATCATATCGAGGCTTTATTTTTTTATCTGATTACGGCATATCTTTCACTATTAATAGCTTCAAGCATCAAGTCGTAACCTGTCTTACCAGTAAGAACTTGCTTAAAGATAGTAGGAGACATACCGCTTACAAACGATACATTAGGGCCTGCATCCAGGATTGTATTCTGGCGGGCATCTACATTCCAGTAGACTAGCTTAGGAAGCTGAAGACCATATGCCGCCCACTTCTGACGAATTTTCTCCATCTCTGTAGAAGCAGAACGCTTTGTCCATCTACTTTCTCCATACCAACTACCAGTACCACGGTCAATTTCCATATCAGAAATAACTACGATAGTCTTAGGAATATCACTCTGCTTAACACCTCTCTTAATCGCTGTCTTTAACAGTAAATCAAATACAGCTTCTAGATTAGTATTATCACAAAGATTGGTCTTATAGATACGACGAACCTTATCTACAAAGTCAATACCCTCTGTCTTAATCAACTGAGGCTTTGATGCAAAACTAATGTAGTGATTCTTGAAAGGACCACCAATACGTTCTGCACAGTATAGACCTAGACTGATTGCTACATTGATAGGTGCTGCCGCATCACTACCAGTCATAGAACCAGAAGTATCTACAACACACATCATGCTACAATCCTTACCATTGAGATAATCAGGAAGATTTTCCCAATACTTATTAATCATAGCACGTTCAGTTTCATTAAGATTATCAAAATGGTAAGACCATCTTGAAGTCTTAACTGCCTTAGCAACGACTTCATAAGGATAAAGTACAGAAGCGTTAACCTTTGTATTCTTATCCTTTGCAAAAGATTCATACTTCTTAGCGATAATATCACGTCTTGCAAAAGCATTACGATAAATAATACCTGCACGAGAAGGAATCTTATCAAATTCAATCTTATCCCATTCGTTGGCGGACATCAGTCTTTCAAGAACATTAATCTTGGCTCTTAGTTTAGAAAGCATCTGACGATACTGCTTAGAAGTAACTCCAAGATACTGTCTAATCTTCTTTGCTCTTGTAATTGTTTCCTTGCTTGAAGCATTTTCTGAAGGGAGCCACTTTGCGATAAGGCTGATACCATTCTTCTCGCACGCCATATCCTCGCGAAGCTGCTTTTCAATCAGAGCCATTACATTCTTTTCAACAGGAGTGTCGAAAAGTTCGAACAGGTCATCATATCTACCATATTCAGGAAGATATTCAATCAAGTTGCGGGCGCGCACAGGCTTGTTCTCTGCCAACCAGCGGAAGCATGTACGGAAGAATCTACGTTCACCCTGACCGCCGCGGCAGTCACGAATATAAAATAGACACTTCAGAGCAAGAACCGAATCCTCTTCAAAGGCGTTCTTGAAAAGAAGAATACAATCCTCATCTGTACGCTTACGATAAGCAGCACCCATAGCAAACATATCATAAACCGCAGAGTTAGTAGTACGATGAGCGAGGGCTCCATTCTCTGTTCTCTTGTAATTAAAGTCGTTTGAAAGCTGATTCATAAATGTATTCATAATCCTTTTATCTCCTTTACTTTTGTCAAAGTATATTTTTAATCATCTAAATCCAATATATTTATTAATGTATGATATGCTTCATAAATATTTTCGGCTTCTATTGTAAAAAGAAAATTTAAATAATCAGGAATTTCCTTTTTGTCTTTTGCTTGTATTTCTACATTAATCTCATAGTTCTTCATTTTAAAAAATAAATTTTATCCTTTGTTTTTCTATCTACTTAAATATTTTCCATTTTATCAAAAATAGTTTTGACATTCTCTTCATATTCCACTCCTTTAATTAATTTTACAAGATATTTATCTATTTCCTTACCTGCTTCAGGAATACTTTTTACTTTCCAAGAGGTATCTTCAAGTTTTGGAAAACGATTAGAAACAATATCTGCAATATCTTCCTTAAGAGAATCATTAAGAGGAATTTCTCCCGTTTTAACTCCTAATGTTGCAATACTATTTGATGTAAGACAAGTTTTATAAGAACAGCCTATTAAATAAGACCTTAAAAAGTAATATAGTCTATAAGTATTAGCTATTTGTTTTTTATCATTAGGATTTCGCAGATAAGTTTGTTTAGCTTGCCCTGAAATAGATTTAAAAGTTCTTTCTACATCATAATGAGCAATGTCATTTCTAATATTAAGAAAGTTAATCCAATAAGGAACGTATTCAGGTTTAACTATAAAATAATCCGTAAAAAGAATTTCAAGAGCCTGAAGACTCTGTTTCTTCCACTCTTTAACAACTTCTCGAATATCTTTTATATTACAATGTTCTTTATTCTCAAAGATGATTTCTTTGCAAATAGGTCTTCTGAGGATAATATCTTCTATTGTTGGAATAAGGATAGCAATACTATCAACATCTGAATCTTCTGTTGCAAGACCGTAATTTTGAGAACCATAAAGGAAAATTCCTAAAAAATTATAATCGGGATAATCTTTAGAAATTTTTTGAAAATGCTCTTTTAACGCTTGCTTAGGGTCTCTCATAATTATTTCCTTTCTTTTGTTAATACTCCCAAAGGGACTCGAACCCATATCGAAGGCTTAGAAGGCCTTTGTTCTATCCTTTAAACTATAGGAGCATATTAAATATCCCATACAAGAATTGAACTCGTATCTTTAGGGCCGTAACCTAACGGTCTATCCATTAGCCTAATGGGATATAATTGCGCCATTACGAATCGAACGTAAATCTCCCCCGTATGCAAGGGGGTATGTTACCATAATACACCACAGCGCGAGCATTTATCATATTTTTTGTTTGTTTACGGTTAGCTACTCCGCACCCTAAACAACTTTTTTGATAAATGTTAATACAATACATTAATTAACTTTTGTACTAAACAGGAGCGGAAGGATTTGAACCTTCATAATCACGGTGTTGGAGACCGTTGCTGTACCATTGAGCCACGCCCCTTAATTTTTAACGGTATCCATTAGAAAATCCAGGAAGATTACAATATTCACGAATGAATGCTTCAGGATTACGATAAAAAAGATTATCAAGCTGTTCAAGAGAAAGATTAGTTTCTTTTACAATAGGATAAATTTCATACTGAGTATTTTCTCTCATTGTTTCACCAAGCGCATAAGAATAGGCTTCATCCCACTCTTCTGACCCCCCTTCAATCTCATCTGATTCTTCATCAAAATCAAAATCAATTGCTTCTTCTGCCATAGCATTTAAATCATCCATAATACATGAATATTCCTGCATAACTTCATAAGAGGCTTCAATAGCTGCTTCTTCTGCGTCCTTTTCAGTACCTTCTACTACAAAATAAGATACCATTCCGTACATTCCGTCATACATCTGTTCACAAGCAATTACTGCATAAAGCATAATTTAATTCTTCCTTTCTTTTAAAAGTTAAATAGTTAGCAAAGGCTGTTCATCAAACTCCATTTAACTACTGCTCTTACCTTGTTTATTATATAGACTCTCAATGTCATATTCATATAATAAACTATAATTGTTTCGTAGCACCTTTTTTAATAATGCACATCACAAAATTGTATACAGGCTAGATACATGTGACGTGCCATTATAGCCTGTTTTGCCTAGCGTTTCAGATGTGTTTTAGTCCTAATTTATTTAGGACAATCACGCATAGTCCCATTCACATCAGGGGCTTTAGGTCTCACTGTATGTAGCCGGATTCACCCTTCCTATCCCCCACTCATACAGGATGGTTGATCGTTTTTATACCGCATCTCCATTCTACGGTCAACTGAGCATTTG